ACTGTCAAGGAGATGAATATGGTGAATGGTATTCTGATTATAAATCAGCTGCATCAGTAGAGCGTATTGAAGCATTCATTAAATTAGGACGTCCTGATCCTGTAGCATATGCTGACGAAACAGGTCCTGTAACATGGGAAGTAGCTAAGGCTCATGTAGAAAAAGTATTAGCTGAACACAATTCGTAAACAAAAATCAAATATAGTTATGAGTTATCAAACTAAAGTACGTGCGAACTACTTAAACCGCACAGCAAAATTAGCATTTTTTACTCACCGTCAAAAGCAAGGTGATTTAACAAGATTATCAGAAGAAACTGATTACTCTGTTAGCCACTTGTCAAACATTACAAACGGTAGACGTAGAGTAAACGATACAATTGCTAACGCAATGTACATGTTAACACGTCGTCGTGTAAAAAACACTGAATTCGCTCAAGCGTAATTCACCCAACATCCACCCCTAAAAAGGTGGATGTTTTTTTAATTTATTATTATGCATGAAGTATTACATATATTAGGACTGTGTGGAGATAAACATCCAAGCATTGCTGCTTTTATTTTAGAGTGGCATAATTTTGGTCCTATATTTAATTATATAAAAACATTATTCAAATGAGTAAAATCGATCCACACAAACTACTAATCAGTAGTGATTTCTACACTGTGCAGGGTGAAGGTATTTCATCAGGCGTTCCTTCATACTTCGTACGTTTTGGTATTTGTAACCTAACTTGTGGTATGAGTAGAGCATTTACCAACCAATTAATGAAAGATAAGAACCTAGAAGACGGTGAAATCTTCGAAGGTGATTTACATAAAGAAGGTAAAGCAACCTGGACTTGCGACAGTACATCTCAGTGGTTATGGAGAGGCGAAGATAAAGAATTCGATTATCTAATCAATCGTTGGAAAGAAGAAGGTGTATACGATTATATTAAAGATGGTTCTGTTCATATTATTTGGACTGGTGGTGAACCAACAATTAAAGGACACCAAGAATCAATCGTTAACTTTACTAACTATTGGTTAAGTAGATATCTTGATAGAAATGATGTAACACCATTCTATGAAATTGAAACTAATGGCACAATTGTAATTGAAGAACCATTATTTAAAATGTTGGATCAAATCAACTGTTCACCTAAATTAAATAATTCAGGTATGACAGAGAAACAACGTATTGTTCCTGCTGCTATCAAGCGTATTATGGAACATAAGAACTATCAGTTTAAGTTCGTTATCAGCACAGAAGAAGATGTACAAGAATTATTCCGTGACTTCGTAGTACCATTTAATATACCGCTTAAAAACGTTGTTTGTATGCCTGGTTTAGACGATGCTGAGAATTTCGAAGAGCGTACTCAATTCTGTCTTGAAATGGCTAAAAAATATCGTTTCCGTGGTTTAACTAGATTGCATATTGCCGCTTGGAATAAAACATTAAATGTATAATATGGAAGAATTAATTATATGGGGCTATGTCGTTATAGCTATATTATCAGCATTCGGTGCTGTAAACATGATTAGACAAATCAATAAATTAAAGTAAAAAATAAATAAATGGAACTATTAAAAAAATCAAATGGTAATTTAGCTCGTACACCAGAAGAGATTGAGCAAATGATTAATAATGCATCTGAGGCGTATGCTCAGTTCCTTACAGCAGTGGGGTTTGATTACAAAGCGGATAGACAAACTGAAGATACACCTCGTCGTGTAGCTAAAGCGTGGTTAAAGGACTTAATCGTAGGTAGTATTAGTGATGAACCAAACATTACAGTATTCCCTAATGATGAAGGATATGATGGATTAGTAATCCAATCAGGTATCCCTATTGTTAGTATGTGTGCTCACCACAATTTAGCATTTACAGGATATGCTACTGTAGCATATGTTCCTGCTGAAAACGTTATTGGTTTAAGTAAATTAAATCGTATCGTTGAATGGTTTGGACGTAGACCACAAATGCAAGAGTCATTAACAACACAAATCCACGATTATATTGCTAATAAAATGCAATGTGAATCAGTAGCAGTTAGTATTGCTTGTAAGCATACATGTTGCTCACATAGAGGTATTAAACACGGTTCTACTATGACTACAAATAAGTTTAGTGGTGTGTTTATGGAAAAAGATAATTTAATTAGAGAAGAATTCTTACACGCGATTGAAGTAAATGGAACAAAATTCTAATATGAACAAAAGATTTATTACCTGGGACTATATTGAGACTGCTGTGAATAACATAGCGTCTCAAATAGAATCCAGTGGGCTAGATATTCAATATATATTTGGAATGCCTAGAGGAGGATTAATACCTGCTGTAATGTTATCTCATAAATTAAACATTCCATTATTTAAATTTGGAATGGTACTAGATAGTAAAGTACTAATAGTAGATGATATCTGCGATTCAGGACTAACATTACACAAGTATAATGTTCCAACAGCAACAATTCATACAAAAGAATCTGCATCCGTACAACCAACATTCCACTACGAAGTAGTAGATAAAGATTGGATAGTTTATCCATGGGAAAGAGCAGATTCAAAAACAATACAAGATTATGCAACCAAAGGAGAGTAAAACAAATTGGCATTTTTCAATTAGTTTCGCTAAATCATTAATCAGAATGGGTGCCTGTATTGGGCTTCTATTTAGTACTGGAATATTTGTTCTAGGAATGATAATAGCTGAAGTACTTGGAATTGTAGAAGAACTTTAATAAATTTAAAATATGTTAAACGCAAAACAAATTGTAGACGAGGGTCTATTATTATTAGAAACAACACAAGGTAAACCGGCACAAGTAGGTTATGACTTATCACTTAAAGCAGTACAGAAAGTTGGTAATAAAATTGGTGGTAATTTTATAGCGGATGGTAAAATTGGTAAAGTACTAAAAGATAAAACTGAATTAACCACATATACCCCATTTGAATCTATCAAATTAGATGGTGCTGAAGGATGGTTATTATATGAAGGTGTATACGATATTACATTTAATGAAGGTTGTAAAATACCTGATAATCGTGTAGCATTCATTAAGCAACGCTCATCATTATATCGTAACGGTGCAATTATCAACAGTCCTGTATTTGACCCAGGATTTGAAACACAATATATGGGTACATTATTGTATGTTCATGAAACTATATTCATTGAAAAAGATGCTCGTGTAGCACAAATCTACTTCCACGAATGTAATGGTGCTGAATTATACAATGGACAATGGCAAAATGATAAACAGAGAAATTCATTATAATAAATGGATAATCTAGTAAAAAAAGTTTTAGATAGTGGGGGTTCTATTACCCCCCTACTAATACCCTCTGATTTAACAAACGGAACAGGTTTAATGAACCCATCAATATACGTTGATAAGGGTAAATTAATCCTTAATCTCCGTCACGTTAATTATACACTATATCACTGCGAAGGAGAACAATTATTTATTAATCGTTGGGGTCCCTTATCATACCTAAACCCAGAAAACGATATCCACTTAAGAACAACAAATTGGCTTTGTGAGCTAAACGATGATCTAACAATTAAAAATTGGAACAAAGTAGATACATCAAAGCTTGATGTTGAGCCTGTTTGGGAATTTATTGGATTAGAAGATGGTAGATTGGTAAGGTGGGATGATAAACTATATTTGTGTGGTGTTAGAAGAGATACTAAAACTAATGGTGAGGGTAGAATGGAACTATCTGAACTAAAAAAACACAAAGAAGTAAAGCGTAGTAGAATAGAACCACCAAACGATCCAAACTCATACTGTGAGAAAAATTGGATGCCTATTATTGATATGCCTTATCACTTTGTAAAATGGACTAATCCAACTGAAGTAGTAAAGGTAAATCCTGAAACTAATACTTCTGAAACAGTAGTATTAAAAGAAGGTGTAGGTGAATTTCAAAATTTAAGAGGTGGATCTCAAATTATTCCTTATGGTGATGATAGAATCTGTATTATTCATGAAGTAGATTTATGGAAAAATAAATTAGAACAAAGAGACGCTAAATATACTCATCGACTAGTAATATGGGATAAAGACTGGAATATAAAACACATCTCAGAACCTTTTAGTTTTATGGGTGGTGAAATAGAATTCTGCTGTGGGTTAGCTAAATACCAAGACAATTTACTTATCACTTTTGGATTTCAAGATAATGCCGCTTATATATTGAAAATGCCAATTACTTTTCTAGATAATTTTATTAGAAATAATAAAAAATTAAATGGACTTAAACTAGCTAATTGTATTAGTTTAGAAAGTTCAAAAGATAGACAGTCAAAAACAATAGACGAATTCTGTAAATTTGGAACTGATGTTAAAATAATACAAGCATATGATGGTAGAGTAACGGATTATCAAAATAATCCCACAGTTGAAGGACTATACCTACACCAAATGGATTCGGGAGCAATAGCAACTGTATTATCACACTTGAAAGCTATTAAAGATTGGTATAACACCACAAACGAAGATTATGGTTTTTTTTGTGAAGATGATATGTTAATAAGCAATGCTAATAATTGGTTATTTAATTGGGATGATGTTATAAATAATTTACCTAAAGGTTGGAAAGCAATACAACTTTCTGTTATTAAAGATATAAAAGAAAGTGATATGAAATTAAACATTAGAAAATGGGATAATTGGGCATGTGGTGCTTATATATTGAGTAGAACTTATGTAAAAACAATAATAGATAAATATTATCCTAATGATAAATTTATATTAATAAATGATAATTTAATACCATTAGTTGAAAATATAATATACGGCGTTGAAAATAAAGACATCTACACATTACCTTTATTTACAGAAGATATTTCTTTTAAATCAACATTTTACCCAAAATTTATTGATACTGAATATAAAAATAGTCAAAAATCTAGTGCAGATTTTATAAAAAATTGGTGGGAAAAAATAGGCAAAACCAAAACAATTAAAGAATTATGCAAGATAGATTATTAAAAGCATATATTAATAATCCAAAAGACAGTAATATTAACTTTGAACTTGGATGTGAATATGAAGATATAGGACAAACAGCATCCGCTGCTGGTTATTATCTTAGAAGCATAGAATTTGGAAATGATAATAATAGAATTTACGAAGCATTACTAAGAATAGCTTTATGTTTTGAAAAACAAGGCAATAGAGTATTTACTATAAAAGGTATATTATTACGAGCAATATCGCTACTCCCAAAACGTCCTGAAGCATATTTCCTGCTTAGCAGAACATATGAACGAAATAAAGACTGGCAGGAAAGCTACACAATGGCTATTATTGGATATACATTAGCAACAGATGAACCTAATACCATTACAGATGTAGAATATCCAAATAGGTGGGTATTCTTATTTGAACAAGCAGTAGCAGGGTGGTGGATTGGATTACACGATGAATCAATACGTTTATTTAAAACACTGTTTATGGAATACAAACTTACACCACTATACAAAAAAGCAGTAATGAATAATCTTGATAATTTAGATAAGTAATATTTATAGGTATGCCTATAACGTTTATTAATACATCAGGAGCTGGTAACTTTACATTAGTTAATAATAGTAATAGTGGAAGTTTTATTTTAAATTCATCTTTAACCACAACAAGCACCACAACAACCACCACCACTACATCACCTGGATCATTTAACTACACCCCAGGCACTTTCTTTGATGTATTTACTCAACAATCTGGTGTTTCTTCTAGTATTGGTATTAATACTAATAACGGAGCTTGGCAATTATTTTATGCTAACCAACCAGTAACAATGTCTGCTGGTTCTGGAAATATTGGATTAGTACCTCATTCTAATGGTAGTAACTCATGGGCTTGGTATGTGGCTACTGGATCTGTAGATAACAGTACAGGTAGTTGGAGTACTGTAAGTACTATAACACCATCAAACTCATTTAGCTATACTGGTGGTACTTTAACAACATCATCACTTAACACCACTATCAGAATTCCAGCAAACAGATACTTCTTAATAGCTAACAGTGGTGGTCCATTCTATAGACAAGTTAGAGCATTAGCTAATAATAGAATAGGTAATGTTTCCGGATCAGCATTTGTAACAGCTATAAATAGAGTTGCTTTAGGTAACTGGCCTTCAGGTGGCACAACTACAATCCCAACACAATTCGGTGGTTCAGGCACAGGCTATACATTGTATACTGGGTCAGTACACGTAATGAGTGTTAAATTTACTCAATAAATTTGATTCTGTCAAGATAATATCTTATATTTAAGGTATGTATCAATCAATATTTTACGAGGGTAAACCCAACTATAAATTTCATTTACGCGACGATAAGAAAGGATGGACTGAATTTCAGTATACCATACCTCGCTTCGCTATTGACCCTAATGGTCAGTATCCAACATTAGATGGTAAACGAGCTAAAGCCGTTACCAAATATGAATGGAACGATAATCATCTATATGAGTCTGATATTGACAGACTAACCGCTGTATTAATTGATAAATACAAAGACAGCGATGATACCCCTGAATGGCAGAACATTATCTACTTCGATATTGAGTGTGAGATTGGGGGTGCCTTAACTACAGAATACATTAAGACAGCACCAATGAAGATTACTTCAATCTCATTGTACGATGCTACAGCTAAAAAATACTACTGTCTAATCTTAGACGAGAAAAAACAATTAACGTCTATTGATGAAGAAGATAAGCAGGTTATACCGTGTGATGATGAAGAACAGTTATTACGCTTATTCCTTGACTTATGGGAATCAGTTGATCCAACTATCATCACAGGATGGAATAGTGGATTCTTTGACGTTCCTTACCTGTATTATAGATTATGTAATGTACTAGGTAGAGATGAAGCTGCTCGTTTATCTCCAATTCGTAAAATTAAATTTACTGAATGGGATCAAGCTCAACCTATTGAATTAGGAGGTATTAATCACTTAGATTATCTACTACTATACAAAAAGTATAATCCTAAAAACGAACCATCTTATAAATTAGGTGATATAGGAACTAAATACGTTAAATTAGGTAAGATTGAATATGAAGGTAATTTAGATCGTTTATTTAGAGATGATGTAAATAAGTACATTGAGTATAATATTCGTGACGTTGAAATTATTATTGAATTAGAAAAGAAATTTAAATTCATAGAATTAACAGTTGCTATCTGTCATCTGTGCCACGTGCCTTATGAAATGATTTACTTATCAACTGTATTAAATGATGGTGCTATATTAACTTACCTAAAACGTAACAATATAGTATCACCAAACAAACCAACTACTACTAATCCATCACTTAAGGAAGCATATGAAGAATATGCAGGTGGATATTTAAAAGACCCAGTACCAGGATTATATGAATGGGTTATTGACTTAGACTTTACTTCACTTTATCCGTCTATTATTCGTTCTTTAAATATTGGTATTGAAACGTTCGTTGGGCGAATAGTAAATAGAGATAAATACGATAATAACTGGACATTAGATGATTTACGACAAATGGATCCTAATGAAGTGATTACTATTGAAAAACTAACAGCAAAACAAACAACACAACAAGCAGCAGTTAAAGTAGGTACTCTACTATCATTAATTCAAGAAAATGGATGGTTATTAGCAGCATCAGGTGCTATGTTTAGAACAGATCGCTCATCAGTAGTATGTGAAGTATTAACTGATTGGTTCAATAAACGTGTTGAATATAAGAATAAAATGAAGAAAGCATACAAATCAGGTGATGCTGTTAAAGGCGAATTCTATAATAGACGTCAACATGCTTATAAAATTAAATTGAATGACGTTTATGGTTGTTATGCTATTAATGGTTGGCGCTATACTGATGGTCATAAAATGATATCTAAAGCAATCACATTAACTGGTCAACGTGTAACTCAAGAATCAATTAAGTTTGTAAATGAATGGATGAATGAAAAATTAGGTACTGAAGATAAAGATTATGTAGTTACATCTGATACTGACTCATTATTCATTCAATGTAAGGATCTAGTATTACAACGCTATCCTGAAACATCAACTAAGGACGAATACATTAAAGCAGTATTAGAAATTGCTACTGAAATACAAACAGCAGCAAATAATAATATTGATAGAGTAACTAGAGATTACTTTAATGTTGGTACACGTGATCATTACTTTGAGTTAAAGCAAGAAGTGATTATTGAACGGGGTTACTTTGCAGGTAAACGTCGTTATGCAATGTATATTGTAAATAAAGAAGGTGTTACTGTTGATGAATTAGATATGAAGGGTCTAGACCTAATGAAATCAAATATGACTCCAATGTATTCTAAATTTGGAGAGAAATTGATTCAAGACATTATGTTTGGTAAACCTAAACCAGAAATTGATCAACAAATAATTGATTTTAAAAAATACGTTAAGGATATTCCTATTGATCAATTAGCTAAACCTACTGGAGTTAAAAATGTAGAGTCATATATTGAGCGTGCTCCTAGAACAGGTGAGATATTTAGTACATTGAAATTGAAATGTCCTATCAATGCTAAAGCAGCTATCTACTACAATGACTTACTTAAATTTAAGAAAGTACAAAAGCAATATCCATTATTCACTGCTGGTGATAAGATGAAATACATTCAACTTAAAACTAATCCATATAACATCGATGTAATTGGATTTACAGGTAATGATCCTGAAGTGATTAATAAATTAATTGAGGAATTTGCTGATAGAGAGGAGGGATTCGAATCAACACTACTAAATAAACTAAAAGGCATTTATGAAGATTTAGGATGGACATTCCCATCATTAAATGATAAGGTAAATAAATTCTTCAAATTTGTCTAGGCCAAATATTAATCATACATTCGCGTTATGAATTTATTAAAAGGTTTTATATTTGGTTTATTAGCCCAAATCGTTACATTTCTCCAACTACAAGGACAAATCAAATATGAATGGTTTAAAAATAACCCACTAATAGTAGCATTTATGGGTGTACCAATATCACTACTATTTATGTACTCAGTACGTAATTTTGTAGCTGCTTATGATGGTCAAATATGGCCATCACGTTTGATCGGATTTGGTATTGGGGTAGTAGTATTTACAGTTATGTCTCATTATATGTTTAATGAACCTTTAACTCCTAAAACACTTACTTGTTTGAGCCTAGGAGTTGTCATAATTTTAATTCAAATATTTTGGAAATAATATGGAAAAACAGTTACTAACATCAGTCATCGAAAAATATTACTTAGGTGGTATTCACGATAAGGTAAAATGGACAATTAAAGATAAGAAAGTACAAGTACTATTCACATCACAAACAAAGGATCTAGCAGGTTCAATTGAAGCACCTGACTTTGATATTGATGATTGTACTTTAGGTATCTATGACACAAATAAATTACTTAAATTAGTAAACATCACTAATCAATTCATTCAATTAAACGTTGAAACTAAAAACGGCACATCAACTAAATTATCAATTGCTGATAATGAATATGATTTAGTTTACAATTTAGCTGATTTAAGGATGATGCCTACCGAAACAATGGTATTAGATGAAACACAAATTTCATTTGATTACTCATTTGAAATTGATAGTGACTTTATAGAGCGCTATGGTAAGGCTAAAAAAGCATTAGGTAGTGATGAAGTAAAAGTACAAGCATTAATTAATAGTAGTGGTGATAAAGGTATTTACTTTACAATTGGTGGTAAAACATCACACGATAATAAAGTAGCATTTCAAACTAGTACATCTACATTTGAAATCCCATCACCCGAATTTCTATATAATGCAGATTATCTATTAGAGATATTTGCTAATAATAAGGGAGCAGAAGGTGTAGGTTATTTTGATGAGAATGGTATTTTGAAACTAGAATTTACCGACGAAAAATCTATCAAAGCCTTATATTATCTCCCACCGAAGAACTAATCCGTATATATTTATTAACGAGATACGACAGGTCTCAGTTATGTATTATTATTAAACCGCTCACCTTAGGGGAGCACAAATGTAAAAAAATGACACAAATACCTCGTGGATTTGAACATTGGGCATTAGACCCATTTGACATCGTTTGGAAGAACTTCTTCGATTCAAACGCACAATTTAACACACTAGAAAACAAAATCAACTACCCAGTTGACATTTATGAAGTAGGAAACGATTTACGTTTCGAATTAGCAGTAGTAGGTCTCGATCAAGAAGACTTAGATATCCTAGTAGAAGGAGATACACTTAGAATTACACACGACAGAAAGAAAACAGATGACACTCGCCCTTATATTCAAAGGGGTATTGCTAGACGCTCATTTGATTTAGCTTGGAAAGTAGCAAGCAAGTTTGACTTAAGTCAACTAACAGCTACAATGGATAAGGGATTGTTAATCATTGATATCCCAATTTCGGAAGAAAAAGCACCTAAGAAAATAACAATCAATACTCCGCTTGAATTAAAAACAAGCAAGAAAAAATAAGTTTTGAAACTAAGAAGATCTGTCGTATCTTTATAAAACAATTTATAATATGAAAATAAAACCATTACACAATCACGTTGTGATTAAACAACAAGACGAAACTGAAACAATGTACGGTAACATTGTAGTACCTGATTTAGGAAAAGAAAAACCACTTATGGGTGAAGTAGTAGCAGTAGGACCTGGTGTCTATTCTGTTACTGGAGAAGCATTTTTGGAAACCAAAATTCAAGTGGGTGAACTAGTAGTATTTCCTGCATTTGGAGGTACCAAAATGACTATTGAAGGTGAAGAATTCGTTGTTATGAAGGAACAAGATTTATTAGCAATTTTAGAAAAATAAACTATGAGTAAAATAATAAGTTTCGATCGTGAAGCAAAAGAAAAGCTTCAAAAAGGTATCGATAAAGTAAACAAAGCAGTATCCGTTACAATGGGTCCTTTTGGACGTAACGTGTTAATTGAAAAAGAACATGGTCAAGTAGTATCTACTAAAGACGGTGTTACTGTAGCTAAAACAATCACATTGGAAGATCCAATTGAGAATATGGCTGCAACAGTAATTAAGCAAGCAGCATCAAAAACAGTAGATGCAGCAGGTGATGGTACTACAACATCAACAGTATTAGCTCATTCAATTGCAACTCAAGCATTAGAAGCAACATCGTATGCTTCAACAAATGCTACTCAAGTAAAACGTGGTATTGAAGCTGCTGTTAAAGAAGTAGTTGCTGAATTAAAAACAATGTCAGTAGACATTACTAATGAAGAACAAATCAAGCAAATTGCTACATTATCAGCAAATGGTGATACTGAGATTGGTGAATTAGTAGCTACTGCTATTGATAAAGTAGGTAGAGACGGAGTAGTAACTGTAGAAGAATCTCGTTCAGGTGAAACATCACTTGAAGTAGTAGAAGGCTTACAGTTTGATAGAGGTTATAAGTCACCTTACATGGTAACAGATAACAACTCAATGCAAGCAGTATTAACTGATGCTTTAGTATTGTTATTTGATGGTAAAATTAGCGCTGTAAAGGATTTATTACCCATTCTAGAGCGTGTATCATCAGAAAACAAATCATTATTAGTTGTAGCTGAAGATATTGATGGTGAAGCGTTATCTACTCTTATTGTAAATAAAATGAGAGGTATCTTAAAGGTAGTAGCTGTTAAAGCACCTGACTTCGGTGAACGTAGAACATTAATCTTAGAAGATATCGCTGCTGTAACAGGTGGTACTTTAATTTCACCTACTAAAGGTATGAAATTAGATCGTTTCAATATGGAATGGTTCGGTAACGCTAGGACTGTTACTGTAGGTAAAGAAACAACTACAATTGTTGATGGTAAAGGTGATACAGCCAAAATTAATGAACGCATTTCAGAATTAAAAGCTCAAATCGAAGGATCTAATTCACCATACGAAATTGAACGTTTACAAGATCGTTTAGCTAAAATGATTGGTGGTGTAGCTATTATCAATGTAGGTGGTGGTACTGAAATCGAGATGAAAGAAAAGAAAGATCGTATTGATGATGCTTTACAAGCAACTAAAGCCGCATTAGAAGAAGGTATCTTACCTGGTGCTGGTGTAGCATTACTAAACGCTAGAAACTCAATCAGCAATAGAGACAATAATGATTTCGGTAAAGGTGGTCAAATAGTATTTAAAGCATGTGCTAAACCATTACAACAAATCTTAAGTAATGCTGGTGAAGATTATCATCAATGGGCATCTCATTTAGATAAAGCTGTAAATAACAAGGTTGTACCTAATATTGGTGAAGAAAGATTAGTAGACGCATTTGAAGCAGGTATTATCGACCCAACTAAAGTAGTACGTTGCGCACTTGAAAATGCCGCTGCTGCTGCCGTTACCTTACTAATGACTGAATGTGTTATCAATGATAAACCTGAAGATAAGAAAAAATCAGGTGGTGATTTTGATATGGCAGGATTAGGAATGTAATTTGATTAAAAATAAGTTATGAACAAACAACATACTCTCTGGATTGAGAAATATAGATCAGAAACATTAGAACAATACATCGGCAATGATGCGGTTAAAGCCCGCATCGCCGATTGTATTGCTAATAACGATATACCCCATTTCATCTTCGCTGGTAGCGCAGGGACAGGTAAGACTACCCTCGCGAAGTTAATTGTTAAGAACATCAAATGTGATTATCTTTACATTAACGCCAGTGACGAAAATGGAATTGACATCATTAGAGACAAAGTAAAAACATTTGCCTCTACGTCATCCTTCCAACCACTCAAGGTAGTCATATTGGACGAGGCTGATTTCTTAACTCAACCCGCCCAAGCCGCACTTCGTAATTTGATTGAAGAGTATTCAATGGTAACTCGATTTGTACTTACTTGTAATTACATTGAGCGTCTAATTGAGCCTCTTCAGTCTCGTTGCGAAATTCATATTTTAAAACCACCAACTAAATCTGCTGTTGCAAAACACATTTGCACTAACATTTTAGATGTTGAAGGTGTAACATATGATATCCAAGATGTAGCTAAGGTAATTAATGAACTATATCCTGACGTTCGCTCTATTATTAAAGTATTACAATCAAATGTTAAAGATAGTAAATTAACTATCACTACATTGGATGATAACTGGTGTAAACAATTAGTTCAAATACTAAATAAACGCGAGAAAAACGCTTGGTATCAAGTTAGACAACTAGTAGCTGACGCGCAAGTAGATGATTTTCAAACCGCTTATCGCTATATGTTTGACCACCTAGCTGACTTCAGTTACGGACACGATGCTGAATTATCAGTTATATTAGATGATTTTATCTGGAGAGCAGGTGTAGTGCCAGATAAGGAAATTAACTTTGCAGCTGCAATAGCTAAAATATTAGACACAAATAAAAAACAAGTATTATAATGGATCAACAACAAATGAATCTAAACATCACTTTAGACAAAACAACACCAGTAGTATGTGATGAATGTGGTAGTGAGACATTCCATGAAGTAGTATTACTTCGTAAAGCATCTCGCTTCGTAACAGGAACAGCACAAGACGCTCTTATTCCTATCCCAGCATTTGCCTGTGTTAAATGTGGACACGTAAATGAAGATTTATTACCACCACAACTAAGGAAAAATGAAGATACTGAATCTATTTAATAAACGTAAACGTGAAATAGAACGTTTAAATGTTGTTATAGATAGGCTAATAGAAAGAAACGAACAACTTGAAAAATCAGTTCGCGTTATGAAAGCTGAAAGAGATCTATCAGAACGAGCATTAACAACAGCTAATAAAAACATACTTGATTTAACAAATGAAGTAGGTTATCTTAAAATGCAGGTTGATAATTCCAAAGACAAAAACGATTCAAGATACTATTAATGAATATATTCGACCATATTAAGAATATCACAACCAATAAGGGACCATACTTAGGTGACGAAGGTTGGAATAACTGGATGATTAATCGTTATCTCAGTATGGACCCTGATTACTGTGAGGTAGTTAATATTGTGCAAAAGAATACTTGGCAGATGAAAGGTGAGTACCTATACAACCTGTATAAGGACCTTATACCTCAACAATACAAGTATCTAAAATATATTAAGGCTAAAAACAAGAAAGAATATAAAGTCGAACAAGTAGAAGCAGTAGCTATTTATTTTGAAGTTAGTAAGAAGGAAGCTAAGGAATATATTAGCATGTTACCTAAATCAGAAGTAGAAAATATAACAGCACAAATCAATGGATAATAAATTAGATTCAGTAGTTACTGCAATTATAGAGCAATTCACATCCCGAGCTAAAATGGGAAAGGCAAAGTACGGTGTTGACCTTGATCGTACTGATTTAACATTATTAGAATGGATTGAGCATGCTAAACAAGAACACATGGATGCTATCCTATATTTAGAAAAAATTAAACAAGAAGTAAGTGGCCAAGGCAAAATCTACTGAGATAGAGCTCAAGATAAAGAATTATCAAGCACCAGAGATTAACCCTGCGTTTCATAAAACTGTATCCTATTCTCAATATTCAATGTGGGACAAATGTCCTTACCAATGGTATCTCACTTATGTAGAGAACAAGCAGCCATACCAAGCTAGTATTCATACTGTGTTTGGAACAGCATTTCATGAAACATTACAAGACTATATTACAGTAATGTATGAACAAAGTGGAGCTGCTGCTGATAGAATGGATCTGATCACATTATTTCAAGACAAGTTTAGAGAAATATACGCTAAAGAATATAAAAAAGCAGGAGCACACTTCAGCAATGCTGGTGAAATGAGTGAATTCTTTGATGATAGCGTAGCAATATTAAATTTCATAAAGAAAAACCGTAATAAACTATTTACCATACGTAAAATGCGCTTATTAGGTATAGAGATACCTCTATTACTAAAAGTAGCAAATAACGTTTATTTAAAAGGTTTCATTGACTTTGTTTTGTATGATGAAGATCTAGATAAAGTTTACATATATGATATCAAAACATCAACACGAGGCTGGAGCGATAAAGAAAAGAAAGACGATAGTAAAATTGCTCAAATCTTACTATACAAGGAATACTTTTCAAAACAATTTGGATTTGACGTTGAAAAAATTGATGTTGAATTCTTTATTGTTAAACGCAGAATCTGGGAGCAATCAGAATATCCAATCCCAAGAACACAAAGCTTCAAACCAGCAAGTGGAAAGAATAAACGGAAATTAGCAGTAGATAGCTTTCAATCATTTATAAAGGATTGCTTTGATGAAGGTGGTAAGCCTCAAATGAAGTCGTACCTTAAAAATATAGGTGAGAGTAGCTGCAAATGGTGTCCTTACAGAGACAAACCAGAACTTTGCGATAAAGTTGCGTCCTCTATATAAGCGTATATATTTATATCAAAATATAATATTATGGGAAACAAAATGCAATTAACAAGCGTGAAAGTTCCTGAAGATTTATTTGAGCAATTTAAGATTGCATGTGTAAAGTACAAATTTAGCGTACAAAAATTAACAGAACGCTCAATGTACTTATACCTAACAAATGATGACTTCAGAAAAACAATTCACAATCAACTAGACACACAATTTACAGGAAGTATTTAAATTAGTTTATGAAAGAAGGTTATATTCCACAAGAAAAACGTAAGAAAATCTTATTGTTATGTGACGACATTCGAATGACAAGTGGTATTTCCACTATGGCTCGTGAAATCGTTATTGGTACAGCCCATCATTATAATTGGGTTAATATTGGAGGTGCAATTACACATCCTGATAAAGGTAAAAGATTTGACTTAAATGACGATACCAATAAACAAGCTGGTATTAGCGATGCAAGTGTTTATCTTTACCCAATTGATGGTTATGGCTCTCCAGAGCTTATTAGACAAATGATAGAACTTGAAAAGCCAGATGCTATTATGATGTTTACAGATCCACGCTATTGGATTTGGTTATTTCAGATGGAGCATGAAATTAGGAAACAAATGCCTATTATTTATTTAAACATTTGGGATGATTTACCTTATCCAATGTATAATAAATCGTATTATGAATCATGTGATGGTTTATTAGCTATTAGTAAACAAACAGAAAACATTAATCTAACAGTATTAGGTGATGTAGCTAAAGAGAAAGTAATTAAATATGTTCCTCACGGAATTAATGAAAAATTCTTCTTCCCAATCAAAACAGAACACCCAGAATACTTAACACTACAAGAATTTAAAAAACGTTTATATGGAGAAGAAACATACGATTTTACTCTATTATATAATGCGCGTAACATCCGTCGTAAATCTGTTCCTGATTTGATGTTAGCATGGAAGATATTCATCGACCAACTACCAGAAGATAAGGCTAAGAAGTGTGCTTTAGTAATGCATACTCAAAGAATAGATGATAATGGAACTGACTTACCAGCAGTAAAGGATATGATGTTTGGTAACTTACCTCAGTATAAAATCATATTTGATGAAAGTAAGTACCCAACAAACTTAATGAATTTACTTTACAACTCAGTAGATGGATGTGCTTTAATTTCATCTAATGAAGGATGGGGATTATCATTAACTGAAGCAATGATGTGTGGTAAACCTATTATCGCTACCGTAACAGGTGGTATGCAAGACCAAATGAGATTTGAAGACGAAAATGGTGAGTGGATTAAATTTACTTCTGAATTTGGATCAAACCATAGAGGTAAATATAGAAAACATGGTAAATGGGCCTACCCAGTATTCCCATCTAACTTATCAATTGTTGGATCAGTACCAACACCATATATCTTTGATGATAGAGCAGAACCATTTGATATTGCTACTGCTATTGCAGAACTTTATGCTACTAAAATGTATGGTCCTGAAGAATATGAAGAACAATGCAAAGCAGCTTATGAGTGGGTTACTTCAGACGAATCAATGATGTCAGCTAAATTAATGTCTAAAAATATCATTGATGGTATTGATGAAACATTTGATAAATGGGAGCCAAGATATGCTTATGAGATCATCAATGTAAAACCACTTGAACAACCTAAACACTTTGTAAAACACGTTATCGCAAAATAATATGAAACCACTAATAGTTATAAGCTGCCCAATCGATACATTTTCAGGATATGGAGCAAGAAGTAGAGATATAGTATTATCAATCATCAAATCTGAAAAATATGAGGTAAAAGTATTACCTCAAAGATGGGGTAGTACACCTTGGGGATTCTTAGAAGAAGGAAACCCTAATCACAAATTAATGAAAGATTGTCTATTGAGTTCACCTCAATTACCAAAGCAACCAGACATATGGATGCAAATTACAGTACCAAACGAATTTCAACCACTTGGAAAATTCAATATTGGCGTTACAGCAGGTATTGAAACTACATTATGCGATGCTACTTGGATTGAGGGTGTTAATAGAATGAATTTAACACTAGTATCTTCAAATCATGCTAAAAAGGTATTCGAAAATTCAGCATTTGAAAAACGTAATACTCAAACACAACAAGTAGAGGCTGTAATAAAATTAGAATCACCAGTAGAAGTATTATTTGAAGGTGCTGATACTAATATCTATAAAAAATTAGATAAAGTAGAAGGTGATTTAAGTGATTCTTTAAGTATTATTAAGGAAGAATTCAACTATCTGTTTGTAGGACATTGGTTACAAGGTATTACTGGTCAAGATAGAAAAGATGTAGGTATGTTAGTTAAAACATTCCTTGAAACATTTAAAAATAAAAAACAACGCCCTGGTTTAATTCTAAAAACATCAAGTGCTACTCCATCTGTAATGGATAGAGAAGAAATACTAGATAAAATTAGAATTATTGAAGAAGAAGTAGGTGGTGATATACCTAATATTTACTTAGTACATGGTGAATTAACTAACGATGAAATGAACGAGTTATATAACCACCCTAAAGTAAAAGCACACGTATCATTTGCTAAAGGTGAAGGATTCGGTAGACCACTACTTGAAGCATCAATTTCAGGCAAACCAGTAATTGCTCCTAACTGGAGCGGACACACAGATTTTCTAGATGCTGAAATGTCAACATTATTACCTGGAAATTTAACCCAAATACACGGATCGGCAGTAGTAAAAAACATGTTGCTTCCTGAAAGTAGCTGGTTTACAGTTGATTATAGTACAGCTTCTAATACATTAGTAGACGTCTATAAAAACTATAAAAAGTATACTGATGGGGCAAAGAGACAATCATACCGTTCACGTACTGAATTTAGTCTAGATAAAATGTCTGAAAAATTAATCAGCATATTAGAAACAAAAGTACCTGTAAAAGTAGAATTTAAGTTACCTCAGTTAAAGAAAATCGAATTACCTAAACTAAAGAAAGATGACAAGTAAAGAATTTGTTATTTGGTTAAAAGGATTCACTGAAGGAGTTCACGATTTTAACGTGACTCCTAAACAGTGGGATTTACTAAAGGAAAAATTAGCAGAAGTAAATGACCATCCATATTCAATATCTGTAGGAATAGGTGGGTTTGGAACTACTAGTACAGGTACTATATATACAACTGGTAGTGGAGCTTGGCATTATACCAACACAACACAAAATTTAGATAACAATGAATGAGAAATTAACGATATGCCCTAGATGTGGTGGTGACGCATGTCACGAAGCATCAAATGAAAAACTTACTGTTTGGAGTTGCTTCGGATGTGGATTTACATCTAACTCAACTATGGTAGAAGGTAATCTACAAGAAGTAGAAGCAGTAGTACCTCAATTATACAAAGATTTAAAATTTAAAGATGCAAACGGATACTATTGGTATCCTAACACAGTAATTCTAGAAGACAAATCAATGGTGTTTGGTGATGGTAAATCAACTGAAGATTGGAAATGGGCAGCTGTGCAGTCTAAAGACGGTAAGGCAGACATGACTACAAAACAAGAATACGAACAATACGACTTTATGGAAGCCCTAGATTATGTAGGTTTCTTTAAGTATGCCCAACAACAATAATATGCCCTCAATCAGTTATGCAATCACAGCTTGTAATGAGCATGTTGAGTTAGATCGTTTATTAGATCAACTAACATCATCTATTAGAGATGAAGATGAAATAGTAGTACAAATGGATTTTACTGCTACCGATGAAGTAAAAGATGTAGTTAACAAATATAAGTTAATGAATTACTTTCATCCATTAAATGGTGATTTCGCTACATTCAAGAATAATCTTAGTAGCCTATGTACCAAAGATTACATATTCCAGATTGATGCTGATGAATATCCACACCCAGAATTGGTGCCATTATTGCCATCTATATTAGAGGCAAACGATGATACTGATGTATTTCTAGTTCCTAGAATTAATACAGTAGAGGGCTTAACTGAACAACATATTAAACAATGGGGATGGAATGTTGATTACCATAATAGAGTTAACTTCCCCGATTACCAATGGCGCGTTTGGAAAAACGTATCTACAATCAAATGGATAAATAAAGTACATGAGCGTTTAGATGGATTTGGATTATATACTAATTTTCCTCCATTAGAAGAAATGTGTTTATATCATCCTAAAGATATAGCAAGGCAAGAAAAACAAAATGCATTTTATGACCAAATTTAAAATTGGAAAAGTAGTATAAATAAATAAAAATGTTTAAAAACAATTTATCCGAGCCTGAAGTTATTCGCAATTTAACTAGTACCGTTAAACGATTTGATTTAATTAACTACTTAATTGAAAAATATAAAGTTATTAATTACTTAGAAATTGGAGTATTTAAAGGGGAAAACATTAGAGAAATTAAAGCACCACATAAAGATGGGGTTGACCCAGGAGTTGAAGGTTACGTACCACCTGAGGTAAACTATCCAATGACATCAGATGATTTCTTTGAATTAATTAAAGGACATGATGAAATTAAATATGATCTTATTTTTATAGATGGTCTACATCATGCTGATCAAGTAGCTAAAGATATTCAAAACGCTCTTAATCATATTGTAGATGGTGGATTTATATTATTACATGATTGTAATCCTGCAAGCTATGATGCTCAGCTAGTACCAAGAGAAACTATCGCCTGGAACGGTGATACTTGGAAAGCTTTTGTTGATTTTAAAGCACATTACCCTAAAATGCAATGTAATGTTGTTGATACTGACTTTGGAGTTGGTGTTATTAAAGTAGGAGACAAAACATCTACTTATCAACAAGAAATATGGACCTGGAAGAGATTTGAATCTAATAAAAAAGAATTATTAAATCTAATATCAGTAGATGAATTTAAAGCAACTTATTAATAAATCAATATATGGTACTATAGGATATATTTCATCTCAGGATGACTTAAACCTATTAGAACAATATATTTCATATAATTTACCTGTATTAAAGGAATTTAAACAGATAATAGTTGCTACTAACTATAAGGATAATTCATTAGCCTCTAAAAACAATGAATTATGGAGTAAATATTTTTCTAATTGTGTTTGTCTTGATTCTAAAATAAACAGAGGACATACTCTAGGAACAGCTGATTTAGATAATATAGTATTTGATTATTGCAAAAAAAATAATGAAGAATGGTTATGCAAATCAGCAAACGACGTTATTATAAACGAAAGTATACTAACAAAAGAAATTGATGAAGCTGATTTTTATTATTTAGGTGGGATTGGATTTTCAGGATTAAATGATTATAATTTTGATTTTGAAAAAATATTTAAAGAAGTATTTTATCCTCAAACAAATTTTTATTTTATAAACGTTAGTAAAACCGATTACTTAAACAGCAAACAGGATTTGAATGATGCTTACACATTAACTCAAACAACACCTAATTATAACGGACGAATATTTGATTACATTGAAGGATTTTGCTGTGAACAAATTTTAAGACAATGTGTTGAGCGAAATAATCTCACTACATTACCTCTATTATCAAAAGAAGAATATTTTACTTTACTAGAAGTAGTAAAACAATATAATGTACATGATGGTAGCCATAAAAATATAATGATGAGTGGAGTTTGCCATTTTCATTTCGCAGAACAACCAATAATAGAAATTAATTAACAATGATATTCATAACAACATTTACAGAAGAAATATATAATATATGTGGTAGAAACCTACTTAAATCATTTATTGAAACTAAAAACTCAGAAACACATCAATTATATGTATTCTTTGAAAATGAAAGTGATTTATATACTGAATACTATCCTGAATGGTTATTAGAATGGGCTAATGAACCTAGTATAGTAATAGCTAATCTAATGAACTATGAGTACGATAATAAAAAAATAATACCATATGTTGATGAAGCATTAGGACCTAAAATATCATTTACAGATGAATATAGCAGCCCTAGAAGTGTTAAATGGTTTAGACCAGTAGCTGCTATGCAATATGCTTATGAAATATTAGGAAACCAAAACTTCAGCTCAATAGATTCCGATTGCTTATTTATAAATAAAGTTGAAGAATCATTTTTCGATTCTATATTATCTGAATATAATGTTGCTTTCCTAGGTAGAGAGAATTTTAAATTAATGAGACATGGAGGGTATGCTCCTGATGGAAATTATGTTCATACCAATACCGTTGAAGCAACTAAAAAAGATACTCACACTGAAACAGGATATTTAGGATTCAACATGAATAAAGAAGGTACTGCTGAGTTTATAAAAAGAAACTTCGAGTATTGGACAAAACAAGATATTCTAAACTTGGAGTTCAAAACAGATTGTCATACCTTCGACGCAACAAGAAAAGAATTACCATTGAGTTACAATAATCTATGTGAACCTATGGGTGAATTATCTCCTATTGGAAGTAGAGTTATTGAAGCATCGGTACTAGGCAGCTTTATGATTCACCATAAAGGTACCATAGGGCCTATTCTATACCAGAAAAATTTATTAAAATAATGATACCTATTTCAATTCCATATTTGTATGAAGAGGATAAGCAATTAGCAATTAAAGCCATTCAAGATGGATTTATAGCTAATGGTAAACAAATTAGTGAGTTTGAAGAAAAATTTGCTAGTTATTGTAATAGAAAATACGGTGTTACTTGTAGTAATGGTACTGTTGCCTTATATTTAGCTATTAAAGCGCTTAACTTACCTGAGGGTAGTGAGGTAATATTACCTTCAATGACTATAATGTCTTGTTTAACTGCTATTGTGGAAAACAATTTAACACCTGTATTCTGTGATATTAATCCAATAACATGGAATGTTGATATTGAATCAGTAAGAAATAAAATAACACCAAATACTTCAGCTTTAATCGTAGTAGATACTTACGGCTTAACTGTAAATGTAGATGAAATTAATAAATTAAAACAAGATTATCCTAATATTAAAGTTATTGAAGATGCTTCAGAAGCACACGGTAGCAATTATAAGGGAATAAAAGCAGGATCTGTTGGAGATATTAGTACATTTTCATTCTATGCTAATAAAATTATTACTACTGGTGAAGGCGGAATGGTATTAACTGATGATGAAGAAACATACCAACATCTATTAATGTTAAGAAATCTTAACTTCACCAACAGAAAAAAATATATCCATTCAGATGCAGGATGGAACTTCAGACTAACGAATCTACAATGTTGTTTAGGTTTAGGTCAACTACAAAATATAGATAAAACAATTGAACATAGAAGAAGAATAGCTGAAAGATATAATAACAATTTAAGTCACGTTCATATTCAATTACCCTTTGAAGATAAAGATAATTACAACGTGTACTGGTATTACTCAATCTTAGTTAAGTCAAATCACAATAATGTACTTAAAGCATTAGATGAAAACAGTATTGATTATAGACATTTCTTCTACCCATTGCATCTACAACCATTCATAAAAACTAATGTCTTACTCCCTACATCTCAGTATGTATCAGGACAGGGATTGATTCTACCTACATTCACTGAATTAACTAATAATCAAATAGACTTCATATCTGAAGTAATATTAAAACAACTATGAAACTAAATCTAGCATCAGGACATATGTATCTAGAAGGATACGTTAATATAGATAATAAATCAATGTATCATGGGAATATGATGGTTGATAAGGAAGCGGACATATTTACCTTAGAATGGGAAGATAATACTGTAGATGAAATAATTTTATCTCATTTTGCTATGTATATCCCATATCAAGAAATGGAAATACTTCTAAAAAGATGGTTGGGATGGCTAAAAGAAGGTGGTAAATTGATAATAGAAACAGGAAATGTAAAATCCATAGCTCAACATATACTAAGCAATAACGACCCAAATGAAATAAATGGTAGTAATGGTGTAATGCAGTTATTCGGATGGGAAACAACAGCAGGTCATAAATGGGCTTGGTGTCCTGAGACTTTAGGTGACCTAATGAATAAAGCAGGGTTTAAAGATATTGATGCTTATGAAGGATATTTTCATAATAACCCAAAAAGAGACTTTTTAATAACAGGAACAAATAAAAAATAAAATGAGAAAAGTACAAAATTCAAATGTATGTGTAATTGGAGGGGCTGGTTTTATTGGCTCTCATCTAGTTGATTACTTAGTAGAAGAAAAAAACTGTAATGTAATTGTACTAGATAATTTAATTACTGGTCAAACCAAAAACATTAACTCTAAAGCTAAATTTATTTGGCATGATATTAGAGACAATGAGAATGAATTAGCTAGAATATTAAAAGAAAATAGTATTGAATATGTTTTCAACTACGCTGCTGAACCTTACATTCCAGAGTGTTTTGAGCGTCCAATGCATTTCTTTGATATTAATGCCACTTCAGTATTAAGAGTATTAAATGCATGTCAAACAGCAGGTATTAAAGCCCTATTACAAGTATCTTCAGCCGAAATTTACGGTGATATGAAGGGTAAAATTAAAGAAAACGATCCTGTAGAACCACACTCAACATACGGTGTTTCTAAATTAGCAGCAGATGGCTTAGTACAAGTAAGATGGAAAGAAGCTGAAGTACCAGCTATTGCTTTAAGACAATTCAATTGTGTAGGTGAAAGGGAAACTCACGAATATGTTATTCCTGAAATTATCAGCCAATTAGCTGAATCTAATGTAGTTAACCTAGGTAATAATTCATTCAGAGATTTCTTATATGCTGGTGATGCTGTTAGAATGGCTGTTGAATTATTAGAAAAAGGACAATTTGGTGAAGTATATAACATGGGTAGTGAAGATGGAATTCAAATCTACGACTTAGCTAATTTAATTGGTAAGTTAATAGGCCACTCTGAAATTATTATTAATGTTGATCAAGCTAGAATTCGCCCTTGGGAAATCTGGCACTTACAATCAGACAATACTAAACTATATTCAGTAATTGAATCTAAATCAATAACAAGTTTAGAAGATGCTTTAGATAAAACTATTAAGTATTATTATAACAATGGAAAAAAATGGAATTGGGTTAAATAACATCCATCCTACGTCCATAATAGGCCCTAATGTAGTGTTAGGAAATAACAATTACATAGGGCCTTTTTGTTATATTGTAGGGGATACTATTATTGGAGATAATAATAGATTCGAAGCGTATTGCTCCGTAGGTACTCCTGCTGAACATAAAGGTTATTTTGAATCATTAACAGGTAAAACTGTTATTGGAAATAACAATATATTTAGAGAATACATCTCTATACATCAAGGCACAGAAAAAACTACTATATTAGGTGATAATATAATAATGCAAAGAAATAGTCATCTTGGCCACGACAGTATTGTAGAAAATTTAACATCATTATCTTGTAATGTTATTATTGGTGGGTTTTCTTATGTTATGGAAGGAGTTAACTTTGGATTAGGGAGTATATGCCATCAACGAAGTATAATAGGTGCTTATACTATGATAGGAATGGGATGTATAATAACAAAAACATCTAAAATAGAACCAGGAAAAGTGTATGTGGGGGCCCCTGCCGTTTATTTAAAAGATAATACATTTGGTTTAGAAAAACATAATGTTAGTAATGATTATTTCGAATCACTAATAGAGAAATATAATAACTTATGATAAGAAAAATATCATATATTCAAAACATGCATGCTGGTGGGACAGAAACAAGAATTTCTCGTAATTTAATACCTGAATTCAATAAAAGAGGTATTGATTTAGTAATTAATGATTGTGATAATGAATGTGAATTTATACTTTCAATAAATGGACTTAGCCATTTATTTCAAATTAAGGCAATTAGTGATAAATACCCAACTAAAAAAGTAATAGTATATGTTTGGGATTTATATCCTTGGACTGAATATGTTAAAGGATATGATTGGATAAATGCAAAGGAAATAGTAGAAATATGGGTACCATCAAATGAAGTAGCTTTAAGATTAAATGAAATATATGATGTCCCTACATCTAAAGTAAAAGTAATTAAATGTTATACTGAATTCTTTGAAGATGTTGATAATGTATCTTCCAATAGGGACTATGTTTATCATTTTGCTAGGGATTATAAAGATCCAAACTTTAAATTTACAGACAAAGCATGTGACTCTTTAAATATACCTTATATAAGAAGTGCTCATAATTTAGATTTTGAAAAGTATAAAGATACTATTTTAAGATCCTCATTTCTGGTTACTGAATATATGGAAGCGTCAACTGGAGGACTAACACTAATAGAAGGATATTACCACGGCAAAAATGTCTTAATATCTGACTCTATATACCAGGGAGCAAGAGATTACTTTGGAGATCGAGCATATTACTTTAAAGATGGTGATATAGAAGATTTTAAATCTAAAGTAAAAATGTTGTGGGAATTAAAAGAAGACATAGATTTACAAGATAGAAAACAATTCTGTCAGCAATATACAATAGAAGGTATGATGGACAGAATAATAGAAAGACTTAACTTATTAAAATGAAACATATCTATTATATAAATGAATTGGGTTTTTCACCTGGAAACCATCAATTTGATCTTCATCGTCTACCACAGGCATATATAGAATTATTTCCATGGTATTGCCTTGGATGGGAAAACATTGATCAAATACAAGGAGAAAATAATATTATAATTGTTCAGTCTCCATGTAGTGATGAACTTAATAAATTAAATAAGTTACTTTCTATAATTGATAATAATACAGTATTTATAAATCAAGAATCAAATATATTTGACTGGTTTGATTGGGATGGTCCCACACAACAAGCATATATTGAATGTTTGTCTAAATGTAGAGCCTTCTGCTACCATAGTGAACATGATAAAGATGTGATGAAAATATTTACTAATAACTTTGTCAAATACCCAGGATGTATAAACATATCAGTAGATCAACCTAAGAAGTTTAACGAAGGTGACTATGTAGTTATTCCAAATCCTATAAAAAGATATCAGAGAGGAATGATATCACATAAGATAGCTCAATCATTTATCAAGAACGTTCCTATATATTCAATGGCCTATAATAGACCAAAAACAACAGAACTATTGGCTTTCCCTGATGTTTATAAATTAGAAGGAATAACAATATCAAATAGAATGAATTTAAATGAATGGCTACAGTTCATATATAATGCTAAATTTGGAATTGATATTCATCGTGAATTTTCAGGAGGAAATTGCTCTTTGGAATTCGGATCTTTGGGCGTACCTTTAATAGGTAACATTAATTTAGATACACAGCGTGATATATTCCCTGACTTATCATTTGAATTTAATAATTACGACGGAATTAAAAATGCAATTAATTTACTCCTAAATGATAAAGATTTCTTTGAAGAGGTAAGTAATAAAGCATTAACTAACACTAAAGAAAAATATAATAGTCAAACAGTAGTTGAAAACTTTAAACAAGAAATAAATAAATTTTTATGAGAGTATTAGTAACAGGAGGTGCCGGGTTTGTAGGTACCAATCTAATTAAACGATTACTAAAAGAAGGACATGAAGTAATATCAATTGATAATTACAAAACTGGATTCAAAGATAACCACCAACCAGGAGCAACATATATTTCCTTTGATATCAGAAATATTACAGATTATTCAGCTTGGGGTCCAATTGATGTAATATACCATTTAGCTGCTATAGCTAGAATACAACCATCATTTAAAGATCCAATTGATTACTTTACAACTAATGCTAATAGTACTTTACTTATAGCTCAATACTGTGCCAAAAACAATGTACCCTTAGTATACGCTGGAAGTAGCTCACACCACTCAGGTAAACTCAAAAATCCATATACATTCAGTAAGGATGTAGGTGAGGAAATTATTAATCTATATCAAATTCATTTTGGATTAAAAGCATCAACAACTCGTTTCTATAATGTTTATGGTCCTCATCATTTGAAAGAAGGTGGATATTGTACTCTGATTGGTAAATGGGAAAAAGCAATTGAAGATGGTAATTCATTAACAATATATGGTGATGGTACTAAACGTAGAGATTTTACTCATATTGATGATATTGTAGACGCTTTAGTATTAATAAACGAAAAACAAGCTTGGGGGAATGTGTTTGAATTAGGTAGAGGTAAAAACTACTCTATTAAAGACATAGCTGATATGTTTGGTAAAGATATTGTATATGAAGATAATAAACCAGGTGAAGCTGATGTTACTTTATGTGATTACAGTGTTGCTAATTCAATATTAGGATGGGAACCAACAATTAACATTGAAGATTATATTAAAGATTACTTATGCAAAAAATAACATTTGTATTACCTAGTAGAAATAATTTAGAATTTCTTCAACTAGCATATAAATCGATTCGCAATTTAGAAACTAAACATGAAGTATTAGTTTTAGATGATGCTAGTATAGATGGTACTCAAGAGTGGATTAAATCACTTAATGATGAGGATTTAATCACATACCACAATCCAGGACCAGAACGTATTGGTATTGTAGGTATGTTTGATAAAGGCATTGAAATGGCTAGAACAGAAATTATATTTGCATTTCACGCTGATATGGTAGCTGCACCTAAATTAGATGAAAATATATTAAAACATCTAAAACCAGGAGTAGTAGTAAGTGCAACTAGAATAGAACCACCACTTCACCCTCCAGGAGTAGAAAAAATAACTCAAGATTTTGGAGTTGAAGATAATGAATTTAAATGGAATGAATTTAATGAATTTTGTTTAAAAACAATTGAAGAAAATAAAGATAAAACAACAGAAGGTATATTTGCTCCATGGTGTATGTATAAATCTGATTTTCTAGGACATGATGAATTATTTGCTCCTCAATCTAAAGAAGACAGTGATCTATTTAATCGCTTTGTATTAAGTGGATATAAAGTAATACAATCATGGGATGGTTTAGTTTATCACTTTACAAGTAGAGGTAGTAGATTTAATAAGCATGTTGGTGGTGGTGCTGGTAAAAATAGCAATGAATGGCTTTATACTACAACTAAAAACGGTAGAAATTTCATTCGCAAATGGGGACATTTTGTTAAGCATGATCCATACATGAAACCAATTATACCTAACAAATATAACATTGGATTTGCAGTACATAATTGCAGTTATGAATTACTCAGTGCATTAGAACCATGGTGTGACAGGATCTATATTGATAATGATTCATTTATTTCTCGCTATGTAAATGAAGAACAACCAAATACGACTATGGATCTATTAACGAGAGTCATGAATATAAAATCTCAAAACCCAACAGATTATGATGATGTAATAGTTGAATTTGATGCTACTAAACTAACACAACAAAGCTATCAATTAATTCAACAACTCCCAGAAATACTAACAGAATCAGGTGAAATAGGTGTATTTGAACTAGACATATTTAATATAGCAATTAGCAGTTTAGAATTACACACACCAAAATTACTTTGTAAGTCATAAAATGGGTCTTATATTTATCAAAAAATACGTCTATGAGAGAGCGTCGTTCCAAACTAGATCCGTTAAGTCGCATTATAACATTGGGTGATATAGAATGTGAAACAGTTAATGAAATAATACAAGATATATATGAGATTAATGAAGAGGACGCTAAAAAACAAACAGTAGAACCAATAAAGCTCATTATCAACTCATTTGGTGGGGAAGTATTTAGTGGATTGGCCTTAATTGATGTAATTGATACTTCGCAGACTCCAATCCACACTATATGTCACGGTACGGCAATGTCCATGGCTCTAATAGTATATGCTGCTGGACATGTTAGATATGCGAGTAAATACTCGACATTCATGTACCATGAAGCGGCATATGAAATAGAAGGTAAAGTAGCATTCCATAAACAGGAATTAAAAGAAACAGAGCGTATTGATAAAATATGTGATGCCTATTTAATATCTAAAACCAAATTAACAGACAAAGTATTAAAACCCCATAGAGACAGACAAGCAGAATGGTATTTCGATGTGAAAGTCGCGCAAAGATATGGGTTAGTAGATGAAATTTTATAATATTTATACGTAAACATAAACAATGGCAATTAGTCCTAAACTTAGAGTAGATGTAAATCATAACCCAACTAAAAAGGGTGTTAAAGTACAATTCGTATTACCTCAAGAACTTGAAGGTGATGCTAAAGCAACTGCTACTCAGAAATTACAAGCAAAATTAAACCAAGGATTATCTCAGTATAATCTAACAGTAAGCCAAGACACGGACGTTCCTTATTCAAATGTAATTGGATTTTTAATTCCAATCGCTGATATCAAATTGTTTATTAAAAACGCTATTAGTGGAACTGCAGAAGCAGCCCCAGAAGAAGAGCCAAAAGCATAATCTAAAATGAAGCGCAAAATACCAGTATTCAGAGTGAGTGTTCAACCTGGTGCTGATTATAGTCAGCTAGAAGAGCATCCAGGAGTTAAAGAAGTAGTAATAGAAGAGGTTATTGTTGCAATTAAAGAAGCTATCAAAACTAAAAAAACAAGCATATCTTTATTTGAAGTAGCAAATTCAGGTTATTATATTGAACTAAAGAAAGAGCAGTTTAAATCGTCCCTAGAAAGTGCTTTAGAATATTTTCTTGAAAAAGAAGAATATAATAGATGTGCTGAATGTAGAGACTTGATTAACAAAATAAATTAAGTTATGAAAAATGAAGGTGAGCAACACGCTCAAGGGGTTAAATCATCTCTTGAGGGTATAATGGGTGCAGATTTATCTCTTAAACGCAAACGCAAGACAGAAAGAGACATCAATCGAGAAACATTTGAGAAAATAATACTAGCCCTAGAAAAGGCAAGTGTTAGATCATCTATTATTGGAGGTGATTTTCAATTAGATTTCACTGAATATGATGAAACATTTTACGAGATAATTGATAACTTAATACTAATGCACTTTGGTAAGGAAGCATCTGAAATTATATTCTTCTACGTTTATGAACGAATAAATCCAGATGGTAGTGTTAACGCATTAGCCGATGTAGACGGAAATGTAGTTCCAATGAATGGACCTTCAGACCTATGGGAATTAATTCAGTTCATGAAAAATAAGAAAAGCAAATAATGCCATTACGTAAAGTATATAGTAGAGATGATATTCTCAGAGCAATGCGCTACACGAAATCAAATCGTGCAGCAGCTAAATATTTGGGATGTTCATACCAACACTATAAACCGTATGCTAAGTTATATAGGGTTGATGAAAATGACCATACTTCGTCTACATTATTTGATGCTCATAAAAACCAATGTGGTAAAGGTATTCCTAAATTCCTACCTAATAGACGTAAGGAACCAAATGTTAAAAACATAATTGAAACAGGTACTGGATGGGAATCGTTTACACCTGAAAAAATTAAAGCAAGATTAGTTGCTGAAGGTTATTTAAAGGAAGAATGTTACGCTTGTGGATTCTGTGAACGTCGAGTTACAGACTACAAAATGCCGTTACTACTTAATTTTAAAGATGGTTACAAGAACAACTATCTATTAGATAACTTAGAATTGTTATGTTATAACCACTATTACCTATTAGTAGCTGACCCACTAACACCAGATCAAGTACGTCACATTGAAGATAATACAGGTGTTAGAGCAGTAGCGCACGACTGGGACCTAGATGAAGCCGCTTTAGAGAACATGAAAGCATTAGGATTGTTGGATTAGGCAAAATAAAGTCGTACATTTACGGTATAAATAAATAAAAATATGAGTTACGAATTAGCACAAAAATACGCTGACTTTCAAATTCCAAAGGAAATTAAACAAGCGTACAAATCAGGAGTACAACTAGCTGGATCATTAGGATTTACTAAGATGATGATGTTCGCAAATGAAAATCAAATCACAAACGATGATATTGATTATTACATGAACAGAAAACCTCAAAGACAAGAAGACGAGACAGTAGAACAAATGAAAGTACGAGGTAAATTCTCACAAGCATTATATAAGTACAGAGCATATTTGTACGATTATTCAGTATACGAAAACCAAAATTAATAAACATGGGACAGTATTTTCAAGTAAAAGTACAATTTTCTGATATCGATGATAAAGGAAAGGTAAAAAAGGAAAACATTGCATATTTAGTCGACGCGCAGTCAGTAACTGAGGCAGAAGCTAGAGTAGTAAAATTCCTGACAGATGAAGATGAAACTAACTTTGAAGTTAAAGCAGCATCTGAATCTAAAATTGCTCAAGTAATTGTTGCTGATTCAGCAGAATAACCAGCAGCTCAGTTCGACTAAGGGTTAGGTCACATCCCTTTCACGGATGTAATACGGGTTCGAATCCCGTACTGAGTACACACTCCAGAATAGCTCAGCAGGTAGAGCAACTGATTTGTAATCAGTAGGTCGCAAGTTCGATTCTTGTTTCTGGATCCAAGCCGAATCGTAATCGGAAAACCAAGTGCAAAAGCTCAACCACGGCCGTGGAAGCACAGGCTAACGACCTAATATGAGCCAGGTATAGGGGTGCTATACCAAATGGAAGCTTGCCAGAGTGGTTGAATGGAACGGTCTTGAAAACCGTCATACTGGAAACGGTATCTGGGGTTCGAATCCCTGAGCTTCCGCAAACTGCCCTTTAGTATAACGGTAGTACGACAGTTTTTGGTACTGTTTGTTGAGGTTCGAATCCTTGAGGGGCAACATTAGATTATTATCTTAAAAATAAAAAATTATGTTTTGGACAATTTACGCAATAAGCGTTATTTATTGCTTTTATCAATTAGTAAAACGCTACAGAGCAACTGACTTAAGAGGTGGTGGATTAGATTCAGCCCCAGGATTAGATGGAGTTATGGTACTTTTCCTAGCACCAGTATTAGCTGTAGTTGACGTTACTTTAACTTGGATAAGAATTTATAAAGAAGCTGAAGAAGCAAGACGAAGAAACAATACACTGTAGGGTGGCGGAATAGAGGTAGCTCCTCGTGGCAGACGTGCCCTCTCGTCTAGGGGGTGCTGATCAGAGACAGATGTAAGATATGGGTTGACCACAAAGCCGGCTTATTTGTCTTACATTGAATCGCAGCGTGCTGGTTCAACCCCAGCCCCTACAGCAAATGCCTTGGTGGTGAAATAGGTAGACACGCAGGACTTAAAATCCTGTTCGCAGCAATGCGAGTGCGAGTTCGATTCTCGCCTGAGGCACAAATAATTATATACATGGCATGTCACTGCTTATACTTGAAAAATTCAGATGAATTTTACTCATTATTAAAGAGTAGAGATTCAGATATGATCATGAAGATGGTCAAATGTGTACTTAGTGCAGCTAAACGAAATAAAAAAACCATCGATATATTTGATATCACGTTCAAAAATACAGATGGTTTGATTTTTACTATTGATAAATCGCAGTATACCGAATTATTAAGCAACTGCCTAAACGATCTAATCGCACTTGAAGAATACGAATTGTGCGCTGAGATCAAGAAATTTATTGATAAGAAATCAAAAAGTAAAAAATCAGGGGATGTCCAGGTATTTGATCTATAATCTGGAGGTAGTACCACACGCGGACAAAGCATGAATGTCCTTAAACCCTTGCGAAACAATAACTGTAGAATTATCTACTATGACCTTCGACGACATGATGTCTTTCGTAGGTGCGAACGAGTACGCATTAGCGGCTTAATTAGCGTCGGGTGTAACATCCTAGGAACAGAAGTTACAAGCAGTTTACCCAAACGTTAAATGGGTTGGTGGAACGCTATACTAACCATATGGCCCCAATTCTTTTGGAACAGTAGTAAGATTAAACTGTTAAACTAAGCGTGTGAGACGTTGGTATTATTGTTCGTTATAGAGACACCGGTTCGACTCCGGTCATCTCCACAACTTAAAGCAACCGTAACTGGTTGCTTTTTTTCATCATATTTATAGGTAACCATTATAAATTAAAAAGATGAAACAAAAAATTAGTGCTATCGCCATAGGCATGCGCGACAAATTAGTACTGGGTTTTTTTATGCTTGTTGGAGTCATTATTATGGCTGCCCTAGTAGCTCAGTTGTACTTCGTATATTGTGAGATTTTCAAATCACACGAAGAAAACCTACAAATGGTTAATGAAATTAACTGGAAAATTGACGGTAGGTGGAAAAACGACCCAAACAACATTTGGTATAACGCAGATGAACATATCTGGGTTCAAAGCGTAACTAACAAAGTAGTTATCGGTAAATTAGCAGGTAACCGCAACTTAGAGTTCGGTGTTAAAAACGTACTAGAAGAGTACTTACAAGAAAAAGGATTAAACCTATCCCCAGATGCTGAACAAAAAATTAAAGTAGAAATCATTTATTTAGATGTTTTAACTACTAAGAAAAATGTGTCTGTATTTCATAAAAACGAACAAGAAGTCGTTATTCGCTTAAAAGGTATACTATACAAAGACGGTATTAAAGAGAAAGAGGTAATAGTTGAAGAATCATCATCTGAAATCTCTATGTCAACTCTAATAGTAGATGAAGGTGGTAAATTCAACCAAACAAGCTTAAGTAATGCACTTAAGAAGGGTTGTGATAAATTAATCACAAAACTATTAGAAAAATAAATGAAAAAACTATTACTAATTATTGGGATACTAATAGTATCCATAACAACTAATGCTCAGATAGTTGTAAACCAATCTATTTCTGCTGGACCTTATAAAGTAGGTGATACAGTTACTGTAACTTATACAGTTGATAAGGGTATAACTAAACCACGTTATTTCTGGTTAAGATACCAATTTAACAATAAGGCTTTAACTTATTTATCAACTACATTCTCACAGGGTAGTCAAGCTCAAACATTCTATACTGGTTGGACTAACTATAGATTTACACCTAAATCAAATATAAGCGATACATCGCTGTATGGTCAGTATCAAGCTACACCTTGGTCGTATGCTGTAAACGCAGATTGGAATGTTGGACAATTAGCAATCCAAAGAGCAGACAGAAGTATAGATGGTATAATAGCAACTCAAAGATATATTCTTAAAGACCAAAATGTATATGAGAATTTTCATGATTTAGATTTATCATATGCGTTAGACAGTGCAACTGGTAATAATATTCCGTTTGTTAGAACAACTGCTGTTCCTTTATCAATTACTGGAGTAAGTGGTAATACATCTTTCTTTAAAGTAAGAGTATTATTTCCATCTGGATACAATATCAGTGATCATTCAGTTCAGTTAATGAGATTAAAAACTGATGGTAGTGGTGATATTGATTGGTCACAACAACCAATTTTACAGAAAGCATTAGATGCTAGTGGTGAGGCTATATTCACAACAGGTGTTAAAGTTGGTGATTCGTTAGGTGTATTCGTTGGAAACGCATCATCTAAAAGCTGGATGAATAATGTAATAACTGTATCAGATGCATATAGAGCATTTTTAGGACATTCTCAAACTGATATAGCAGGTAATAGTACATTCTTTACAAGACCTACACTTGAAAGAAGAATTGGTAATGTGACTAGAAACGATATGACATTTACTGAAGCAGATGCTTATTATTCATTTGCACACGTAATGGGAATTGATGTATCTGCTAATGCTTTCATTCCAACATCAACATCTACATCTTGGAGATGGCATAGTGGATTATTAAATCAAAGTTGGTTAGATGGTACTTCAAGATATAGAGTGTATATTACTCAACCTGCACAAACAGTAGATGCTGTATTTGCTTGGGGTGGTGACTTAGATTGGTCACATTCATCTCATCCTGATACAATCGCTGCAAGAATATCAAGTGGTGTATTTACAAATAGTACAGGTGAAACTATAAAAATTGGTACTATGTCTTACAAAGCACCAGTACTAGAGAAAGCAACATTAAGTTTAACCTCAGCAATTGAAAATAACAAAGTAACATTATCAGCAAACTTAACTAAAGCGGATTTAGCTGGTTTAGAAGTAATTATGCAATATGATAGTACTAAATTAACATTAACAGATGTTATATTTGATGCTGGTAGCACAATTACAAATTTCTCAACACACAATGATGGTAGATTAACATTTGGTTCTATTGATCAATTAAAGACAGCTAGAATTAAAGTTGGTACTCCATATAAATTAATATTCACGCCTAAAGTACCTTTAAGTAACACTGCAGGTTTATTCTATACAGTATTAGCAGATGCAGTTGATGCGACTGGTAAAAAGATAGAATTAATAGTTGAATAGTATGAAACAAATATTAGTTACATTATTCTTATTGATATCATTTTTAGGGTTCGGACAGAGTGTATCTGCTCCGGACTCTAAATCGTTCTTACCTTCTACAGCAGGGCAAGATGCTAGTGGGTTTAGTTTAAGTGGTTTTAGCTCAACTGCTAATTTACTAGCATCAATCAGTTTAGTTAATCCACCAACTGGTACAACATTTAACCTAACTACAACAACAGGTCTAACCGCAGCAAGTGGATTCACTTTAGCAGGTAATAAAACTCGTTTAGTGGTAACAGGAACAATGGCTAATATCAATACGGCATTAGCATCTCTAAAAGTAAACACAGGTTCGGTAAGAGGTAATGTTCAATTATCGGTAGCAGCAACTGTAAACCCAACTGGTTTCTTTTACAATGGAACAAACGGACACTTTTATAGACCAATATCAACAACGGCAACTTATACAGGAGCAAGAGCGGCCGCTGAATTAACAACATTCAAAGGCCAGCAAGGATATTTAGTAACAATAACTTCAGCCGATGAAGATGCTTTTATTTTTAATAATGTACCACAAGGTAATATTTGGTTTGCATTAACCGATGAAGCAAGTGAAGCAAGATGGACAATTGATGCAGGTCCTGAAAAAGGAACTTTAATTAAAATCAATAATGGTCAATTAAATGGAAACATACCAGGTCAATACAATAACTGGGCACCTGGTGAACCGAACAATAGTGGTAATGAAGATTACGCAGTAACTAAATGGAGTGGTGGTTCTCAATGGAATGATTTACCAAATGGTTTTTGGAATCCTTATGTAATTGAATATGGAACTTGGACTAATCCTGATGATGCTACATTCACTGAATTCTATACTAATAGTGTAACACACTCAAATGGTGAAGTATTAACAGCACGCTTTAATTTTGATTTTGGAGGTAATGTAGATGAAACTAGATTCTCAACTAAAGCAAATACATTTGTAAACAATACTTGGAATGAAGTAAGTAGTATAACTAGACCATTAAGTGGTTTAGGTAAAGTGGATGCAACGAGCCTATTAGATACCCTAAAAGTTAATGATGGTATTAAAGCAACTATAGTACCAGGACAAGTAGAATGGTCACTTATAAACCCATATGAAACATCAAGAAACGGACATAGATTGCAAATCGATGAAAGAGTATTTAGTGGGACTGGTATTAACTTAAACACAGTAAAATATGTAAAGTTATTTGATATATACGAAGGTCCAATCGCACCAATGGATTTTAATGGATGGTGGAAACAATGGGTAGTACCTGGAAATGTTAATTTGGCTAGTAAAGTAACAGCAAGTTCATTTCAAAATAATATACGATTACAAGATGGGTGGTATGCATTTAGAGCAGATTATTCATTTGCACCAAATACAATGTTTAAACAACATGGTATTGAATTAACAACTAATCAAACTGATTTAAATACATTATATAATAGTATAGTAACTGTATCAGATGTGTTTATAGCATTTAAAGAATTATCAAATGGTGGTATATTCGGAAATGAAACTGGTAATGAGTTTGCGTATGGTATTCAATATATGAATGCTGATGTTGATGGCAATGGTGTATTCAATGAAGCAGATACTTATAGACTATTACAACATTTAACAGGAGTAAAATCACTTACAGAATATTCAACATTAACGTACTTAATGAAATTGTATGGTAAATCGGATTACGACGCTATAACTAAATCAAATTGGAATACACAGTTTAACTATACAAGAAATTTATACCCATTCAGCCTAAATACAGGTACACTTAACAACACTTACAATATAGATGTAACTTGGGTTGGTGATGTAAACTTATCCCACTCAGCAATACCTGCTTCAAATAACGTAACAATTATGTCTGTAGGTACTACATCTGTACCAAATGAAATTAACGCTTCAATTGTTACTGAGGTAAGTGATAAAATATATGCTTACATTACTTTAGACCCACTACAACAACAAGTAGTGGGAACCCAATTCCAATTAAATTATGATAATTCAGTATTGAAATTTGAAGGTGTAGAATTTAAAACTAAGGGTAGTCCAATGAACTATGGTACTAATAAAAATAGCTTTATAAATTTAGGCTCACTAATTAGTGATGGTAGTACTACATTAGATAATACTACTGAATATAAAATAACATTCACATCAACAACTAAACTTGATAATATATTAGGTTTAATATCAATAGGTGCTACTGATGCCGTTAATAAAGCAGGCGTACAATTAAAAGTTAAAGTAAAATAATGAAAAAATTACTATTCATATTATTACTATTATCAGCTTGTAAAAAGGTAGACGTACCACCACAACCACCAACGGTACAGGATATATTCAGCGTTGCTGAATCTACTGTGTCTAATGGTGGAGATATTTACTTTGATTTGAAAGCAGCAGGTACATATACCTTAACAATGTTAGACCAAACCCAAAACGTAATCACAAGGGAGCGTATTAGTGGTAAAGTTGGCCAAAACAAATTAAAAATATACACTAGTTCGCTACCAGTTAAATATTTATATCTAGTACTGGAAGACCAATCCCGTACTCAAATAGGTAAAACCGCCATTAAAATTAATTAAAGATGAACGCAATGAAGAAAATATTAGCAGTTGCAGCTATCCTATTTGTAGGATGTACTAAAGTGGATGTACCAACACCACAACCCCCAGTAACAAACGCTGAATTAAAAATAACTAGCGCAGTAGGTATTAAATTACAATCACCATTCGTAACAAACGAAGTTGCTATGAATGTTAAAAGTGATGTAGCGCAGTCAGTTACAATTAGAATATTTGATATCTCAAACAGAGTAGTATCAAAAGAAACAGTAAACGTAATCGTTGGTGATAATATCTTAAAAGTATACACATCAGCATTACCACCATCAGCGTACAGAATTGGATTATTCGATGCTAATGGTAATCAATTAGGAATCACAGATTTTAACAAACTATAAAAATTAAATAACATGTCAGAAGAAGTAGAACAAGAATCAACTGGTAAATCGTTTAAAAACATTATCATTGGTCTAGTTAGTACAGTTACACTAGGTGTAGGTGGATTTATTACTAACAAATTAACAGGTGGTGGTGATGAAGCAGCTCCTGCACCAGCAGCAGCTCCAGTAATTAACATTACTAACAGCAACCAACAACAACAAGCAGCAGGTGGTAAAACTGTAATCATTAAAGAGAAAGCAGCAGAACCAGCTAAACCAGCAGCTCCAGTTAAGAAAAAAGACGGTGACGAATTTAAAGAAAAAGAACCACAGTGGTAATTTATAAAAAATAAAGTATGCAACCAAATACAGGATTTAGAGAACTATTAAATAAAATGATGTCCCGCAGATGGTACATCACAGCTATGGTATTAGGTGGATTCATTGTAATCATTGCTGGTATATTCGCAGCAATCAGTTTACAAACACCAATGGCCGCAGCATGGAAAGAATTATTAATGTTATTATTAGGTGCCTTCATTGGTAGCTATGGTAAAATCATCGACTACTGGTTCAGTGATACTGACAAAGATAAAATGTTAGTACAGAAAATGGATGAAGAAGATGGTGTAGCACTAGGTAGTGTTAATGACATTAAAGAATCAAACAAACCATTTACTCCATTAATTCCAGATGCTTTCGTAGCAGGTGCAGCAGCCGCTAGAGATTTAGCTGTAGTTGAAAACAAACAAAACTTTGAATTAGCTGCTGATCAACAAGAACATGATCAAAAGTTAGAAGCTGACCAACAAGAGCACGAGCAGGAAATGGCTAAATTAAAATTAGAACACGAACTTAAAGCACATAGATATTGCGAACATGAATGGGGTGACTCAGACAATGATGGTGAACTAGAATGCCAAAAATGTGGTCTATTAAAAGATGCTTACGACGAATCTCACTAACCATTAAAAATTAAAAGTATGAATTTCAAACAGTGGGTTATTGATCTATTCAAAGATGAAAGAGGATCAACTTCAGTAAAACCGGTTATCGCGTTTGTAGGTGCAATGTTTTTATGTGTAACAATGATGTTAAATTCATTTTCACATGCAGATTTTGCTCCATCAGCAGAACTAGTAAATGCAGTAATGATTATTACTGGTATTGGAATGGGTGCTGATACATTTGACAAATTCTCTCATAAAAAGAAAGAAGATTAAAAACAAAACTAAAGGGAACTTCGGTTCCCTTTTTTTAAATCAAATTTATGTATGAAAAATTTATTAATATTATTAGGTCTATTACTGACCATAAGTGCGGGTGCCCAAACTGTCGGATCAACGAAGACAGAGCAGTACAAAGCTTCATTCGAAACCAAAATAGACATTAGTCAATTTTTAAATTATGAAGGCAAAACAATACCGATTCAGATTCTCAAATGCGGTATTGGTGATGATCTTTATGAGCAATATCCTGAACTCAAAGAAAAGAAAGTGGGTTTGGGTGTGGCTAACATCACGCTTGAATATCTTGAAAATCTTAACCGCTTTACATTTACAGAAGATAAAACAGAAATTAAAAACAGAATGGTAAAGCAATTCCAAGCATCACAAGCTGGAATTAGCCAAGATAAATTAGATGGTAGAGGTAAGATTAGATTAGCTCATTACTTCGTTGAAATTGAAGTATACGATTGGTCAGTTTCAGATGACGAAGAAGTAAACTTAAAAGACGGAGTTAAAAATACAATGGTTACACGTTTAGGCTTACAAGTACGCTTTACAGATGCTGAAACAGGAGAAATTATAGCAGCATCTGGTTTAGGTGAAGCTAAAACAACAAGAGAATTAACATTATTATCTGACGCAACAATAGATCCAGTTAAATTTAATCAATCAACAGTTAGTATTGCGACTAAAAAAGCATTAGACATTGCTTGTGCTCGTATATTACCTCGTATGATTAAAAAGGGTGTATTTCCAAACTAATTAAAATGGGAACAAAAGCAAAAAAGAAAAGAGCAATGAGATCTAGAAAATCTGGACTTAAAACAGTAGCTCAAATAAGCAAAAATTTAGCAATCCTTTCAAAACTAAAGTAGTATGAAAAACTTATTATTTTTATTAGTATTTCTTCCAACATTAGCTTTATCACAAGTTAGCACTTGGAGAGGTGCTACGTCAACACCTAGAGTATCAACACAATCATTTCAACAATCAACTCCACAGCGAAATGTTAGTAGCTGGAGAAACGAATCACCAAGAGAATTTAATAGACCTGCAAGAACAAGATCAGGCTCAAATATTATTGTTAATGATCCTTGGTTAGGTAATAACTGGGGTTGGGGATGGAATAGATGGGATATGTGGGGTGCACCAGCATTTGGTTGGAACTTTTGGCAACCAATGTGGTACTGGAATGATTGGGGTTATAGACAACCTGCAAGAATCTATGTATATGATAATGGCAAGAGAGATACTATTAAAGGCAAAAAACCAATTATCAGCTTTGGTATTCAGGGAACAACAGATGATCAAGTGGGTGGTTTCTTTACAATAGGAAATAAAGGATACTTTATAGTAGAATATACAGCAAGTAATCTAAGAGATAACTCAACATTCTTTCCTTTTGGAAATATAGCTCAAGTTGATTTTCCAATGGTAAACGACTTAGTTCAAAGACAGAGCTTTTATGTTGGTGTAGGTAAGCGAATTAAAAGAACAGGTATCCATATGATGATTGGAACTGTAAGTGAAGACGCTAAATGGAGAGGTAAAGATGATTTAGGTTACATAACATTTCCTAAGTACTTAGATAGATTTACAACAGTAAAAATAGGTGCACTACACGACTATAAAAATTTTACAATAAAGTTTGATTATGACCCAATAATCAATAATAGAACTTTTGGATTGGGTGTTAATTTCTAAAATGAAAAAATGGTTAGTAAGTATATTATTAATCGTTATATGTTTATTCGCTAAGATAGCGAACGGACAAGTTTACACTCAAACATTCATTGACAAATGCACTGGTCAAACCAAAGTAGCTACAACTACAATGGTTAACGGAAACGCTATCGTTTCATTCTATGGTCAAATTAAGACATTTACTCCAGCGCAAGTAACAAACGGAGAATTACAAGCTTGGCTTCAAGCAACGTATGTATCCTACAATTCACTAGCATGTCCAGTATCAACTCCCGTAGTAACACAGACAGTGACTCAGGCAGTGTCGCAGGCAGCATCACAAGCAGCATCATCAGCAGCAAGCTCAGCAGCGTCATCAGCCGCTTCATCAGCAGCCTCAAGCGCAGCAAGTGGAGCAGCTTCAGGAGCAGCAAGCGGAGCCGCAAGTGGAGCAGCATCAAGCGGAGCAGCAGCTTCAAGTGGCGCTTCAGCCTCAAGCGGTACAGCAGCATCCTCGAGTGGATCTTCATCCCAATCATCATCGGGTTCGTCCTCGTCTTCATCTTCTGGTTCGTCATCCTCATCTGGGGAATCGTCTTCATCAAGCTCATCTGGAAGCAGCAAAAGCGAAAGCAAATCAGAGACAAAATCAGAATCAAAGAGCGAATCTAAATCTGAAAGTAAAAGCGAATCTAAAGAAGAAAAGAAATCAGAAACTAAAGAGGAAAAAAAAGAGGAGAAGAAAGAAGAATCTAAAGAGGAAAAAAAGGAAGAGAAAAAAGAAGATAAGAAAGAAGACAAAAAGGATGATAAGAAACAAGCCAAAATGAATCCTATAATGATAGGTTCAGATCTAACTGTAGCACAAAATCCTACAGGTGGATTCACACCAATCATATCATTAAGTATGTCTCAAGCATCTGCTACAGGCGAATCAAGTTGGGGTATATCAAGTATGGTATGGGCTGATTTAAAGTCATTCGCTTTATCTGCGAATAAAAGCGATATGAACTTTAAGAACGGAGTACTCAAATCAATAGATGCTTATTCATATACCGTTGCTTACGTCGCAGGTACGCATATGACTTTTGGTGGTTATACTCACATTATACCACATCCAAAATATGGTACGTTCGGCTATAACTTATCTGTTATTAATATTAAATTGAAAGAAGCTGTTGGTTACTCATATTCAATGATGTCATCAACAACAGCATTCTGGACTAAACCATATCAAATAAGCAGAAAATCAACATTATCTCCAGGTGTATTCTTAATGGCGTCGCCATACACGTACAACAGCAAATCAGGCAGTACATGGAATTACAATGTAATGGGTTTGGTGGGCACAGGATATAGTTTTAAATTGAGTAAACGATTTGGGTTTAATATTGACTATAAAGCAAGCTTATCAACAGTACCAGGTACACCAATACTTAGCTTCTTCCTTGTAGGTTCAAGATTACAACTATAAATTTGGGTTGGGCAAAATTTTAACGTATATTTATTCTCGCTTAATTAATTAACAAAAACACAATTATTATGAAAAAAGCAACATTAGTATTCGTAGTAGCATTAACATTAGCTGCTTGCGGAACTGGAAACACTGAGACTGTAGCAACTGATTCAACTGCTGTGTCTGCTGATACTACTGCTGTAGTAGCTGCTGACTCGACGAGTGTTGATTCAACTACTACTAAGTAATGATCGTGGCCTGTCTTTTGGACGGGCCAACTTTCTGCTTTAAATTAACATTATGTATAAGATTAAGAACAAAATAAGACAAATACGTAAATTAATACGTTGGATACCTATCTTATGGAGAGATAGAGATTGGGATTATTATTTTGTTTATGAAATATTAAAACAAAAATTAATTGATACTGAAAAGTATATTCGTAGAGATGGTTTACATGTATTTAATGAGCACGATGCTGATAGTATTAAAACAGCAATCGAAATGATAGAGAAAGTACAAACTGAATATCATCTTGATAAATACTTATCAGAAGCAACTGAGTGGACTACTGAGGGAATGAATAAAGCTATAAAGGATCATAATAAAGCTAAACAAGAATTATTCAAATATCTAAACAATAACATTGAAAAATGGTGGGACTAGGTAAAAAATGTATTAAATGTTTACGTTGGTATCCTAAATTTATGTTTAGAAAGGATGGTAGGGTATACCAAGTTGCAACTGAATTAGGTAAAGTTAGAACATGTAGAATATGTTCTTGGAAAGAATCAGGTAGAGATAGTGTTGTAAGATGGAATGGAACTAAATTTGAAGTTGTAACTTTAACATTAAAGCAACGAATTAAAGAATTATTAGGATGATAGCACTAATTATATCAATTGCAGTAGCAACTATTATATCTATACTTTGGGTTAGAGGTATAGATAACATGAAACAAAATCCTGACTATAAGGGATACGATTTATTTGATGAAGAAGATAAAAACAATATAATATGAAACAATACATTAGCCCAATATTAACAGCATGCTCATTAATTGCCCTGTTAACAACAATTTACTTTCAGAATGAAAGAGTTAATCAATTTAAATTTGAAGTAAAAACATTAAAATCAACAGCAGATAGTTTACACGATGAATTATTTATTAGACACGTTATAAATGAAAGATACGAGTTATCTCTAGATCATTTACAGAAAGTAAATCCAAATGCTGCTCTTGAGTTTGTAAATTTTATGAACCACGAGACTGAATAGTATCACTTCCTAATTAGCGTATATTTATATATGCTATGATACGATACGCTAAACATAATAATAAAGAATACATCGTAATAGATAGCTCGTTTGAAATTAACGGGCTAAAATCCCCACTGCACGTTCAAATTAATATTAATGGTTTTACTCAAGAGGAAAAAGACTTACTGTATAAAACATCTGCAGTAGCTTTTAATCGTCACATCAATTTCTCTAAAAAACCTACAGTAGCTCCTAAGAAACCTTGGTGGAATATTTGGTGAAGGCAAAACAATAGCTTAGATTTAAGCTATGAAATTAGTAGTAATAGGCGATATTCATGGTCGTGATATATGGAAACAAATCGTAGCTAAAGAGCACGACGATACAGATGAATTTATATTTGTAGGTGATTACTTTGATTCATTTACAGTTAAAGGTCTAGACCAAATAAATAACTTTCTAGACATTATTGATTTCAGAAACACATCTATATACCATAAAGTAACATTATTAATTGGTAACCACGATTATCATTATTACCCAGGTATTGAGGATAATGGCACCTCAGGCTACCAAACATTAATGGCGCCATCAATCAAACACGTAGTAAGCGAAAATAAACAATATCTACAAGCAGCTTATCAAGTTGACGAATTTGTTTTTACACACGCTGGATTAAGTAGTGAATGGTTAGATGATAATATTGTAATGTGGGATGTACCTAATTTAGCAATGTATGTTAATGATTTATTCTATTATCAACCTCAAAAATTAGCTTATCGTTCATATAAACAAGTTGGAGATAAAGTATATGGAGTTGGTGGTTATGGTAATGAAACATTTCAGGGTCCACTTTGGATCAGACCTAAAGCATTAATGGCTGCTAATAAGTCTACTCAAGACGGTAAACTTACTAATAAAGAAACCCTTAAAAACCATATCATTCAGGTAGTAGGACATACACCACAAGATACAATTGATATTAAAGGTAAATCTACTGGCGGTAGATATTACTTCATAGACACACTTGAATATGGACAAAATCAATATTTGGTGATCAAAGATGGAGTCGTATCTTTAGGAGAATTAAATAATAAAGATGAAAAGTAAATTCTACATCAAGGATAAACGAACACTAAAACAGAAACTAACTGACTTTGGTCATAGTATGTTGTTCTGGAGGGGTAGAAAGAAAGGTATGATTCATACTAGGAATATTACTTGGAATGATATTAGAGCTGTATTCTTCCCTAAGAACTTCTATGAAAAATATCATTACTTAGGATCAGTTCCATATAATAAGTTAGGTCCTATTTTTGAAGCAATGGAGCCGTTAGTAATCTTTATGGATTATAAAGCAAAGCCTTGGTGGTGTCCTAGATGGTTTCTTAGATTCTTACATTTGTTTGGTGATGATAATTCAATAGTGAGAGTTAGGAATAGGTTTCTAAGCAATCTAAAATGCAAAATCACAGGACACATTGCAATGATGGACTACAAAACCAAATGGACTGATTATGATTTAAGAATATCAGTTGTAGGAAATAGGCAAGTACAAAATTTAACTGATGCTATTGAAGCTAGATACTATGAAGTAGGTTATAGAACAGACCTTGCAGATCAAATCAAAAAATTAGATCCAGATACGGTATATAATAGTGGTTATACAATTAGTAGTATGAAAGCAGAATTAATGAGATTAGGACATGAAGAATATTAAACCAAAATATTTGAAATGAAACGAGAAGATAAAAATAAGTTAATATTAAAGGAACTGATTGATAAGATGTTTGAGATGGCAGGACACGATCTTAAATTTGAAGATGTAGAAGATAGAAAGGATAATTGGTTTCAACAATACACAATGACTGAGGCTCAAAATGAGGAGTGGAGGGATTGGGGTATTAAATTAATAATGAAAAAGCGACGTTATAATAGGTACTTAGCAGATCGCGAAATGAGAATGTTAGATTTATATTGTGGACTAAAAATATCAGATTCAAAATATGACACCAAAAGAAAAAGCAATAGAAATAGTAAATAAATACATGAGTATAAGAAGTATTAATTTACATGATCATTCAATAATATACTTACTACAACATAAACAGTGTGCATTGGTAGCAGTAGATGAGATAATAAAAGCAACAAAAGGATATTCATATGTAGTGGGATATGATATGTTGAGTCACGATATCTATTGGGAAGATGTAAAACAAGAAATAGAAAACCTATGACAGGTAAAAAACAACCTAAACGCAACTGGTTCATTGTAATGAACTCACAACTAGAATACTTTTGTGGATTAATGTATGGTGGTCAGTTAGTATGGAGTAGTGATTACAACGAAGCAAAACCACTAGACGACGAACGCAAATTTAGAACGTTACAAATGCTTTGTATGGGCGAGGAACTAGTCTTAGATTATATTAAATAAGTAGTTATGGAAGACGAATATATGAAACGCGTTCGAGAACGCTTCTATAAACAGGTAAGAGAAACAAATTGGGGAGCTGGTGATGAGAAAGTATGTAAACCTAGAGGCCGCAAACCAAAACAATACACTAGACCAGATTCAGTCCCTTATAAATCACTAAACGATATAAAACAATCTAAATACAATTGGCTATGAGTAGTATCAGTATAGACGTAGACATTGATGATATCATCTGGGGAATGGGCTCTTATGATAGAAGAGAATTCTTTAAATCAATGCAAGATGAAGGTTACATTTCTAAATCATGTATCATTACAAAGGATGGTGAAGTTAAAGCAGCAGGCCATATAGAACGAAATAAAATAGCTGAAAGTAATGATGATTTTAACAAAGCGCTACAAATATTATTTGGTAGGGGTTGGCTGTTAACTAAGGAACAAGAACAATATGTAATTGAACTAGCAAAACGATTCTAATATGGAAAATAAGTATAAGTTACTACCTCACAATTATTTCGGATTTGAATTATTCGAAGAAGTATTTAAAGTAATTAATGAGCGTGGTTATCAACACGATGATCAAATGTTTAAAGCTGGTGTAGCAAGCGCCGAAGCTGCAGTTAGACGTTTACGTGAAGAATACTACGAAGCGATCTCAACCACTCCGTTCTAGTAGAGTTATGGATATTTATAGGCATGAAGAAATGCCTAATATCCCTACTATTAACATTAGTAGCAGTTATATCTTATAGTCAAGATGTAGTTACATTAACACACAAGTCGTATACAACACATTATAGTAAGTCAAAACACTATCCAGTTAAGGTAGAGTGGTGGGTTACTAGAGCAAATTTAACATGTGCTGTTAAAGCCAAGCGTGGTGATAAATTTATAGCTGATCCTAAATTACCAGCCGAAACAAATTTACAAGCAGATTATACAGGTCAAGGATTCGATCGTGGACACAATTTCCCAGCAGCAGACGCTGCTTGTGATCAAGTGGCAAACGACGAATCATTTTATTTTAGTAACATGACCGCTCAATACCCAGCACTCAATCGTGGTGATTGGAAAGCATTAGAAACATTAGTACGCGACTACGCTATTAAAGAAGATTCAGTACACGTTTGGTGTGGGTCAGTAGGTGTAGCTAAGAAAATTGGTACAACATCAGTTCCAACACAGTGTTGGAAAGTAATATACTTCAAGAAATCAAACGAATGGATGGCTTTCTTATTTGATAACAATACAAGTAAAGCAGACGGACTTAAGAATAATGAAGCAACATTAGCTGATATTGAAAAATTAACTGGCTTTAAATTTAAGTAAAACAATGTTTACCCCAAACCACTTACACCTATTAGTGAAAGGTTATATCACTAACCCCCCAAAATCAGAAGAAACTTTAAATATTTGGTTTCGAGAATTAGTAAATAAAGTAGGAATGGTTGTTGTCGCAGGACCAACTTCAGTTTATGTTAATGAACCTGGAAATGAGGGCATAACAGGAACCGTAACTTTAGCTACATCACATGCTTCAATTCACGTGTGGGATGCTTTAGAATTACCTATGTTCCAATTTGATTTATATAGTTGTTCAGATTTTACTCCTGAACAAGTACTAAATCACATCGATGAGAATTTCTCATTACAATCAGCAACATGGCAGTTCATAGATAGGAATAGCGATGATTTCAAGTTGATTGATAGTGGGAAGTGGAAGGCAGAGTAATGGTCGTAGATTTACGTCAAATAAATAAATAATGGCAATACAAACTAGAGACGAAGCACAAGACAAATTCAGTAGAAGAGTAGACAAAACATTATTTAAAAAGAAAAAACATGTGCCATTGAGCCAAGAGTCATGGGATGACTTGAGTCGTAGAGGTGCATCGTTGGCTGAGCAGGAAGAGTGGATTAAATTGAGACGTAGACAAAAAGAACGAGAAGACAACATTAAAAATAGCTAAGATGACAACCAACACAGAGTTAGAACTTAAATGCCTTAAAATTGAGGCAATGGTTAGAGCAATGGTAATGAATGGCGTTACGGATAATCGAAAGTTAGTTGACGCTGTTAGCAACTATTACCCACCACTATCAGCATGGGAACAAGAAATGTTCAGTGAAGCGATTATATACGCAAAGTATGGAGTCCTAAATTAGGGCAGGCAGGGTAGATAGTGTAGATTTAAGTATTATAAAAAATTAAAATAAAAGGTTATGACTTACAGTATTGAAAGAATCAAGGAATTAGCACCGTCAGTATTTACAACTGAAAAAGCTTCACATTTAACGGATAAATATATCCAAACTCCTACAATTAGAGTAGTAGAAGATTTAATGAACTTAGGTTGGGAAGTAACTAAAGCCCAAGAGGTTAAAGCTCGTAAGAATAAGGGCTTCCAAAAACACTTGTTAGTGTTTCGTCATCCTGAAATCACAATTAAGGGTGCAAATGGAGATGATTCATTCCCTCAAATCCTATTAACCAACTCACATGACGGTAAAGCCGCATTTAACTTTAGAGTGGGTATCTTCAGAATGGTATGTAGTAATGGATTGGTAATTAGCGATGCTGATTTCGGAGTGATGTCTATTAGACATATGAATTATACCTTCGAATCATTGCAATCTAAAGTTGCTGAAATGATTAGTAAGTTACCTGGATTAGTTCAGAAAATTAACTTATTCAAATCAACTCAGTTGACTGAAGCTCAAATGAATGAGTTTGCTACTAAAGCATCTGAATTGAGAACTAAGCAACGTGTTAATATTATGGACATGCTTACTCCAACACGTGCTGAAGATCAAGGTAATGATCTATGGGTTGTATTCAATCGTATCCAAGAGAAAGTGTTAGGTGGTTCATACACATATGGTGGCCGTAAGGCTAGATCAGTAAAGAACTTCCAACAGGATATTAAATTAAACGAACAATTGTTCGAATTAGCTGAAGCATATCTTTAATTTTGAAAGGTGGGGGTGTCAAAGCCCTCACCTTATATTTATCTAAATAAATAAGTTATGAACGAATCATATCAAGAAGAAATAGATAAACTAATAGCTAAGTTTTCATTAGCAATACTAGCCGAATTAGGACATAAATTACCTATGGACCAAGTCAAATCACTAGCTAAAGCAATAACAGTGGTTGCTATGGAGGAATTGGATAAGGAAGAATATGAAACCCATTTTTGGATGGAAGCAAGGGAATATTATACAAATCAAAAATAAAAGTTATGAGAGTTATAGCAATTAGAGATAGTTACTTTAGTGATGGTAAAACATTAACTGATTTAGCTATTCATAAAGGTTCAGTCTACCACGTAACAGAGACGTACTTCAAACCAGGAAAGCATTATTTCCAAGATACGGGAAGTTATTATCCAAACGGTGTTGGCTTCTACAGGTTATTAGAACAAACAGGTTCACATGTTGAAGATATGTTCCTTGAATTACCTGATGATCTATTTGAAACTGAAACTGAAACTGAAGAAATACAATATGAACGAAAATAAAAACGAAATACATTTAATACATTTAGGATTTGGTTCACATCTAAACGTTCAAACGTCACAACTAGTATCAATTAACGAAACACTAATATTGATTAATGGAGCTAAAGACCCAATTGAATTAAACGTTAAAATCGAAGCGGACTTTAACAGTATACCTTCAGAATACCATGAAATATTCTTAAACATGTTAACGTCTAAATATAGTAACAAAGCATCATTTGGTGATAATCCGTTCTCAGTATGTCAACCCAAACCGAAACGCAAATGGTACCAGCTTTGGAAGGCGAAGTACTAAGCGTACATTGACGTTATAAAATTAAAGGTTATGTCAGTTATAGTAGGAGGCGACAAGATAATTGTCCATAGTTACATTCCACCAATTGTGTTTACAGACCCAATTAAATCAGATAAGCGTTTCGTTATTGCTGATGGTAAATGGACTGAAATACCATTTCATTTAGGCCAAAAACACATCATACATTTCAAGAAAGAGTATAAAAACTCTAAAAACGAAGCGTTCAAAAACACATTTGAACAGGAAGTAGATGGCAGTAAAGGTAAGAAGTATACAGTTAAAAATGAAGATGATAGATGGAGCTGTACTTGCCCTGCATTTGGTTGGTCAGGTAATAGTGGATGTAAACACATTAAACAAGTAAAAGCTGATAACGGATGGAACTAAAAGATAAAATTGAAACATACACCCCAACAAAATACAATCCGTATTACTGGTGGAGGCGTTTTAAGGGTAGAGAAACACTTCATAAGTATCAGCCACTTAAAGATAAAATAGTAAATGGCGATTACGAACCAAGTGATTATCATTGGTGGATGTTATGGGAGGATGAATTAGAACAGGAATCATTATCTAAAATAACTGATGTAGGTAAACAACACGAAGCAAGATGTTTATTTGGGGAGCGTAGACGTAGATTAATAAATGACTTTGAAAAAGACGAAGCCAAAATATTAGAGGCAATGTATAAGGATTTCTGGTTAGCATTTAGAATGAAACGAGATGAAGTTGAAGATGAAATGTTCAATTTCGATGGTACGTTGCTTGAATTCTATCATTATATTTATAGTAAAAAGAAACAAAATGGAAATTAAAGACATTCTTAGTGAATTAATTACAGTAGCTACCTCAGCATTAAATGAACGTGGTGTACCTGAAAACTTCGATTTGGAAGACTTCATTGACACATTAGAAAGTTACTACAGTGAACTAGATGAAATAAGTGAATTCGTTTACATTGATGATAAAGACGAATACGATTTCAGTGATGATGGAGATGATTATTATAGAGGGCAAGATTAAGGTTATATATTCACGTTATAAAAATTAAAGTTATGTCAAGAAATAATGAACGCGTATTAAGCGATCAAATGATTTCAGATATCAAAGATTCAATTTTCATTGATTTGGTAAATGAACCTGATTCAGTATATCACTTAGTAGATGATGTTATGAATGCTTATTTAACTAATGATTGGAGTACAATTAAGGAAACCATGACTGAAATTATTGAAGCCACAGAAGACGATATCTTACTAACACTGAATATGGAATTAGCAGAAGACGCATTTAATCAAGCAGAGAATGGTAATTAAATTGATATTGATTTGGTTTGCATGTGTAGCATTATTTGGAATAACAGCACTTACAATGGTATTATTAACAGGCTATTTGGGTGGTAAACCAAAATCAAATAAATTTAGGAAGTGGTGGAGTGCAAATGTAGTGGATTTAGATAATTTATATCATTAAGATATAAGTTGGTTGGGCAAAATAAGAGTTGTAGATTTAAGTATATTAAAATTAAAAAATTAAAGTTATGGCTACAAGATCATTGATTGCAAAACAAACAAACGACGGTTACAAAGCGGTTTATTGTCATTGGGATGGTTACCCTTCACACAATGGAGCTGTATTAGTAGAAAACTACAATACACCAATAATGGCAGATAATTTATTAGCACTTGGAGATTTAAGTTCTTTAGATGTAACACTTCAAACAACTAAAGCATACCATAGAGATATGGGTCGCGATTATGAAGCAGCTGACTTTGTAAAGACATTCAGTGAGTTAAAGCAATTTGGAAAAGAATGTTGGGCTGATTACATTTACATATATAATAACGAATTAGAATGGGATTGCTATAATTCACAAGGCGTCCTATTAAATATATTAACCGATAATTTAATAACGGTTTAAAGAGGGTTCATACTTTTAATTTTTAATGGTTAGATTGAGCTGGGTTTCTACCCGGCTCTCTCGCTGCTTGGGAGGCAGAATAATAGTCGTAGATTCACGTTATAAAATTATTAAGTATGCCATATGTAGATCTAGAAAGTGTTAATAAAAACACAATAGTAAGTGATTTAAAATCAGTAATTGGTAAGAGAGTATCACAAAACCAATCACCAACACTCGTAGCCAAATTAATTAAAGTTGGTAAAGTAAATTGCGTATTCGAATCAGTAGAATCCGATTTCAAATTATCTACTTTAGCACCTGGATATAAGGTAGGAGTGCAATATAAAGTACCTACACAATTCGCTTGGAACTCGTTCTTCTACTAGGGAGGGCGGGGTTCGAATCGTAGATTTAAGTATATTAAAAAATTAAAAGTTATGAATACAGTTGAAACAATGAAATTTACAAAACGCGATTTAGTGTATTTAGACACAATTGAACAAGCTTGGGATGGTAGTGAATTAAAGATTGAAGATGGTGATGTTAGGATATGGCTTAACCCACGTGAAAATAGAGCATACGATGGTGACTATACCCTCGAAACACGAATCAATGGTAAATGGTCCCAAACCAAATGTTACTTTGAATAGGCAAAACAACAACCGTAGATTTAAGTATATTAAAAATAAAAATAAAAGTTATGAGTAAACAAATTATCCTAGATGCATTAGCAGCACAATTTGCAGTTAAGCAAAATGAATTCACACAATACGATACAACAGTATATCAACCAGCATTAGCCGAACTGAATAAGACTGTCAGTGATTGGTTCAGTATGGTATTAGACTTAAATCCATACCGCCTTACATTCAATGGTGATTATGTAGAAATTACTCCATCAGATGAAGGTAAATGGCATAGCATGATTACTATTAAAAGAAATTCAGGTTGGGGTATTGAAAAAGATACATATTCCATTGATTACAGAAGCGGTTATGGTAAAGCAGAAAATCAAACTGACATGTACTACCTAACTACATTAGGTAAAGTAGCACAGAACATTGACTTGATAGTTGAAAATATGAAGTCTGAATGGAAACCAACACATCAATCGATTTACAAGCCATATTATGAACTAAGTAATGAATTAGGTAAATTAGAGAGTGAAATAAATGGAGTTAAACAAGATATTCACAATGATAAACGTGAAGTATATAAAGCACCAGGATTCGAACATACAGTAACATCTCAGCTTGCTTGTAAAATGAACTACGATACTAATGAATATGAATTAAAAACAGTACCGTATACAATTAGATTAGAGACAGGAAGTGGTAAGTGGGATTACATGTGGGTTAACTCATATAAAGTAATTGGACCTGCTAAATATAGAAAAATAGCTATACAAGTTAAACGTAATGAAGGTGATGAGCGTTGGGAAGATATTGAAGTTAAAGGCGAATTCTTCGATCAATTCATCGCAGAGGTATATAATTGGGAAACTAGATTGAGAGAGAAGCGTGACGAAGACGAAACTAAACGCTACAATAAGTTCGTTGAGGCAAAGCAAACAGCATAGATTCACGTTATAAAATTAATAAGTATGAGTTTAACAATTGAGGATTTAAAGACAATCAGAATCGGATTAAATAAAGTAGCATTCAGCGATAGAAATAATATACTTGAAACAATGAAGAATGTAGATGCAATGTTAGCAGAGCATAATTTAAAGTTCGAAATGGAAGCTAGACCAAAACGTAAATGGCAGCGTGACACTATTTACGACTATGTATTTAACCCTATAAATAACTAATATGAAAACGTTTAACGATTTAGAATTCAAACAAGACATACAACGAGGACTAAACGCAGCTCGAATCATGTTCGATAATGGATACGGAGCGAGTGTAGTAATAGGACCACACACATACGGTGGTGAAGATGGATTATATGAATTAGCCGTTATTTTAGGTAGTGATGGTAAATTAACATACGATACACCTGTAACAGATGATGTTGAAGGATATCTAACAGAAGATGATGTGACTAAATTACTAGAACAAATACAGAACCTAGAAATAGCACCATAAAATTCAGCTTAAGCTTTATGGCTCACACACCACATATATAAATACGTATATACGATCCAATATGAATAGATTCATACCATGGTACCCAATTAACGAAGTAATTAAAACGAAGGATAGATGATACTAATGCTAATATACCCACTTGGATTCTTAATAACGTTAACGTTCTTCAAATACTTTGGAAAGCGAATCGGATTCGATTATGATAATGAAGAAAAAACATATGCCGACTATGGCGATTGGGAGAGTAATGAAGAGGCATATTTCGGATTCGCAACAATGTGGTTCATGATAGTACCAGTATTAATCGCAGTTGGATTATGTAAGGGACTATACATGATTAGTAAATGGTATTTAAAATTATAGATAGATGGATAGCAATATTATAGAACGTTTAGAACGTATCGAAACGAAACTAGATGCAGTAATTAAGGCAATGTATGATTATGATGAAGGTACGTTGCATTGTGAATACAGTGGATTACCATCAGTTGAAGCATATAGCGACGAGGCGTATGGAGAATCATCATTCGAAGCGTTTATAGATAACGAAGAAGAACTAAATAGACGAATGGACATTATAGGACAGAACGGTAATGAAGGAATACACTACGTGACGAACGAGGAAGCGGATGAAGATGCTATTAATACTCAGCCTAAACAAAAACGGTATTACAAAAATAAACGTAGTAAACGTAGCGAAAATAAAAAATAAGGCAGAGTAGTAGTCGTATATTCATGGTATAAAAATTAATGATAGATGAAAACAGCAATGCAAGAATTAATTGATGAACTAAAACTTATTGAGGCTTATCCTATGTCACCTTTAGTATTAAGAATGGCTAATGATTTACTTGAAAAAGAAAAACAGCAGATAATACAAGCAGCATACGAATTTATGGGAACTAACTTCGATTCTAATATGGGTAGAGCGGAATTATATTATAACGAAAAATATAAAAATTAAGGATAGTGGAAGGTAAAATAGATAGATGTCAACATTGTGGTGAGGATAAAGCAGATTGTTATTACGGGTTTATAGCAATGACAATCCCAATTCCCGAAGCCGAAGCATTAATTGATAAATGGGGTAGAGCCAATTGGTGGGAGAATTTAGAGCGAATCGATCTAACAGATGATGAAATGAAGGAATTAGATGGTTTAAATACATACGATCAATTATTAAACACAGTAAGTAGAGGAGTTCAATGTAATGATTGTGCTAAAAAAGAAGACGAGTTATATAAAATATATTATAATAATAAAAAACGATAGACAGTGGCAGACTTCTCAAAACAATGGTGTGATATAAATGACCCGGATATGCCGAGCGATTTCTGTATTGACGAAATATTCAATGGATTGAGCGAAAACTCGTATGTAAATTATATATGTGAAGGATTTGGATTTGATGCGATCGGGAATATAAATGGTGAGTTGATGGTGTCAATGCCGACTGGATCACATCAATTCAAGTGGATAACGTACGATGAACTGATAAATAAGCATAGGGGGTAGTGGGGGATAGAGATACTCAGGATAATAAAATAAAATGATATGAATATGAAGAATCTAAAGAACATGTTGACGAATGAGAGAAGAAATGAAGTGGCAGCATTATTAACAGTGTTATTCTGTTTGGGGTATGCGGCTCTATTAGTGAATGAAACAGCACGTGTTGTGATGGAATATACTTTAGTTGGGATGATAGGTGTAATGGCTGTGTGGTTTATATTTTCTATGATTAAGGATGTATTGGAGCAATTAGGCAAACGATAGAATGCATGCGTTTTTTTGCGCGTTAAATGCGCAAGTAACGCGCTTTTTTTATCACAACGAACATGAGTTTTTTTGTTGCAATGGGTGGATAACTACACAATGTAGGGAACTACGGATAGTAGTACTACCTATACTAACGTTTTTAGTGTGATAGTATATGACATGATGTTGCTGTATGGGGATAGGGTGTTGCGACCCGACCAGTTTTTTTTCTTGCCACTCCACCTCCTTTTTATCGACGAAATATATACTACTTTTTTTAGTCGATACTAATTTGTGTAGTACTAAGTTTTTTAGTAAAATTGTTTTTGTTGCAGCAAGGTTTTTTTCTTAATTTTTAACCAATTTCTTTTTTTTCTTGAAAATTTTTTTTTCTGAGGCAGAATTAGGGATGTAGATTTACGTCATGAAAATTATAGATAAACCATTAATAGTTGGAGGTGTTCAGTTGGGTGTTTTTCAAGCATACACCGACATCGAACCAGAACTAATCGCTACGGAATACCGTTCCCGTGTTTTACCCGCTCCTTTTTTTTATGAAAAGCGGTTGTTTTTTTATTTAGTTAAACGACACGAGCCGGGACAGAATAAGTTTTTTCCTAATGGTGGATTTGAGGTACGCGACGAGAGTGGTGGACTGAGATGTTATGATTTGGATCAGGTTATTATACATCCAGCCGTAATTAAACATAAGAAGACATTAGACAAAATGCACCGCACCGCGGAGAAAATTGCTAAGCAGAAAGAACGCGACGCGAAGCGTAGCGCTAAACCGAAACCGGAATCAACAGGGAAACGGGGTAGACCAGCACTAGACCCAGCACTTAAGGCAGCACGCGACGCCGAGAAAATAGCTAAATCGGAACGTAGTGGTGGTAAACGTGGCCGTCCAAAATCAGATAAAACACCAATCGTTAAGGCTAAAACAGGGGGTAAACGCGGCCGACCAAAAGTAAGCGACGCTGTTATTGCGAGTCGTGTTGCAGCGAAAGCAGCGACTCGTGTCCGTACAGGGGGTAAACGTGGACGACCTAAATCAAATCGTAGGTAGGCCAAATTGTGTTCATATATTTGTGTTACACAAAAATTAAAATATATGCCAAAAGAATTAGACGAAGAACTAACACAACTAAACTACATGGAAAAGTTAGCTATTATCAATGCTAATGTTAAACATTTGGTTGACTACTACGATGACAACAATATGATGGATATGATTCCTGATTATGTTTGGGGTTACATTCTTAAAATTGAAAAATATAGTAAATAATTTGAAGCGGGGCAAAACCCGCTTCTTATATTTACGTTATAAAATTAATAAGTATGTATAGTTTAAAATGTGATTATTACGGAGCCGAATTTACCTGCATTGGTGATTTGATTGCTCATATTATGATTTCAGGTATGGATCCTGATTATGAAATTACTAAAGATGGTAAATCGATAGGTCAAAAAGCCATTGATTATATTTCATTTTAGTGGGGTGGGGCAGGACCCAATTCATATCTTCATGTTATAAAATTAAAAAATATGAAAGAATTAAGTAAAAGAAGTAAAAAAATTGTAGATAATTGTATTATTAAAATTTATAATAATGAATTAAGTATAGGTGAAGTATATAATAAATGTGTTAAATATTATGGGAATAGTGCATTTTGTTATTTTATAGATGAATTAGAAAGATTAAATATGTGTTATATAAGTGAAGGTATATTAGAAGAAAATAATAGATGTGATTGGAAAAATTAATTAAATAAAATAGGGTGGGGCAAAACACAATTTATATCTTCACGTTATAAAATTAATAGTTATGATAACATTTGAACAATTAAAAGGCATATTATGTCAGGGCGAAGTAGAAATACAATACGATAATGAAGTACCTGATTCTGTTATTGGTGAAACAGAAAATAAATTTGAAAGGGCAAATACGTTGCTCGACCTAGTTAACATTTATGAAGATATGGGTTATGAAACACACACTGCCCATGAAGTAATTGTTAATACTATGATGCAATTAGCAACATTAGATTAGGCAGCGTTTCGTTTATATATTTACGTTACACAATTAAAAATTAAAAAATATGAAAGTTACACAAACGTTATTAATGGTTATGGTCGAAGTTCCGGTCCAAGTAGGTGAATTAAAATGTAAAGCACAAATGCAAGTTTGTAGAACACTTGGCACATTAAATGAGCCCAATGAAGGGGAAGATGAAATTGAATTTGCAGATATAAGTGATATTACATATATGGGCATACCAATTGAAGGTTATAATAATTGGAGAAAGTTTAAGCAATTTCATTTGGAAATGGGAATTGATTGGGACAAGGCCCTTGCCCAAAAAATAAATGAAATGACAAATGATATTATAGAAGAAGTTAATGTAAGTTACTAAGTAAAAATGAGGCGGGGCAAAACCCGCTTCATACATTTACGGTACACAAATAAAAATTAAAAGTTATGAAATTAGAATTAGCGATTACAAAGGAAAGAGTACCTTACTTAGTAGAAGAATTAGGTGAAGATCGTATTGAAGTTAGAGAATACAATGACAACCAAGATTTAATCATATTTGAAGTGAATGATGGTATGGATGTATTATGTATATTTCATGCTGGGATTAGGTTTGGTAGTGATAGTATGAGAAACGCTGTAGTGAGATAATTAGTCGAGGCAGAATTAAGTTCCGATATTTACAATACACAAATAATAAATAAATAAAACAAAAGGTTATGTCAAAAAGTACAACAGTAAAAAACACAGGTAAAAGAGGTCGTCCAACAGTAAGTAATTCAGCTCGTCAAGCGCGTTTAGCAGCAAGAGCGGCTCGCGTAGCAGCGGGTGGTGAAGTAAAGCGTGGTAGACCCGCTAGTCAAGGTTCAGCACGTCAAGCGAAATTAGCAGCTCAAGCAGCTAGAATCGCAGCTGGTGAAACGATTAAGCGTGGTCGCCCAGCAAAAGCATTGATCGTTGAATCAGTAGCTTAATTAAAGTGGGTGGGGCGTAGCTCCACCCATATATTTACCACACAAATAAAAGTTATGATAAATATACTAATAGAATTTCTATTTGGGGTTAAAGTCGTGGGTGAACCAATCAACATGGAATATGGCGTTGAGCAACCTAAACGCACCGTACAACCTCCGTCTAAGTTACCCGAGTTCGAATGGTGTCAACACGTACGATTCGGAAGCCTACACAACGTAGTGCAACGCGTCCACTTGTAGGGCAATGTCCCGTTCATATATTCACGGTATAAAATTAAATGATATGAATAAGAAAGAAATTAAGAACATGATTACAAGGACAGTATGTCAGTTCGTTAGTGATTTAGGTTACAGTGTTGACGATGATGGGTTTCATGGTTCATTAACATTCCAAAAACACGGCTCATCAATTGATGATTCAATCGAATGGAATCGTAGTTACCAAGATGCAATATGCCTTAATTGGGCGAGCGATGAAGCTAAAGCCGATTGTGAGGCGATTAACGAGTATATGAAATCAATAATCATATATTGGGAAGCTCAATATACACCGAAACGTGCCGTGGCATAGTTCGGTTCGTATATTCACGGTATAAAATTAATGAGTATGAAACAAAAGATGATTAAAGCGTACCACATCGAGCATGATGGATGCTATAGTAACATAGTAGTAATCAACACACATAAAGAACACGTTGATAATTACCACACTACGTTCTTCAAATTAGCAGACGCTAAACGTGAGTTATTGAGTAGCCTAAAGTTACATATAGATGAATACACATATGCTGCTAAACGTATTAGAGCGATTAATAACGAAACAGTACCTCAACGCGCTACGGCAGAGTAACAATCGTATATTCACGTCATGATAAAATTAAAACGTATGAAACAAACAGTAAGTAAAACAGGTGCTGCGTTATTAGCAGTATGGGCAGTAGTAATGGTAGCAGTAATAGTAATTGGAGCTGGATCAGACGGTCCGATTGATGGCCCTGAACTCATTAACGCATGGACGTTCTACGGGTTCGTATTAGGTTTACCTACAATATCAGTTGCAATGATGAGATGGGGTGGTCAGAAATAAACACATATATTCACGTCATAATAATAATGATATGAAACAAATAACAACACAACCAGTAGTAACATTTCAAGTAGGTGATCGCGTTCAATTCAACAGATCAATTAACGATCGAGGTATGAGTATGTGGTTAAACACTGAGTACGGTATCATAATTAAAATGAACAAAGTAACGGCGTTAGTTAAAACACAAACCGCAACGTGGAAAATAGACATAGATGAATTAACTCAATATGTTGATCCATTTAGCGGTTGGGCTGAGTAACGATCATATATTCACGTCATGATAAAATTAAAACGTATGGAATTAACATTACAAGAGTTAAATGAAGTGTATTACAGCTTAAATGTATTACTAAACGACAAAGATTCACATTTCGTTAATGTGGATGTAGTAACTAACCTGATAGATAAAATCGGTGATGAGATTGGACGTCTAGCTATGGATGAAGTAAATGAGGAAATAAACGAATTAAAATTAACAGGTAAACTATAATTAAAGTATGAACACAAACGAATTAAAAGAACAACTACAACAGGACTTATTAAGTCTATTAGATGGAATGGGTATTGAAGATACATTATCACCTAGTGATTATGAAAACCTCAAAAACGAAGTATGTGATATAGTAATTACTAACGTTAATAAATTAAAATAACCAGAGTATGAACGTAAACGAATTAATGAACATGAATGATATGTACTATGTAGGTAACATATACGATGTTGATGGTGATGGATGGGTATCGAAAGCGGAAGCACAAGCGATATTAAATGAGATAGGCATGGGTGATGATAACTCAGGCGGATACGGTGACGAGTCACCAGATGAATACAAGCGCATGATGGCTACCGTGGGAATTAAAATCTAATGGGCATGATGCTCGGGCATACAAAGTTCTGAAGGATCGGGTCGCTAGCGGTTGTTAGCGTCCCGATAGCGGTCTGACGACGGAATGCTCCCATGATAATTGCGGTCCATCGACGGGCCGTGGTTGCGCACAAAAAAGCTATGGGGATTTTCAACTCGCACACGATCTCTACGCCCCGACAGTATATACGCATATCCCCCATATTTATACCCGCATTTTCATTTAACCCATTTTGGAACCACTTGCGAAAACCTCAAAATCTCTTTTAAACAAAATTTTTTATGTCGAAAAAGTATATACAGGATTCATTGATGTTAACTAAAGAAGCATTCATCGAAGCGGCGTTACGTCAACAAACCGCGGAAGCCGCGCAATACGGATTAACACTTGATGAATGGCAACAAGCAATAATGAGTGGATCAGTTGTTCAGGCAAAACCTCCATCGGATATTTAACCAAACAAATAAAAGGTTATGGAAATGTTCTTATTTTACGTGTTATTCAGCGGATTATTCATCGCTGGGTTCGTCAGTATACGCGAACACGAAAACAATCATCGTCACACACTACTTGATCTATCAATTAACTTTATCGGTGGTATATTATTCGGTTGGTTAATGCTACCGATAGTTGTAATAATTTATTTAGGACAAATTCGATTAAAAAAATAGTTTAAAACCACAAATCAAATGAAATTAACTAATATCTTACTAGTTTTATTAGGTCATATGGCCTTAATTTACCTTCATCGCTATCGTATGTCTGTCGTTGGAATTAGCCCATTACAATTTATGGGATTTATGCTATTACACGCGATATGGCATTTCTTTACTGCTAAACGTGCGTATATACGTATCTAAAGATTGGTGTTGGTAGCCACAAGACTATAATAGGGAGCGATGGCTTATTGCTGTTTGATATATTTATTGTAAACAATGGCTACATTCAAAATAAAACTAGAAGACAAAGCTGCTTTTCTTAATCAAATGGAAAAAGCAGATGTTGAATTAAATACCAATCAAATGGTAGATAATGAGTTTAAGGGATATTTTGAAGTGACTATTGACGAACCAAAACAATTACAAATAGCTAAAGGTATTTTAAAACAATCTCCAAAAATTAACACCATAAAAGAAATGGAAAATAACAAGAAAAAAATGACTAAAGACGAATTAAAAGAAATGGTTCGTCAAGAATTACAAGCTGTATTAGCTGAAAAGAAAAAAGTTAAAGACGAAGACAAAGAAAAATTAGACGAGAACGAAGAAATTCTAGAAGAATCTCCTGCAGTTGAAATTTTATCTATCTTAGCTGGTGTTGCTGGTTTAGGTTTAGGTAGTGCGGCTATTATGAAAGCACAAGATGTTTTAAAAGCTAAAAAGCCAGAATTATTTAAGAAATTACAAGGTATCAGCGGTGCAATTGGTAAAGCAGATCCTTCTAAAAACTTAGAAGAAACTGAAGTAATTGAAGAATCTCCAGTAATGGATATCTTAGGTGTTTTAGCAGGTGTAGGTGGTTTAGGGTTAGGCAGTGCTGCTATCATGAAGTTACAAGATAAAATCAAACAAAAGAATCCAGAATTATACGCAAAATTACAAAAGGCAAGTAGCGCTATTGGTGCAGCTGATCCTTCTAAGAAATTGTAATAATTCACACATAATATAGAAAAGTAGGGTATCTTGAAAAAGATGCCCTTTTTCTTTGGAGGTATAAAATCCCCTTCGTAACTTCCACCTACGCGGGTTGGGAAAAAGGGAATGGGGGAAATGGGAAAAACGGCGAGGGGTTGGGGAACGGGAAAGCACATATATTTATATATAAACATATATTATGAGATACAAAAATAACGTATTAGATAAATTAACACAATTAGAATCTACTATTACTAAAATTCAATTCCAAGTAAATAGAGGAATGGATCAAGATCAAATTTTAGAGTCTATTGAAGATTTAAAAGAACAAGTAGAAAAAACACGTGAAATGATTTCTTTAGAAGGAGATGATTTTGCACAACAATTCGCTAGATAATTATGTGGTTAACATTATTAATTGTACATATTGTTGAGTTAGCTGTAGTTGGTGGTATATTACTAATTAGACGTAATGCTGCGCTTGAAAAAGCAGTTGTTGAACAACGTCAATATATTGATGCTATTAGTATTATAATTGCTAATTCGGATGCTAAATTAAAGGAATTAGATATTCAAGGTGCATTTGAAGCAGATGATGAAGTAGGAACATTCTTTAATAATTTAAAGGAAATCCAAACCATCATAAGTGATTTTAATAATTCTAGAAACTAGTTTGGTTACGTAACTTTCCTTCCATATATTGGGAGTAAAATTAGGAAATCACTATGTCATATTATGATAATTACGGTGCTGATATTTTCGCCGATGATGATAAATTAGCACTTACTAAACGAGGTAAACCGCGTAAGCGTAAACCAAAAGAACCTCGTATTTATTTCACTCAAGATACTGAAGACGCTATTGTAGAATATTTAGCTTGTATTGATCAAGCTGAACGTAATCGCATTTATAACGACCGTATTGAATATGGTTTTTATAAACTGTCCGAAAACATTATCCATACATTTAAGTTCTACTACACTGATACTGATACTATTGAGGAATTAAAGCACGAGGTAATTACATTCCTACTCGAAAAACTCCACTTATATAAACCTGAGAAGGGTAAAGCATTCTCTTATTTTGGTACTATTGCCAAACGCTATCTTATTGTATATAATGAAAATAACTACAAGAAACTTCAAGAAAAAGTTGATGTAGATGAATCTGATGAGGAACAAATGTCATTATATGAAAATGATAAGAATATTGAGAGTATGCTGGATGGTAATACATTCATGGATCAATATATTAGGTATATAGACAAATATCTGTTTAAACTGTTCCCTAAAAAACAAGATGCTCAAACAGCAGATGCTATTGTTGAATTATTCCGCAAACGCGAAACATTAGAAATATTCAATAAAAAAGCATTATACATTTATATACGCGAAATCACCGACGTATCTACTCCTCAGATTACTAAAATAATTAAAAAACTTAAATTAATATACGTTCAGCTATATAATGAATATTACGAGCACGGACATATAAAGATTTAGTTATTTATATTTATTGATAAACGCATTTATGGCAAATTTTGATGACGTGACAGTATTCGGTAGCACGTCTCTATCGGATCTGTTCAAACAAATACACAAGAATAATAAAGACATCGACAAACAAATCGGTGATTTTATTGATACTATGAAACCAATGGCGACAGCTAACGCGGGTTCTGCAACAATGTTAATGCCTACTGTCAAGGATTTAATTGATGTTAACGTAAAAAATAACGAACAGCTAATTAAAATGGCAGCTATTGCGCAACGTGCAGCAACTGTTAGTAATAATTCGAATAACGAGCTTATTGATATGAGTGAGATTGAAGCTTTGTTGGCTGAACAGAAAGAAGTTCAAGAACAAGGAAAAAAACTATTAGAACAAGCACCTGTTGTTGCAATAAATAACTAATATGAAGTATACTATTGGATCAGCAAACTCTTTTAAAGGATTTGGAAATAATAATTTCTCAAATATTCCACCTCCAACTACTGGTAGAGTATATGGTGTTGTTACAACTAAAGATACACCTACAAAAGCAATGTTTGAAAAAGTAGGTGGATTTAATGCTATTGGTACTGTTTTTTATCTTAGTTACAATGAATCAATTGGTATTGCTGGACGTACAGATGATGCTTTTTTAGATGATTGTAATATTGCTAAACCATTATCATCTCAAATAGCAAATTATCCTGTATTAGGTGAATTAGTTAATATTTTAAACTTACCATCCTCAGATACTCAACAATCACCTTCTTCTACTTTTCCATACTATACTCTTATAAATTTATGGAATAGTGTTCAACAAAATGCCCAACCAGCAAACTATGATGCTAATTTAGGAGTTACATTTGTTGAAAACTCAAACATTAGATCACTACTACCTTTTGAAGGTGATTATATAATACAAGGTAGACAAGGTGGATCTATAAGATTTAGTTCTACAACAAAATTACATAGTGATTCGAATGAATGGAGTAGCATAGGAAATGAAGATAGCCCTATTACAATAGTAACAAACGGACTTAAATTTGATCCTAAGAAAAATTATTATGTTGAACAAATAAATAAAGATGACTCTTCACTTTATCTAACATCAACACAACAATTACCATTACAAACAGATAAAACAGGAGTATTAAATCCACTTACTAATCCTATTGATCCATCAAAATACTTTAATTCTCAAGCTATTTTAAATAGTGATAGAATTGTTTTAAATTCTAAGAAGGATGAAGTAATGTTGTTTGCTAAAACAAATATTGAGATAAGTACTAAAAATATTATTAACTTAAATGCTGATGATAGAGTACATCTTAATGGAGGGAAAGTTTTTTTAGGTACTGTAAATAATCAATTGCCAACTGAAAATATAGTATTGGGTGGTAAATTACACGATTTATTACTTAATCTGATGGATTCACTACATGAATTCGGAACTGGCCTTTCAAGTGTTGTTGGTAGTCCTGAAGGAACACCAGCTACCGATATAATAACTGCTGCTAGGGGTTTATGTACTTCAATTGATAGAATTGAAAAGGATTTAGAAGGAATTTTATCACAACAAAACTTTACAGCGTAATGGCAAATAATTTAAATGTAGGATCTGTAGTTTCTCCTGATGTTTTAAAAACAATATCTGCATCAACAGCAATTAAAACTTTTGGTGATCAGTTAAAGGATAAAGCTAAAGAAAAAGTTGTAGCTGTTATTAGAGATAAAGCTGGAGAATTAGCATCTAATCTTGAACAAGTAATTAAAGATGAATACCAAGCTGGAATTGATCATAATAATGAATTAAAAAGACTAGAAACATTATATCAGCAAGGACAAATTCCTACTAAAGAAGAATATGATAAAGCTGTTTTAGCAGAAAATGAGGCTTATAAAAAACAACAAGAATCTTTTGATCTTCAAAAGAAAAAAATAAACAAGGATATAAATGATATTAATCTAGATCCAGAAAAAAAAATAAAAGAAGATAGAAAAAAAAGAAAAGCACAAAGGCAAGAAAAACGAGCAAAAAATAAAGCTAGAGATACTCAAGCAAAAAGAGATCTTAATAAAAAAGTAATAAAAAATGCTAAAAAAACTTTAGCCCCTATTATAGGATTACAAATCGCTAATCAACTTTCTTCTATTATATCTCAAAGATCAAAATTAGAAGAATTAGTAGATCAAGTAAATACTTATATTGATACAGCTAATACTCCTGAAACCACCACTATTGCTACTAATTTAAGAAATAATACTATTACTTTGATTAATAGCAGTATAGATAAATTACAAAATCTACAAACTATATTAAATCAGATAAATACATATCTAGCTATATTTAATGCTATTGTAACAGTATTATCTGCCATCCCAATACCAACCTCAGTACCTCCTGGTGTTGGTATTCCCGTTAATATAATTACTAGGATTGTTAATACTATTGAAAAAGCTAATAAATTAGTATCTGCATTAAATGTGGTATTGGCTGTTGCTACAATAGCATTGGAAAATGAGGTAAATAAACTAAATGAATTAATACTAAAATTAAAAAATATTAATTTAGATGGATTAAATAGTCAACAATTATCTGATCTTACTTCATCTATATATAATAATGTGGATCAATTTCCACCATATAAAGGATTTAAATTTAAAATTAAAGAAGAACAAAATCAAGCATTTGTTGTTAAAGGCAATAAACGCCGCTACGCAGTTGCGACTAATCGTGACGGTGTAGAGGTTTTAAAAAGCGATTTTTCATTTACGCTAGATCCCAATGATCTAGTAGACCAATTGAAACTAATTATTGATCAACGAAATTTACAAGGATAAAATATTTATAATTATGAACACTAAAGCATTTAAAAGACTAATTAAAGAAGCCGTAATCGATGCTATTCATGAAGAGTTACCATACATTCTTGAAGAGCACATGGCTAAACAAGAGAAAAAATCATTGCGTGAAAACAGAACAATGAGTTTTACTAGCGCCGATGTAATGACAGGAGCAGGCAACCCAGACGTTAGATCGTCACTTCGTAGTAAAATGGGTGAAGCATTTGGGTTTCAACAACCACAACAACAGTTAAAAGTAATTGATGCTGTTGATGAAGCTACAGGTGAAAGGGTAAATCCATTCGCTGCGTTTATTGCTGATGCTGCTGCTAACATGACATCAATGGATAAATCAGGATTAAGAAATTTAGATTAATATGCCACTACCTCAAACAATACGTGTAAATCCGTTAGATTTACGTAAAAATATTGCTATTGGGGTATCGCTACCTTTTAAAGGACCTTTTACAAGTACTTTTACTACTAAGGATCAAATTAAATCTAATTTAATCAATCTTTTACTTACTAATAAAGGTGAAAGAATAATGAATCCTACTTTTGGATGTGATATAAAAAAACAATTATTTCAAAATATTACTACTGAATTACAACAAAAAATTATAGATATTATTGTAGAAGCTGTTAGTATATTCATGCCTGAAATACAAGTTGGATTAATAGAAGTAGTTCCAAATACTGATTATAATCAAATAAATATAACAATATACTATAAAATTATAATATCTAACACCCCAGGCCAAGTAACAATTCAATTTGAAACACTTAGATAAAAATGACAAACGAAGATAAAAATATATCATATTTAAATAAAGATTTTGGTTCCTTTAAAGCAGAATTACAACAATACGCCAAAACTTATTTTCCAACAACTTATAATGACTTTACAGAAGCCACACCAGGTAATATGTTTATTGAAATGGCATCTTACGTTGGTGATGTTATGTCATTTTATTTAGATACTCAAGTACAAGAAAATTTCTTATTATACGCTAAAGAAAAAGAAAATTTATATGCACAAGCATATGTAATGGGTTATCGCCCTAAAGCATCTTATGCTTCAAATACTACTGTTGATATATATCAATTGGTTCCTTCTATTACTAATGGTGGTGTTACAACTCCGGATTATGCTACTTATGGAATTATAGTCCCAACAAATACATCACTCACCTCAACAACAAACGGAACTAAATTTTTAACTACACAACAAGTTGATTTTACAGACACTGGTAGTACTGAAATTACTTTTGTAGACTCTAACTATTATCTACTCAAAAAATCAGTTCCTGCTATATCAGCAGAAATAAAAGAAACTACAATTAATGTAGGTACAAATCAAAAATTTGCTACTACAACTATTACTGACGATAATATATTACAAATATTAAATGTTACTGGTAGTATGGGTAATCAGTGGTATGAAGTTCCTTATTTAGCACAATCATCTATTTTTCAACAAATAGCTAATCCATCATACAATACCGATCAGGTTCCCTATTTATTGCAATTACAAAGAGCCCCTAGACGTTTTGTTTCTAGAATATTATCAGACAATACCTTACAATTAGAATTTGGAGCTGGTTTATCTATAAATAAAACTGATACTCAAATAATTCCAACTCCATCTAATATTCAAGCGGGTATTGTACCTGGTATTTCATTATTAACAAATAATTACAATGAAGCTGGTACTTTCTTTACTCAAGAATATGGTTTAGTACCTAATGGTGATTTAATAGTAAAGTATTTAGTTGGTGGTGGTATTACATCAAATGTACCTGCTAATGATTTAACTACTATAGATACAACAGGTGTAACATTTCCTGGTGGTGGTGGGGCTTTAAATGCTACTGTATTGCAAAGTATAGTATCATCAAATCCAAATCCATCTTCGGGTGGGAGAAATGGAGATACAGTTGATGAAATTAGACAAAACGCTTTATATGCTTATTCAACTCAATTAAGAGCTGTAACTAAAGATGATTATATAGTAAGAGCAATGTCAATGCCTGCTGATTATGGTACTGTAGCTAAAGCATATATTTCACAAGATTTAAATACAAATCCTCAAGAAACGGTAGCCTACACAAGTCCCTTTAATCCACTAGCTTTAGATCTATATATTTTATCATATAATAGTGATAAACAATTAACTACAGCAGTACCAACATTAAAACAAAATTTAGTAACTTATCTTAATCAATATAGAATGGTTACTGATGCTATTAATATTAAAGATGCATATTATATCAATATTGGACTTAACTTTGATATTATTATATTGAGTGGATATTCTAATAAAGATGTAATAACTAATTGTATAACTACATTAAAAGACCATTTTAATACAGATAAATGGCAAATTAACCAACCAATTATCATTTCAGATATTACTTCTAAATTATTACAAGTTAAAGGCGTTCAATCTGTAGTTAAGTTAGAAATAACAAACAAACAAGGAGGAAATTATTCTCAATACGGATATGATATTGCTGGGGCTACTAAAAGTGGAAATATTTACCCTTCATTAGATCCAGCTATATTTGAAATTAGATTCCCTGATGTTGATATACAAGGTAGAGTAGTAGTAAGTTAAAAATTAAAAATAATAAAGTATGAATTTAGACAAATTAAAAGGACATATTCCTGACAAAGTAATTGAACAAATCCCTGGTGTTATAGAAAAATTCCAAATTAACACTCCACTACGCTTAGCTCACTTTTTAGCTCAATGTGGTCATGAATCAGGTGGTTTTCGTTTAACAAAAGAAAATTTAAATTACTCAGCTAAAGGTTTAATGGGTATTTTTAAAAAATATTTCCCAAATGAAGCATTAGCAAATCAATACGCTCGTAAGCCTGAAAAGATTGCTAATAAAGTATATGGTAATAGAATGGGTAATGGCCCTGAAACATCTGGTGATGGTGCTAAGTACTGCGGCCGTGGTTATATCCAGTTAACTGGTAAAGACAATTATACCGCATTTGGTAAATCAATCAACGAAGATATTGCATCTAACCCAACAGTAGTAGCAGAGAAATATGCTCTATTATCAGCTGCTTGGTTTTTTAGTAAAAATGGTTTACATAAATTAGCTGATGGTGGTGCAACTGACGCAGTTGTTACACAAATTACTAAACGTGTTAATGGTGGTACTATTGGTTTAGCTGATAGAATCAAACATTTTAAAGAATATCACGCATTGTTAGCATAACAAAATTATATACTGCCATATTTATATGTAGTAATTACTAATTATGGCGGTATATAAAATTTTTCCTGAAAAAAGTGCTACTATATATTCATTCTACCCAACATTAAACACGGGTATTGATGAAATATTGGAAATTAGTACTTTCGAATCTATAAATGGTACTAATGAAGTATCACGGGTATTAATTAAATTCCCAACAGATCAAATAAACGATACAATCCAGAATAAAGTATCTGGTAAGACTTATGATGCTTATCTTAAAGGATACTTAGCTAATGCTTCTGAAATTCCTTTAAATTATACTCTATTTTCCCATCCTGTAGCTGCTAATTGGAATCAAGGCACTGGGAGGTTAAGCAATGTTCCAACAACAACAGACGGAGTAGGTTGGAAATACACAGATCAATCAGGAAGTATAGTATGGACTAATGGTACATTTTCTAGTGGCATAACAGGATCTTATACTGGGTCTGATATAGGTGGTGGTACTTGGTATACCGCTTCATCTTATCAATCAACTCAATCGTTTACTAACATTTCAACTAAAGACATTGAAATGAAAGTAACAAATACTGTAGCTGCATGGTATGGTATTGCAATACCTAATCATGGTTTTATTTTAAAACATAGCAGCTCATTAGAATTTACTACTACTTCTAAATTTGAAACTAAATACTTCTCAGCAAATACACATACTATTTATCCTCCGTGTCTGGAAATTAGATGGGATGATTTTTCATATAGTACAGGTTCATTAACAGTAGTAACGTCTAGTTATTTTGCCGCTGTTATAAACAACAACAAAGCAGAATATCAACAAGACTCAATTCAACGTTTTAGAGTTGCTGTTAGGGGATTATATGTTCCAACAGCATTTAGAACTATATTAAGTTATGGCAATACACATGCTTTACCTACTTCTTCATATTGGGCAATAAAAGATTTGGATACTGAAGAAATGGTCGTAGATTACGATACATCATATACTAAGATCAGTTGTGATAGTGTTAGTAATTATTTTGATGTATACATGAATGGTTTAGAACCAGAACGTTACTATAAATTACTTATTAAAACAATCCTCCCAACTAAGGAAGTAATAGTAGCTGATAAAGATTATATTTTTAAAGTTGTAAGATAATGTCTCAAATACCAGTACAGAAAACTGTATTTAATAAGGATAGTTATGGCAGAGTAATTGACACTCAATTTAGTCAATTATTAAACCAAACTGTAGAAGAAACTGATACTTTTACAGTGGATGATTTCTTTCAACTGTATGAAGATTTATTTTATCAAATTCCTAAAGAAGGAGATACTAATTCTCATAGATATATTTTACAACGTGAGGCTGATTATTTAGGTGTTAGTATTAGTCAAGATGATATTCAAGCATTATTAAATGAAATTACATCATTAAGACAACAAGTACTTGAATCACAACAAACAATAAACGAATTGACTAAGAGATAATGGCAGATAATATTAAAATAGTAGGAAACATATTAAGCGAACAGCAGGTACCTCGTTATGATGCTGCTGATGTTAATTTACTTGCTACTCAAACAATCCAAGAAGATTTTGGTTTAACTAATGATTATATTGAATATTTTGTTTATGATGCTGGTGAGAATTTATTAAATACAAATTATACTTATAGAGATTTTAAAGCACCATCTACATCATATGTTAATCCAAAAAATAATGGATTACCTATTATTGAGATTGATCCCGTTAAAGATTTACAAAATTTAGGTTATAGATCTGGGGAATTTAGAGTTCAATATAATTTATTTACTAATAAAATTTCAAATTCTGATGCTGAATTATTCTTAAAAGAAATATCAGCAGACAGAACTGAATTAAGAGTAGGATCTACTATTTTAACTAATGAACAAATTGAAAGTGGATCTTTAGAACTTATAAATGAATATACTAATTCTCCTTATTTTGTAGATTATCTTTTAAATTTTAGTAATAATACTCAAGTAGTAGTAGTAAACGTTGCTCTTAATAAGGTAGAAAGTGGATATGAAATACTATTTAAATTATACCACCCACTCCCAGACAATATTCAAGAAAAAAGTACATTGTGGGTAGTACAGGAAAAATCAAATCCTTACTCTTTTGATATTAATTTAGATACACTAATAATTCAGGCTCCCGGTCCTAAACTAAGAGGTCCTAATTTTAATATTGATATTCCAAACCAAAACAACATTGCTACATCATATCAAAATTATACTAGTTTAGTTAATAGTATTCAAAATGTATCTACATCTTCATATCAACAATTATTAAGTCTAATTACATCACAAAGTATTGATATAAATGTAGACTATACTAACTTTACAAATTTTTCATTTTTTGGTTCTGCTAAACAGAGAGTTATTAATTTTTATGGTAAAGTAAAACAAATAGAAGATTATAATAACCTTATAGTTAGTTACATACCTAATGTTTCTACTATTGGTAATTTAGCTTTAGAAATATCATCATCTAAAAACGCAATTAACACCATTATATCTCAGTTTGATGGATATGAACAATACTTATATTTTGAATCAAGTTCATACGCATGGCCCAAAACTACTACTACTACTCCTTATGCTTTAGCAACAACAGCATCTGCTCAAACATGGTATAGTGCTCTTACAGGTAGTGCTGAGGTTTATGATGAAAATAACCAAAATAATTTATCATTTACTTTACCTTCATTTATTAAAGATGATGAAGATAATGATCCATATATTACATTCCTTAATATGGTTGGTCATTATTTTGATAATATTTGGATTTTCTTACAAGCAATAACTGATATTAATCTAGCAAATAACAACCTAGAAAAAGGCGTTTCTAAGGATTTAGTATACAATGTACTACAATCATTGGGAGTAAAATTATACAACCAATACGGCGATTCAAACAATATTAATTTTTTAGTTGGTGTGAGTGGTAGTTCTAATTGGGATAATAACTTTACCTCAACTGGTTCTTATTTAAATGCAATACCACGTAAGGATTTACTTGCTGAATCTTATAAAAGAATTTATCATAACTTACCTCTATTATTAAAAACAAAAGGTACAGCTTATGGTTTACAAACATTAGTTTCTACTTTTGGTATTACTGGTAGTGTATTACAAATAAAAGAATATGGTGGGGATATTAAATCAGGGTTATTAGATGAATTTAACAATGATAAAATTAGAATTGTATCTAATACCGTTACTGGTAGTGTGTTATCTCCATTTATTAGTTTACAACAGCAACCTACATCATCAACCCAATTTAGAACAAATGATTTACATTATGTAGATATATCATTTTCACCACAAGATAAAATTGATATATTTACTTCTGCTTCTATAGCTGTAGCATCACCAACTTGGAGTTTAGATGATTTTATTGGTGACCCTAGATTTCAATATAACCAGATTTATCCTACATTAGAAACTGAGCGTACAATTTATTTATCTCCACTAACGGCCTCTATAGTACCCTATACTGGTTCTTTAGCTAGTGGATCAATTGGGGCTACTGACTATAATAGCTTTATTCGTTTAATTCAGTTTTTTGATAATTCATTATTTAAAATGTTGAAAGATTATGTTCCCGCAAGAACAAGTCTATCAACAGGTATTACTATTAGTTCTCCTATTTTAGAGAGAAACAAATGGGTTTTCGCAAATCCATCTTCTACCTCTGAAATTGAGGTAGAGGATGGTACTATCAATGGTCCTTCTATTCAAACAGAATATACTGATCTTTATCAAGGTATTAATTATGATAATAAGGTAGCTTATTATGATGGTAATTTAACTGGAAGTGGAATTAATGTTCATAGTTATTTTGTTAGTGGAAATATAAATCCTTATTTATCCAATATAGCTGTTTGGAATGCTCAAAATCCAATATCTGAAAGTATTGATTTAAATAAATTTGCTCATTCTGATTATAATGTAATGTTAAATAATGTTTCTAAAAGTTTAACATCACGTAATAGACAAGATATTGAATATATTTTTGGTACAACACAAAGCATCATATCACCAGTTGAATTACAAGACTCATACGAATCTTTAAAAACCCACCAACTATCAAGATATGATGGTGTTAAAATATCTAGTTTAAAATATAATACTTACACTAGTGCTTCATCAACTTATGAAGGTGATACTTCATTTGGTAAAACAGCTACAATAGATAAAAACGTAGTTAAATTAGGTCTATTTTCTGAAATAACAGAAAATGTATATTTACCAAAACGTAACAATGCTATATTAAAATATTTAGTGGATATTGATGGTAATTTAACTGAACTTAACCTTCGCAATACACATTGGGAAGAAATTCAAAATACCTTTATAGCAGGAGATACAGGAAGTATATCCCAATTCAACAACCAGCTATATTCTAATCAAAAGACTACGGATGGTGAAAAAATAATTTATAGCAGTGGATATAGTTATTCTCCACTATTATATTTTTCTACATGTTCATCTGATCCTAAATTATCTTTCCAAAATCAAGGAAACCAATCAGCTTACTTAGCTACAGCTCAAAACTTAAGCTCATCTTTCTTTGTAAGCGGAAGTCCAATACTAGGATTCCCAGTAACAATGAGTGCAGGTATTGGAGGAACTAATGCTGTTGTTAATATATTTAACAATGCAATCAATACACCTTCTACACCAGTACAGTATTACTACCCAGGAGCTTTAAATCATGTACCTACATACTCAGCTCAAGAAACAGGACAATATAGAGTAAATGCTTCTGTGGGTATGAATATTACTATGGCTGATGGTGCTCATGCTACTTGGAGTTTAGAAATGTATAAAAATGGCACTTTAGCAGCTAGTTCAACTCAACAAATGTATTTTGGGAATGTAATAGGGGATTGTTTCGGGTATGATGTTACAAACAATACTCCATCTACCAACTTTGTTATTAGTTATCCCTTATGTGCTGATGGAACAACACAAAACATAAGCCTACCCCCAGGCACTACTGTTCCTATATGCTCTAGGTCATACCCTATAGTAAGAAGAAGTTCTGGAGACCCAGCAAGTCCTGCAGAAGTTACTGTATTAAATGTTCTTACACCATGTGATACTTACACAGTTTCTGTGGGAACTACTCAAAATGTAAACTTTAATATTGATAAAGGAACTAATAATACTGATTATATTTCTCTTACAGGTGGAACAGGATTAACTGGGGATAAATTATATTTCCAATTAAGACTATTAGGTATAAGTAGCGACAACTATACTGCTTCTCTTACTCCTAGTAATTTATCTGTTGGATCTTTAGCACTAAGTACTGGATATTCTGTTACAAACTGCCCTTATATAACCGGTTCAACTTCTACTTCAATTACATTTACTAATTCATTATCTAATTTTTACAATGGTGGGTACTTATTCACACCAAACCCAGTATCCGGTTCTAAAAACAGTTTATATGGAACTTATTTCGATGTAGATTATACATTTGATCCTAAAGAAAACGATATAGTTGTTTTACATTTATCTGATAGTAGTGTTTTAGAATATGTTATTAGTAAATTAAGTGTAAATCCAACAACAAATGAATTAACATTGCATTTTAATGAAGAGTTATCATTATCAACTATATATGATTTAACAAATAATAATTATAGAAGATTTTTATTACTATCAAGAAGAAAAGATGAAACTAACGTTGTATTAAACTTTGTTAGACGTAATGGTAAATCATCAAATGGGTTCTTAATACCTGAAAATATTAGTCAAACCGTATTGAACAATATTGATGTAATAACTAAAGAAGTAAAGCAAAAAATACTTGGAGATCAACCAATAATTAATGACCTTAATGGTGGAACTTTTCCTTAATAGTCCCTAATAATAAAATTTTAATTTAACATATTTATTAGTATATACAACATAAAGAATTATGGCAATTTTAAATCCTACGACAGTAACTGTAGATGCAATATTAACCACGAAGGGCCGCGAATTATTGGCTCGTAACGACGGTTCATTCCAAATTACTCAATTCGCATTAGCTGATGATGAGATTGATTATACTTTGTATAACCCAAATCACCCATCAGGATCTGCGTTCTATGGTGAAGCAATTGAAAACACTCCTGTGTTAGAAGCTTTCCCTAACGAATCACAAATTATGCGTTACAAATTAGTAACTTTACCTCGTGGTACATCTAAATTACCAGTTATTAACTTAGGTTATAACAGTATTATATTACGTCAAGGTGCTTCATTAACAATTACTCCACAAACCTTAAATTATTTAGGTTCTACAAGTACATTTGAAGCAAATGGTTACACAGCTACAATTGCTGATTCTCGTTTAGTATCTTCATTTACAGGTACAGGTATTACTTCAACAACACCACCTGCAGGATTAAACACAACTACAGGAACTGTATTATCAGTAACTCAAATTGGTACTTCATTCACGTTAACAGGTACAACAATTAATACATTATTTGGTTCTACTTTAACTTCATTAGCTACTACAATCACTGTGATTGGTAGAGATAGTGGTGCAAGAGTTACTATTCCTCTTAATATTCAAAAAGTATCATCAATCTAATTTAACATATGTCATTTTCAAGATATAACACCGAAGATTCAGTAATCAGTTCAGAAACCGTAGTTAGAGGTTTATGGGGTGGAGATAATAATTCTCTATCTACATTTTTTACCCAAAGTGGATACACTGAATATTATCTAGATGTATACAATGGAGATCCTTCAATATCAGGTTCTTCAGTACAGTTTTCAATTCAATATGGTAACCTAAATGGATCTGGATCTAATTTAATTAATCCTAATATCCCATTAGGTGGATATACTCCATCTCGTGTAGTATATGGTGAATATAGAAATTTAGTTTACGGAACTGAAACCACAAACTTTAGCTTTGATAATGGTGCAACAACCGCAAATGATATATTTGTAATTAATGTTGCTCGTTCTCGTTATAAAGAATCTTTATTACCTAGTTCATTTAATTTAACCTTAGGAAGTGGTAGTAATACAGTTAGATTAACTGATGATAGCGGAACTACAAGTTTAACTCGTTTTATTGGTGAAAATAAAGTATATTATGTTATTAGCGGAAGTAATGGTAATGCATATACCCCAGCTGCTTCATCTTCATATTACGGAATGGTATTTCCTGATTTAGATATTATTGTATTAAATGCTTCTGCATCATCAACAGTATCTTTAACTAATGTATTTGCTCCATTAGCTCAAACTACATCTTCAGCTAATTATAATGCCATTAAATTATATAATTCGATTGTTAGTGGATCTTCAACATTCCCTTTTCAATTAAAATCATCTGAAACTGTTTCTTCAAGATATTTCTTTACAAGAGTAAAAAATAGTGAGTTTAACTATACTTCAAATCCATCTATTATAGATGCAAATGGCAACTTATTATACACAACTTTAATTAACAATCCTCAAACATACGTTACAACAGTAGGTATGTATAATGATAATAATGAGTTGTTAGCAGTAGCTAAATTAAGTAAACCATTAACTAAAGACTTTACTAAAGAAGCTCTAATTAGAATCAAACTAGACTATTAATGCATGTCTTCATTCAAAAAGTTAAGCAAATCAGACGTTACAGTAGTACCTTACCATGCTAATAAGCAATGGATACTGGATTATTGCCCATACCCTACATCATCTGACTATTTAACTATTTATAAAGGCACAAACCTTACTGGGAGTTTTTCTTTAGATGACGATCCCGTTACTGAAAATCAATATGAAAGACTAGTCTATAATCAAATCAACCAGTTATTCTATCAAGATTATACTACTTCTTTAGATACTAGTTCGTTAATGCTTTCACTTAACAACTACGAATCTGCATCGCAGCAAAGACCAACTTCATCTTATTTTGTATATAACGACAATAAGAATTTAATTACCCTCTTCCCTACAGGTACTATGGAAGGAATCCGTGTGTTAGCTGTTAATCAAGACATTTATGGTAATAAAGTATTACCAAACCACTTTATCTTATCTTCATCTGCATATTATGTAACTGATGATGGTTTTGGTAATTTATATGATACAAAATCTACAAAAAAGCATATTGGAAATATGTTTTATGCTCATGGAATAGGAATTATAACTGACCCAGATTATCAATTAATGTTTCCTTTACCTCCATTAGCTAAAAATGATATTGCTTATTTTCTAAATACTGATTTTCCTAAAACTATCTCTCCATTAATTAATGACGATCCTAGAGGAGGAACATTAGTACCTAGTACTTTAACTTTATCTGGTAGTGCAGCTGATTTAGTATTTTGGACTAATAACGGTGATGGAACTGTTACTCTAAATTCATCAGTTGTCGGGACATATGTAATTTATTATACTGTGGAATCTAGTTATGATTGTGGTAATATTCCAAGTAATAAAGCTAAAATAGCAGTAAATGTAAGTATAACATTAACACCAACCACAACAACTAGTACTTCTACATCTACATCAACAAGTACTTCGACGAGTACATCTACTTCAACATCGACATCAACAAGTACATCGACATCAACAAGTACATCTACTTCTACAAGTACTTCAACATCGACAAGTACTTCAACATCGACAAGTACTTCAACGAGTACTTCAACATCAACATCAACAAGTACATCGACATCAACAAGTACTAGTACAACAACTAGTACAACAACTGCTCCTCCAATAATATTATCTATAGCTTATGTTGATGCAGCAGGAAATATAAGATTAGAAGGAAATTCAGCAACTACTTTAACTGAAAATATTGAATTTCAAGTAATTAGAAGTGTTAGTCATGCTTATACATCACTAAATTGTGGAGCAGGGGAAATATCACAAAGTAATTTCTTTACAGCACAAACAACAACAATATTTTCTGGTAATACTACAGGACAAAGTGTTGATATATTCTCTACAGGAACTGTTCAAACAACTAAAATAGATTCAGTAACAATACTTTGGTCAGATTCATCATCAACTGCCGTACCAAATAATAACACTACTGTCACATCACCAGTAACAGGAAAGAATTATAAAATAACTAATATTGATACTTGTACTCCTATTTAATAAAAAATTTGGAGTCATAAATTAGGATAATTATATTATAGTTATGAAAAATTTACGTTATATTTGCGTTCAACCTCGTCTGATATATTATGCCTGGCAAGTAGAAGTTATGATTAATAACTTTATTAAAAATGGAATCAGTGGTAATAATATTGATATTCTAGTTGCTTGGAACTCCAATGACGATACTAATACCCCAGAAGTAATAGAAGCTTGGAATAAATTAGCTAATACATACAATTATGTTAGATTCTTCTTCTATGAAGATACTAGAGAAGATATGAATTATATTCCTTCTATTTACTTTAATATATTAAAACAACACATTAAGGCCCACCCAGAACTAATAGACCAACCTCTATTTTTACACGATTCTGATATCTTATTTACAAAACCAGTTGATTTTAGCAGTATGCTAAATGATAAAATTTGGTATTTAAGTGATACTGTTGGTTATATTGGAACTCAATATGTTTTAACAAAAGGTGAAGATGTTTATAAAGGAATGTGTAATATAATAGGAATTGATCCTTTAATACCTAAACTATTAAATTCAAATTCTGGGGGTGCTCAACATATTGTTAAAGGTTCTACTTATGAATATTGGGATAAAGTAGAAAAAGATTCAATTAGATTATATAGATGGTTTTGTGAACAAGAACCTTTATGGAAGGGTGAAGGATATCCAATTCAAAAGTGGACTGCAGGTATGTGGTCACTATTATGGAATGCTTGGTTATTTGGTAATGAAACTAAAGTAGATAAAAGATTAGATTTTTGTTGGGCAACTGACCCTATTAATGGATGGAATAATGTATCAATATTCCATAATGCTGGTGTGACAGAACATGGTAAGTTATTTATGAAGGGTAATTATATTAATTCATATCCATATGGCATAGAAAACACGTTTGATTCTAATTTTTGTTCATATAACTATGTTAATGAAATTATAGAAACTTCTAAAAAAACATGTTTAATATGATTTTACCAAAAATATCTTGTATATGTCCTACCTTTTCCAGGGCATATCTGTTGGAAGAAGCTCTTGAATCTTTCTTAAAACAAGATTACCAAGGAGAAAAAGAATTAATAATATATAATGATTTCTCCCAACAAGAATTTATATTTGAACACCCAGAAGTAAAAATAATTAACTCATTAGAAAGATCCCCTAATTTAGGACACAAATGGAATGTAACTTATAGTTATGCTACTGGAGAATATTTACTAACATGGGGGGATGATGATATTTACTTACCAGGCAGAATAAGTAGAATGGTTAACAATTTAAATCAGTCTGATTTTTTATATGAAGGTCCATTTTATATACTCTACGGAGATGTTCTTTACAAAAAACCAAATCAAACACAAGGAGCAAATATAGTTTCAAGAAAATTATTTGATGCAGTAGGAGGAGTACCAGAAAAAAATACAGGAGAAGATGCCGCTTTTAATAATAGAATAGCAGAGTATTTAGGTAAACCCCTTGATGTTTGTAAAGATGAACCACAATTTCTATATAGGTGGTCATCACCAAGAAATCATATATCTCAATTTGGAGAAGATAAAGAAGGTGAAATCACCAGTTATCAAAGAATGTTAGAAGCAGCAAATATATACATTGAATCCGGTAAAGAGCCTAAAGGTACTTATCATTTAAATCCTCATTGGAAATTAAATTGGGTAGAAGAGGTAAAAACTGCTACTTTAGAACCCTAACTAAAAAATATGAACTACATTCACCCTACAGCTCTGGTTGAATCTAATGTAATAATTGAAGAAGATGTTTATATTGGACCTTATTGTATAATCGGATTTCCACCTGAATGGAAAAAAAGAGAAGACGAAGGTAAGGGTGTATTGATTAAAAAAGGAACTAGATTAACTGGATTTGTAACAGTAGATGCAGGTGCAGAAAGAAGAACTGAAATAGGTGAAAATTGCTATATAATGAAATATGGTTATGTTGCTCATGATTGTATACTAGGAAATAATGTAACAATGAGTGCTGGCTCAAAATTAGCAGGCTTCTGCTATATTTCTGAAAATGTAAATCTAGGAATGGGAGTTGCTATCCATCAAAAATCAACAATACCCCCAGGAGTGATGATAGGAATGAATGGAGTAGTAACTAAACAAAGTAAATTATTACCTAATCAAAAATATGTGGGTATACCTGTTAAACATATAGGAAGTAATGAAAGACATTAAAATTATAGATATTTATAACCATGCCAGTAACACACACAGGACCATTCACCATACTATTTAAAAATGAACATACCATCTACGAAAATGAAATTCGTTGTTTGGTAAAGGAAAGTGATTACAACTTATCATACAACCCAACATTAGTGTCAGGTAGCTATGAAAGTGGATCCTTAAAGAATTTTGCTACTGCTTCTACTTTCTATACTTACGCTACAACAATAGGTTTGTATGATGATGACAATCAACTATTAGCTGTTGCTAAATTGGGTAAACCAATTATGATGTCACCTGATACAGATATGACGTTCGTAGTTAAGTATGATGAATAAAATAAATTTTAGTTATGTTACAAACATCTAATCCTCTTTATGTTGAGGATTTAATAAATGATCCCAATTTTAATATTGATGACTACTGTGGTTATGTCTATATGACTTGTCATGATTTAACAGGTCGTAGATACATTGGTAAAAAAGTATTTCATCACACCACTACTAAAAAATTAGGCAAGAAAGAACTAACTGAAATTCCAGTTACCAGAGGTAAACGCCCATCTAAAAAAACAGTAGTTAAGGAAAGTGATTGGAAAACATATTATGGTTCCAATACTGAAGTAAAGTCATTACCTAAAGACGAAATGACTCGTATCGTATTGCGTTTATGCAAAACAAAAAAAGAACTAACATACTACGAAACAAAATTCCTATTTGATTATAACGTGTTGGAAAATGACACTTATATGAACGATAATATATTAGGTAAATTCTATCGAAAAGACTTGTTATAGGCAAAATAGAGTCGTACATTCGAGGTTATGGATAATACAGCTTTACTATTTCTAACTGAATCGGTGCTAGGCAAGGGACAATCTACAAGCAAAGGTAACTATGCTTTTAAGTGTCCATTCTGTACTCACCACAAAAATAAGATGGAAATTAGCATGCGCACAACGGAAAAGAAAGAAAATTTCTGGCATTGTTGGGTGTGTGGGGCTAAAGGCAAAACATTACTATCCTTATTCAAGAAAATCAAAGCACCAGCTGCTAAAATAGCAGAATTGAACATATTAGTAGTACCTAATAAAGCACATCAGCAAACTGAAAAAGGTGCTCTTGAACTACCTAAAGAGTTTATTGCGTTTGATGATCACGAAAAATTTATAACTGATAGAGTTGCTCAAATCGAATCAAAACACGCTCTTAGATTTTTAAGAAGAAGAGGTATTACTGTAGACGATATTACAAAATACAATATAGGCTTTTGTAAGGACGGAAAATACGGCGGTAGAGTAATTATACCATCATTTGATGAATTAGGAAAACTTAATTATTTTATAGCTAGAGATTACAAAGACGAAGCTAGTCAAAAATATAAAAATCCTCCTGTTGCCTCTAAAGAGATTATAGGCTGGGAGTTATTCATAAATTGGGATGCACCAATTATACTTGTTGAAGGTATTTTTGATGCTCTAACTATCAAACGAAACGTCATTCCTTTGTTTGGTAAGGTATTGCACGATAAACTAATGCAAAAGTTAGTTATGTCTTCTGTTAATAGAATTTATATTGCTTTAGACCAAGACGCAAGACGAGATGCTTTAAAACAAGCAGAAAAACTTATGTCATATGGTAAAGAAGTATACATGGTAGAATTAGAAGGTAAAGACGCTAATGAAATTGGTTTTGAAGCATTTTTAAACACAATTGAGCAAACACAACCACTGACATTTCAGAGTTTGCTTGAGAAAAAATTACAATTAATATGATTGACAAAAATTCAAACATTATAAAAGATCCTAAAATCAAGCGTATTGTAGAATACAAAGAAGGGGATAAACAAGTAAATGTTTTAGATTCTAGATTTTACAGACGTAAAGAAGAATATTACCCATCAGTAACATCTGTTTTAAATTATTTTCCTAAAAATCAATTCTTCCATTCTTGGTTGAAAGATGTAGGACATAACAGTGATATTATTGCTGCTAAAGCAGCTGGTGAAGGTACTCAAGTACATAATGCTGTAGATGCTTTCTTAAACGGACAAGAAATTACTTGGATTGATGAACACGGAAATGCTAAGTACAATTTAGATGTTTGGAGAATGATTTTACGTTTTGCTGATTTCTGGAATACACATAAACCAGAATTAATTGCAACTGAATATCATTTATTCTCAGACGAACACAAATATGCTGGTACAGCGGATTTAGTTGTTAGATTATTTGATAACATTTGGTTATTAGATCTTAAGACATCAAATTCACTTCATACGAGCTATGATTTGCAATTAGCTGCTTATGCTCAAGCATGGAATGAAACACATGATGAGAAAGTAACTCACACAGGTATCTTATGGGTTAAAGCAAATACTCGTGGAGAAGGAAAGAATGGAAAGATACAGGGTAAAGGATGGGAATTAAAGTTCGTAAATGAAATTGATAAGAACTTTGACATGTTTAAGAAAATATATGACATATACAAGTTAGAAAACCCTGATTTCAAGCCTATGACTGAATTATTACCCACATCAGTCAAAATTTCTTAATATATTTATGCTTGAAAACCAAAAGTTTTTATATTGTTACACAAATATTACAAGATTGTAAATAACGATTTGAGCGGGGATATTGTCTCCGCTCTTTTTTTTTAACCAAAACAAAACACAAATGAAAAAAGCGATTTTATCGTTACTTCTTTCTGCACTATTTTTAGTGGGATTTGGTCAGGTTACCACATCCTCTATCTCTGGTGTTGTTAAGAATGAAAAGCAAGAAGTACTAGCAGGTACCGTTGTAGAAGCAATTCACGTTCCTACAGGTACAAAGTACAAGACCGTTGCAAACAAGAATGGTGTTTATGTGTTACCTGCTGTTAGAGTAGGTGGTCCATATGTAATCCATGCTTCGTTTGTAGGATTTAAAAAGAGTGAAGAAACAGATGTAAACGCTCAATTGGGTGTTACTACAAACGTTGACTTTGCTTTAGTGGATGAGAAATCAACTCTTAAAGAAGTAGTTGTGACTGGAACAAAATCTGTTTTATTTTCTAAAGAAAAAACAGGTGCTGCTCAACAATTTGGAAGAAGAGAATTAACTACTATTCCAATTACAGGTGCTAGAACAATTGATGGTATTACCAAGTACAACCCATTTGGTAATGGTAACTCATTTGGCGCACAAGACTCTCGTTTGAACAACTTCACAATCGATGGTTCTCAATTTAACAACAACTTCGGTTTAGGTTCTTCAGCAGCAGCAGGTGGCCGTACAGGCGCTTCAGCAATTTCACTTGACGCGATTGATCAATTACAAGTTAACGTAGCACCATTTGACATTCGTCAATCTGGATTTACAGGTGCTGGTATTAACGCTGTAACAAGATCAGGTACAAATGAAATTGAAGGATCCGTTTATCAAACACAACGTGATAATTCATCTCGTTATGTAGGTGATAACGCTAGAGGAACAAAAGTAACTGCATCTAAATTTGATGAAAAAGTACAAGGTTTTAGATTAGGTTTACCTGTTATTAAAAACAAATTATTTTTGTTTGGTAACTATGAAGGTATTACAAGAACTGAACCTGGTACAACTTGGATTTCAGCAGGATCACCACTTACAGGTACTCAAGTATCTCGTGTGAAATATTCTGACATGGATGCTTTATCTAAATTCATGAAAGAAAAATTTGATTATACAACTGGTCCTTGGGAAGGTTACTCAAATCAGAATTCATCAAATAAATTTTTGATTCGTGCTGACTGGAATATTAACGACAAAAATAAATTAACTGCTCGTTATGTTCACCATAATTCATCTGCTGAAATTAACGTTTCAAACTCTCAATCAGCAGGTGCTGGTAATAGAACAACTCAATTCAATGCTATGAGTTTCCAAAATAGTGGTTACATTATTATGGATAACACTCGTTCAGCAGTATTAGAATTGAACTCTAAAATCTCTAACACTTTACACAATAGTTTAATCGTTTCTTACGATAAGCAAATTGAAGATAGAGCTTATATGAGTAACATATTCCCAACTATTGATATCAGAGACGGTTCAGCAACTTACACTTCTGTAGGTTTCGATCCATTTACTCCAGATAACAAATTAGATTATTGGACACTTAATGTTACTAACAACTTAACTAAGTATTTAGGTAAACATACAGTAGTTGGTGGTTTTAACTTCCAACAATACCAATCTAATAACTTATTCTTCCCAGCATCTAATGGTGTTTATATCTTCAATAGTTTGAATGACTTCTACACTGCCGCTAACCAATCATTAGCTAATGGTGGTCGTCCATCAACATTTGCTCCTGCTCGTTTCCAATTTAGATACTCAGCATTACCTAGTGGAGCTGCACCAATGCAAACTTTAGAATCTTATAGAACCGATTTATATTTACAAGATGAATATAACGTAAATAAGAATTTAAAGTTAACTGCTGGTATTAGAGCAAATATTATTTCAATTAACAACACAGCATTAGAAAATAAAGCAGTAACTGCTATGACTTTTGCTAATGGTGAAAAATGGAATACAGGTGTAATGCCTGAAACACAGTTATTATTCGAACCTCGTTTCGGATTTAACTGGGATGTAAAAGGTGAAAAGAAAACACAAGTTAGAGGTGGTACTGGTATTTTTACTGGTCGTCCTCCTTATGTATTCTTATCTAACCAAATTGGTAATACAGGTGTATTATCAGGATTTATTGATGTATCAGGTGCAGCAGCTGCTAATTATGGCTTTACTGCTAACCCAAATCAATACTTTATTCCTTCAACACCAACTTTACCATCTACATTTGATTTAGCTTTAACAGATGCTAATTATAAGTTTCCTCAAGTTTGGAAAAATAACTTAGCTGTTGATCAAAAATTACCTTGGTTAGGTTTAATTGCTAGTGTTGAATTATTATACAATAGAACTTTAAATGCAGTTCATTATTACAACGCTAACTTAGATGCTCCTGTTGGTAAATTAGGTGGTGTTGATCAAAGACCACTTTATGCAGGTAATGATAACGGTGTTCGTGTAAACGATAACGTTTCAATGGCTGCAGTATTAACTAATAGAAATGGTGCCTTTAACAAATCAGCAACATTTAAATTAGAAAAACCAGCATCTAAAGGTATTTGGGGTTATGTAGCTTATACAGCTGCAGACGCACAAGACTTTATGGACGCAGGTTCAATTGCTAGTGGTTCTTGGCAATCAGCATTATCAGTTAATGGTAATAATGATTTAGGTTTAACAACTTCATCATTTGTAGTTAGAAATCGTATCGTAGGTTTATTAGGATACCGTTTAGACTATGGTAAGAAATATGGTGGTGCTACTACATTCACATTAGGATATGTAGGTTCACAAAACAATCCATTCTCTTATATCGTAGCAGGTGACTTAAATGGTGACAGAGTAAATAATAATGATTTAGTATTTGTACCAAATAAAGCATCAGACATTCGTTTTGCATCTTTAACAGTAGGTACAACAGTTTATACTGAAGCTCAACAACAAGAAGCTTTTGATAAATTCATTGATCAAGATCCTTACTTATCAACTCGCAGAGGTCAATATGCTGAAAGAAATGCAATTGCATTACCTTTCCTACATAGATTTGACTTATCAGTTGCTCAAGATTTCTTTGTAAAGATTAAAGGTAAGCGCAATGCTTTCCAAATTAGAGCTGATATCTTGAACTTTGGTAATATGTTAAATAATAATTGGGGTGTATCTCAACGTGCAGGTGCTCCACAATTGTTGAACTTTGTAAGCCGCGACGCTGCAGGTGTTCCAACATACAGATTATCAACACAGAGAGATGCTACAAGTACTTTCTTAGCAAGAGACACATATCAATTCAACTCATCAGTATTTGATGTATGGACTGCTCAATTAGGTATTCGTTACACTTTCGGTAAGTAACATTATATTCCTGAATATTTATAGGTGGCTTGGCTCGTCCAGGTCACCTATTTATATTCACGTATGATCAAGTTATTAGATTTAATTAAGGAAATACAAGGTAAACCAAAAGCCATATTCCTAGCGGGTCCCGCTGGTTCTGGTAAAACGTTTACTTCTGCTCAAATAATACCGAAAAAACTAACGGTAGTTAATGTCGATGACACTTACGAAGAATTATTGAAAGCAGCAGGTTTAGGCACTAAAATCGCAGATTTCACGCAGGATCAATTGTCGCAAGCGGCTAAATTAATGGGTCAAGCTCAAAAGCAAACTAAGGAAAAATATGCACAATTAACTGGGGATAAACAAGACATTATTGTTGATGGTACAGGTGCAGCTAGTAAGCCTTTATTAAAGAAAAAACAAGAATTAGAAGCGTTAGGATACGATACAATGATGGTCATGATTTGGGTTTCACCTTACACATCATTAGAACGTAATGCTAGTCGCGATCGTGCATTGCAACCATCTATTGTTTTAAGAACATGGGTTGGTGTAAATCAAAATATTGATACATACAGACAAGTATTTGGTGATAATTTTATTTTAATTAACAATGATCCAAATGGTAAATTAGAATATGATCCTGCTTACGCTAAAGAGAAATTCTTTAAAACAGTTAAAGGTAGCGGTAAAGTTTATACACCAGATGAGAAAGCTAAACGTGATAAAGAAATAGCAGACTTAAATGCTAATCTACAACAACTAATACAATCAACACCAGAATTTACATCTATGGGTGATGCTAAATCTAAAATAAATAATTTTATAAAGTAATGAATTTAGGACAATATCTAGTACAACAACTGTTAGAAGCAGAACAAACAACAATTGCTTTGTTTCCTGGTGCTTTTAAACCACCACATAAAGGTCACTTTGCTGTAGTTAAAAAATTATTAGAAAATGCTGATCAAGTAACTGTACTAATATCACCTAAAACACGTGAAGGTATTACTGCAGATGAAAGTGTTGCTGTATGGGAATTATATAAAACATTATTAGATGGTTCTGTTGAAATAAGAGTTGCAGCAGAAAATCCAGTTAGAGAAACATACGACGTAATTAAAAACAATCCTGATACTAATTTTATAGTAGCATTCGGTAAAAACGATGCTGACAGATTTAAACAAATGGGTAAAAACCCAAATGCAAAAGTATTTGATGCTGGTAATTTTGATGGTGCAAACGCAACTGGATTAAGAGCAGCATTATTAGCTAATAATGAAGACGCAATTAAAGAATACCTCCCAGAAGGTATTGATATAGCTGATTTCTTAATGGCTTTAAGTAAAACTAAAAAAGAGGAACCGCCAGTAGAAGAACCTGAAGCTGCTCCTTTAAAAGAAAGTAAGTTAAACGAAAGCGAAACTGCAACCATTGAAGAATTTATAAAATATGCTATTAAAAACTTGGGAATTCAAAATCCCCCCCGTAACTTATCCTTATCATACGATACAAATAAAGCAAAGGAAATGAGGAGTTTTGGATATTTTAGCCCAAATGATAATAAAATATGGGTTTATTGCGGAAATAGAAACATGGCTGACATTTTGAGAACGCTAGCGCATGAACTAGTACACCGCAAGCAAGATGAGGATGGAAGAATAAGCTACGAAAGTGGCAAAACTGGAAGCGACATTGAAAATGAAGCAAACGCTAAAGCGGGAGTATTACTACGCGACTTTGGCAAACAACATGAGGAAATTTATCAATAGTTATGTATACAATTTACTGTGACATGGACGGTGTCCTTGTCGATTTTGAAAAAGGTTATTATGACGCCACAGGCGCTCATACAAAACAATTTGCTAAAGGCGATAACAATTTTTGGGAGCCTATAGACGCTAAAGGTCCATCTTTTTGGGCTAATTTACCCTGGATGCCTGATGGGCAAGAATTATGGCGTTATATTAAAAAATATAAGCCAAATATTTTATCCTCTCCATCACGTAGTTCAACATCTAAAGTAGGTAAAGAAGCATGGTTAAAAATGCATCTACAAAACAGCTACAAAAAAGCATATTTCTACCCAAGAAATCAAAAACAATTATTCTCAGATGTAAATAGAATATTGATTGATGATTTACCAAATACCATTGAAGAATGGAATGCTAAAGGAGGTACAGGTATATTACACACCTCAGCAGCCAATACAATAAAGGAACTTAAAAAATTAGGGTTATAATGGAAGAATCAAAACTACAACGGGAGTTTAATCAACGCGACGTTCAACGTATGCGTAATATCATTACTAAAGATTATAACGCTAAAACCACTACTCAAATTGGTTATTCTAAATCTCAAACAGAACATAAAGAAGGTGATGTTTGGGAAGAAGGTGGTAAACAATGGACTTTAAAAAATGGTATTAAACAAACCATAACTCGTTTTGATGAATTAAAAAAAGTAATATCGTTACCATTAGCATGTCCTAAATGCAGTAAGGCTATGCAGTCAACTACGTTGAATAAAAAGATGTGGCCTATACATAAAATGTGTTTTGATTGCGTTGTTAAAATGGAAACTGACCTAAAACGTACAGGGAAATATGAAGAATATGCACGTAATATAGTTAATCGTGGCGCTACAACATACATTAAAGATTTAGAAGACGCTTTACTAGAATTAGCATTATACGAAGACAACGAAAGTTTTGTAACTGAAGCGGGAGATGTTGAAAAATGGACTGGTAAAGGTATAAATAAAGAGAAACTCACCCAAGATATACAGGAACACATACAAGAAATCAAGGATCAAATTAAAGATTAATATTTATAGCCATAAACTACTATAAATTTCTTTAATGGAGAATATATATTCCGTTGTTATTACAGCAATTACCGTATTAGGAGGCACAACAGCGTTTCGTTTTTATGAAAAACGCGCTATGCGTAAAGAACGTGATGATGAATTTATCCGTCATGACTGCAAAGACCGCATCACAAAATTAGAAGCATTATTAGAAAGATCATCTCGAGAAAAAGATGAGATGCGCCAACAGATTTTAGATTTAGTATCTGAGGTTGCTTCATTACGTACCGAAATTAAATACCTAACCGATAGACGCACTGGAGGCATATGATAAAGCTATCAGAACTTATCCTTAAAGAAGGACCAGCCGAATACCCATCAAATCACAAACCAGGAATGCGCGTAACTAAAGGCGGTTCAATGTGTGCTAATTGTGAATATCATGAAGATGAAGGTAATTTATGTAATAACAAATATTGGTTAAAATGGCACGATGGTGATGCAAATATTCCTTACCCTGCTAATGAATATTGTTGCAACTGGTGGCATGAAGAATAAATTATGATATACTACTCAGAATATGATTTAGTCTTTATTACTATTCTTAAGAATGGTACTAATGCCTTTGAAAAACTATTTACATATGTTATGGGTAAAGAGCCTGAACCATTATTTTTTACAAGGCAACCAACAATTCATATGACTGTTGTTAGAAATCCATATGAAAGATTATTAACACAGTTTTATCACGCAAATAGACAACAACTTTGGAAAGAATTTAAGTATACGGTACACCACCCTTTTTTTAGAAAGTGGGTTAAAGAAACCTATAGTAATGGTTATAATGGAGAGGATGGCCATTTATATACTCAATCCCAATTTTTACAATTTGCTGAAATTCAAATGGAATATAAAGTATTTAAAACAGAAGAATTTTCTGCACATGAATTATTCTTTTTTTTAAATTTAACAGAAGAACGTAAGGCTGAAATAGATAACGAATATTCAAAAATAATAATTGAGTTAGAAACAAGCGCTCATCATGCTACTAATAGTATAAAACAAGGAGTCTGGCAGAGTTTTTATGATGCTGAAACTATTAAGATATGTAACAATCATTATGCAGACGATTTTAAAGCATTTAACTACGAAATTATTAAACCTGAGGAATTTAAACCTATATATTTTGAATATAAAACTACCCTGATTTAGTTAAATATTTATTATTATGATCAAATTAACAGAAATATTAGACGAAATACTAACCGAAAAACTTTGCAAAAAGGGTAGGGCTTACTATAATCGTCGTAGAGCTGCTGGTGAAAAACCATCAGCTTACCTTTCTGGTCGTGCTGTTAAAGTGTGTAAGGGTTTAATGGAAGAAGATGATTTAGATATGCACGAATCGCTTCGTGATTGGTTTAAAAAAGAAGATTGGGTTCGTATTGATACAGCAGGCAACATAACTGGACCTTGTGGTACAATGAAAAAAGGTAATAAAACGACTCGTTGTTTACCTCGTGCTAAAGCAAACAGCTTATCTAAAGCTGAACGCGCTGCTACATCAAAGAAAAAAGCAGCATCTGATAAGCAATTTGTACCTAATACTAAAAAAGCAAAAGTAAAACTTAATAAGTAAACTAATGAAAATATCAGAATTAAGACAATTAATTAAAGAAACCGTTGAAGAAGCATTCTTCATTGGTGAAGATGATATCGATAATGTAGAGTGTAAAAAGTGTGGATGGAAATGGAAATTATCAAATGGTGGTGAAAATCCATATCTTTGCCACAAATGCGATTATGATAATAGTTATGCTTACAACGATAGTATAGACGAATACGACGTAGAAAATGCAGACGATATAAAAGAATTTGTTGAATTCATGCGTGAATATACACAGCAACTAAACGAAGCTGATTGTGACTGCCTATTAGAAGCTAAATATCAGGGCCGTACAGTGCCATTAGGTAAACCAATGCGCGGTGATTCTAAAAAATTCAAAGTATACGTTAAAAACCCTAAAACTGGCAAAGTAGTTAAAGTTAACTTCGGTGCTAAGGGAATGAATATTAAGAAAAACAACCCAGTAAGACGTAGAGCATTCAGGGCAAGACATAACTGCTCAAATCCAGGACCACGTACTAAAGCTAGATACTGGTCATGTAGAAAATGGTAGTTCAAATTTTAACATATTTATACATATAAACACAACAAAATGAATATTACAGAAGTACGTAACGTCATCAAACAAGTTATTGCTGAAGCAATGAGTAAAGAAGGTGGCTTACCTAAAAGCGGTGGAAAATTAGTACACCTTAAGAAAGAATTAGCTAGCTTAAAGAACATGAGAGAATCTTTAGGTCAATTACAAATCGCTGAAGGCGGTGAGCAATCATTCGTAGCTGAATATGCACATATGCAAAAATTCGTTAACGAATTAGAAAAAATCAAAACTGCTCATGCTAAATTAGCTGAAATGTTAGACAATCAAATTTCTGAAGTTGAAGGTAAAGTTTCATCTGAGACTGAAAAGATCAAAGAAATGGTTGGTTTAATCGAAAAAGCACCTAAAGCTCCTAAGAAAGACGCTAAGAAAGCTCCTGCTAAAAAAGACGATAAAAAAGCAGAACCTAAAAAAGCTGAAAAGAAAGAAGAGCCTAAGGCTGACGACTCAAAAAAAAAAGCTAAAAAATTAGACGAAGCATCTTTCTCAAGTACTGATGTTAATGCTATTTTAAAAGCTGCTAGAGCTGCTGTTGAAGCAGGTAAAGAGGTAACTGTTGATGGTATTAAAATAGGAAAGGTAGTATCTGGATTAGGAAGATTTATTCCTGCTGATGGTAGTCAATCTTTAAAAATTATGGATTACGTTGGTGAACCGGAAAAAATTGTAATTGATGGAGTACCTGCAGAATTAAAACCTTACGAACCAAAAAGCGAACCTCGAGTTGACACAAGGACTCCAGAAGAAAAAGCAAAAGCACAAGCTGCGTTTGATGACAGATATGGACCAGGTGGAGGATACGATACAGCATTTGGAAGATACACAGGCGATTAATATAAATAAAAATGATTAAATTACTTGACATATTAGCCGAACGCGATTTATCCGCTAAGGAAGAAAAAATAGTTAAAGCATTAAAGAAAACAGGGAAGTTTAAAAAGAACGACCCTGCTCTTTATGCTATTGCTGCTTCAAAAGCTGAAGGATTAGATCCAGTAGGCAAAGAAGATGACGACATCAACAACGATGGTAAGGTAGATAAGACAGATAAATACTTAGCTAATCGTCGTAAAGCAGTAGCTGCTAATATTAAAGAAGGTGATCATGAAGTATCTATGGCTGTATCTAGTCTAGAAGCAATTGCAGAAGCAATTATCGAATTAAGACAAAAACTTGGCAATACTGAACGTAATATTCCAGGATGGATTCAAGACCACATTGCTAAAGCAGAAAACTACATTGAGCAAGCAGCTCAAGGTTTTCACGAACTAAAACATAATGGATAAAAAATTAATATTAGAAAAATACATTAAAGTAGCTGTTCGTAAAGCACTTCAAGAAGAAGAAGCTAGACAACAGAAAGCTACTAAAGCGATGTATCTAGTATATCGTTTTCCTGGTTTAAAAAAAATAATGGAAGACTTAATGTCTCCATCTTTTGGTCGCTTCATCACAGATGTTGCTGTTGTAGCTCCAAAACCAACAACATTCTCAGCTAAATTAATTAACGAACAAGATTTCGGAATTATATACAATGGTAAAGGTAAATTTACCGTTAAAGTAGCAGGTAAAAAATACAACGTCCAAAATTTAGGTGAATTAGAAAGAGCTCAACAAGCAATAGCTGATTTATTAGAATTAAACTACGCTATTGATGAAAAAGTAGCAGGCGGAGCTGAAGCTCCAGCTGCAGATGCAGGTGCTGAAGCATTTAGTGCAGCCGCAGCCGCTCCAGCAGGTGAAACACCAGCAGAAACTCCAGCAGAAGAAGAAACTCCTGAAGAAACCCCAGCAGCATAATGACAGTTATAGATAAAATATTACGTGAATGGTCATTTAGATGCCATGATGGGATTGTTGATATCAACGATCCTATTAAACTGTCTATATTAAATGAAATACTTGGTTTTAATTTAGATGAAGTGAGACAACCATATGAATCTTTAACAGGAGCAGCTAAAGAAGAAGCTGATAAGTTAATTGAATTATTTAACTTAACTAAAGACAATATTCAAAAACAGACCTCTAAAAGAATAATAATTTTATCTGATATACCTAGAAATGAAGTTTTTAAGAAATTACAAGATTTAGGATATAAACAAGATAGAACTATTTCTGGCTCATCAGCAGGTGGATTTATAACACCAGAAGGTATAGAAATTATAGTTAAATCTGAGACATCTTCTAAAATAGGTGGCGCTGGAGTAGGTAATGAAAGATTTTTTGTAGATGCAATAAATAACCTTATTCAAGAAAGTGATGGTTCTGTTACTGTTACTATCAACGGTGGTGGTAAAACTTTAAAATATGCTAACATAACTGAAGCCAAACATGTTGGTAAAGAAGGTGAGAAAAAAGGATGGAAAGCAGATGCTTTATTAATAGCAGGAAATGAAACATATCCAATTTCTTTAAAAGAAGATGGTCCATTCCGTTGGGCTAGTGCTATGGGAGATCTTAAAGATCTTTACACAACACTACTTACTAAAGCTAGTAAAGATGAAATACCAAATCTTCAATTAAAAACAGACCCTGAAAATCCTAGGGTACTTCAGATGTATAATCCTAGAACAAATTCACCTTATGGTAGAATATTTGTAACAGATGTACCTCAATTAACTCAAGCAGAAAATATAAATAAAATTATTTTTGGAGCTGATAATGCTATTGTTGTACAGCGAACCTTTACTGAATCTGATTTTGCACTGACTGGAAATACTATAAATGTAACTGCTACTAAAATTATTACATCAATTGAAGATTTAAGTCCTGAAGATTATCCTATAGTAGAATTTGAACGTAATGCTTCAAAAGCAACTCAAACAAGTGGATTAACAGGTAGGGGTATTATAATAAGAATATCACCTAAAGGAAGAATGGATAAAGCAGGATCTAAAGCTAATAATTTAATATTAAACTATAACGATATAATGTAAAATATGGAACAATTTAACCCATCAGACAAAATAACACTAGACGTACCTTTATTTATCCGTCTATTAGAATATGCTCGCGAAGACGCTAAAACCGATATGGATTTACACAATGTAGCTGAAAAAGCAATCGTAGCAAGTGAAACTGGAAAGACATTAACTATGGCTGACTATGATGGTTTAGTAGCGGGTAATAGTGAAGATCAAGAAATGAACGAAATAAAAAGAATGATTGAGTTAGCTAACATCAAGTCTTTCTTTAACTAACATATAGACAGATTCACATTCTGTCGCATTAAATGATATTATATAGTTGTGGTGCACCTAAAAAGTGTGCCACCTTCTATTTTGAAAGGGCAAAATTTTTTATTATATTTACATGTTTAATTTAATTTAATTTATGAATAAGAAAATCGTAATTGTAGGAGCAGGTGTAGCAGGTATTAATGCCGCTACCAAATTAGTAGATAATGGCTATCCTGGTGAGCTAATCACTATTATAGACAAAGGTAATGACCCAATTAACCGCTTACCTGAAGAGGTAATGACGGGGATGCTTGGTGCTGGTGGATGGAGTGATGGAAAATTAACATACCATACCTCAATTGGTGGCCAGCTAGCTAAGTACTGTGGTGAAGAAAAAGCCATGGAGTTAATGAAACAAGTAGTAGATAACTTTACTCGTTTCCACCCCACCCCAGAAGAAATATTCATGTCTGATCCTCAAGAGGAACCTGAATTTATTAAACCATACTTTGGTTTGAGAATGTTTCCTGTATGGCATATTGGATCTAATTTCTTGCATGAAATTGCTAAAAACTGGTATCAATATTTAGTTGATAAAGGTGTTGATTTCAAATGGAATTTTGAGGTTTATAGTATTGATTTTGAAAATAATAGTATAAATGCTATTAAACGTAGCGAAGAAGCAGATCCATTAGAAGCATTCATTTCATATGATGAACTAATATTTGCAGTAGGTAAATCGGGTATTAACTTTGCTCAATCATTATCAGACAAATATGAATTTCCAACTGAACCCAAATCAGTACAAATTGGAGTTCGATTTGAAGCACCACAGAAGTACTTCCAAAAATTAATAGATGTATCGTACGACTTTAAACTATACCAGAAATTTGATAACGTATCTTTACGTTCGTTCTGTACTAATAATAATGCAGCTTATGTTGCTGTGGAAGAGACTTATGGGGATGTAAGTTACAATGGTCACGCTAAAAAAGGTGAAGAATTTAGAAACGATATGACTAACTTTGGTATTCTGATGGAAATTAAGGGTATTGAAGATCCATTTGCTTGGAGTAGAGATGTAGTACAAAAACTACAAATTGACAATACAGGATTATATTACTCACCATCTCGTAAACCAGCTCTTACATCTGAAGGAGTAACAGTAAGTGCTACCCAAATTGACTCATTAGAATTATTTAAGGAAGTAATGGGTGAATATGCTGATTATGTTATTAATTTTATTGATGATATGAATAAAGTGTTTGAATTTAATGATGATTGGGGAATGTATATTCCTGAAGTAAAATACTTATCACCTGAACCCTTAGTAAACTACGAAGATTTATCATTAACAGGATACTCAAATGCACACTTTGCTGGTGATGCTCTATCAGCTAGAGGTATTACAGTATCAGGTGCACACGGAATTTATATTGCAGAAAATTTAATAAAATAATATGTCAGAAACAAAAAAATTAAAAACACAAGACGGATCAATAGTATATTATTGGGAAGGTAAAATGCATAATTGGGATGGACCAGCATATATCCCCCAGGGTAACAAACGTGCATCTGAATATTGGTTATTCGGAATAAAATATTCTAAAGACCAATGGGAAGATAGAAAGAAAGATGTTAATGGACAACCATTTTACAAAACAGCAGCTGGTAAAGCAGCAGGTGCTAGAGTTTAAGCAAAATAAAGGTTATAAATTCAATACATGAGTAGAGGAAGACCAGCAGTAATAGAAACAGTAGAGCCACCACGTAAATATACTCGTGTATTTGAAGATGAATTTACCGTTGAAACATGGACATACGATTTAAATAAATTTCATGGTCCTATTAACGTTGATATTAAATATAAGGCGGGTGCTGAAAAGGCTATTAAACAACAAATAAAGCAAGCTAAGCAGGAGAAAAAGACAGCACGTCAAATGAAAAAAATAAACGAACGAAACAAATGAGAATAGGATTAGCAGGTACAATGTCTGTAGGTAAAACTACATTAGCAAAAGCATTAGGTGAATTAGATCAATTTAAAGATCATAATGTACAAACTGAGCGTAGTAAATACTTACGTGATTTAGGCATTCCATTAAATACAGATTCTACATTAAATGGTCAATTTGTATTTTTAGCAGAACGTGCTACTGAATTATTATATCCAAATATAATTACAGACAGAACAATATGGGATGTTTGTGCATTTACATTCTCAGCTAAATCAATTGATTGGTTTGCTAAACGTTCATTTGTTGAAGCTGCTATGATGCTTCGTGAACAATATGATGTAGTATTTTATGTATCGCCTGAAGGCGTACCTATTGAAGATAATGGTGTACGTACTATTGATGCTGAATATCGTAATAAAATCGATTGGGCTATTCGTGAGTCATTAGAAGAATATAAACCTAATAAATTAGTATATATCAAAGGTACAACAGAGGAACGTATTGCTACAATTTTACAAAACCTATAATATTTATATGCACAACAATAACAAAATGAAAGTAACAGAACTACAAGAAATTATTCGTAACGTTATTAAAGAGGCGTTAAATGAAGATCAAGCTGCTGACAAAGCAGCACAGGACGCTGAAAAAGCATCTGTACAGAAGCAAATAGCTGCCCTTAATAAAAAGAAATCAGAACTAAATACAAACAAACCATCTGCAGAAGATAAACCAGCGCACGATGCTGAAAGACTTGCTGTGGATAAAAAACTTCAAGCTTTAAATAAAAAAACACAAAAATTAAATAAACCAGGCATTTCAGCACTTGAATTAGATGAAATGGCAAACGTATCAGTACGTTATCAATTAGCTGGTGATATTAATGCTGATGATTTTAAAGGTAAGAAAAATAGAATTATTACTGCTATGAAAGCCACAGGCGAACCTATGGCAAAAATCGACGTAGCTGGTGAATTAGGATACGACAAACAAAATCCAATCAACTCTGATTTCATGGAACTTGTAGCTTCAGGTGTTATTGAACCAGCAGGTGAACAAAAAGCTCCACGTTTAACTCGTCCTGCATCTGATAAACCAAAGGGTGGTGAAGGTGAAGAAGATTTTGTTACTGGTGATTTAAGCGATGAAGAAGTAGATGCTATGTTTGCTAAAGCAAAAGCATCAGGTGATGATGAACCAGAAATTGGTGATATTGAAAAAGCAGATGTATCTGCTGCTAAAATGTCAGATGCTGATTACGAAGCATTTATGAAAGTTTCTGATTTAGAAAATCGTTTAGCTTCTACAAAATCAAACATTTTAAAGTTAAAGAAAAGTAAAGGTGCTGCTGGTGATATTAGTGATAAACCATCAACTGAATTAGTACGTTTACGTGATTTAAAAGCATCATTAGAAAAACGTATTGATGATTTAGTAGCTGGATCTGAATATTTACAAAAACGTCAAACCAAACTTACTGGTAAAGAATATACAAAACAACCACCAGAAGAAATTAACATTGCAGACGAAGAACCATTAGACGAGTGGACTATGAATAGAATGCAATACTATGCAGGTATTAAAAAATAAAAATATGTCAAAATTAAAAAAAGCATTACCTATTATTTTATTTGCTGTAATAGCAATATTAATCGGTAGTGTATTATTTGAAAAGTGTAATAACAATGTTGAGCATAAAGCATTTTTATCTCAAATGGATAGTCTACACAAGGTAAATGATTCATTATTTGCTGAAATTGCTAAAGATGATGCTGAAATTGATTCTTTAGATTTAGTAGCTGTTGAATTACAATATAAAGTAGATCATCAAAAAGCTAAAGTTAAAACTATTGTTGAGTATATTGAAGTAGAAAAAAACAACATTGATGGTTTTTCTAATCCTGAACTAGTAAGCTCATTTAACAATCGTTACCCAGCAGATACAATTACTAACCCATTATTAGTAGCACAACCAGTATTAGTTAGCGCTGCTAAGGATTTAGTAGAATTAGATGGTGCTAAACAAATCATTGTACTTAAAGATAGCTCTATCAATACACTGGAAGCAAAAGTAACTGTTAAAGATAGTGTTATTGGAAAATATGCTAATAAAGAACTTAACTACAAAAATATTATCCTGAATAAAGATAAAGAAATTACAGGATGGGAAGGACAATATCAAAAACTAGAATTACAATACAACAAGTTAAAAGTAAAATCTAAATTCCAACGCATAGGAAGCTATGTAGTAATTGGTGGATTAGCTTACTTGATGTTAGTAAAATAACGACCCCACGCCCCCACATAATTAGGCCTATTCGCAAGAATGGGCCTTCTTTATATATTTATTATCATGAAACAGCAAATCAACGAAACTACAAGAATGCAGCAATTAGCTGGTATTCTTACTGAAGCGGCACCAGCAATGCCACCAGTACCTGGCCAAAAACCTCAAATGCCTCCTGTTCCTGGTAAGTCATCCTCTGCCCCTTTAGATGATAAAAGAAAAGAAAAAGCAGCAGAAGCCTTTTTCCAAGCTAACGTAGAATTGACAACATTAAAAAATAATAAACTTCTTAGTGATAGTGAAATTAAAACCTTAGAAGATCTTCTAGGTAAAGCTATAAATGCAATAAATAGTAAATAAATCTTCACTACCCATACATAACTAGGCCTGTCCGCAAGGACGGGCCTTTTTTATATATTTATATACATGAGTCAAGCGAATATTAAAGAAATAATCAAACAGGAATACATTAAATGTGCCACAGATCCTGTCCATTTTTTCCGCAAATACTGCTACATTACTCACCCAATCAAAGGTAGAGTTCTATTTCATCTATATCCATTCCAAGAGGATGTTTTAAATGATTTTAGAAGTAACAGGTTTTGTATTATCAATAAATCAAGACAGTTAGGTATCTCAACACTATCAGCTGGATTTGCTTTATGGACAATGCTATTTAATAAGGATAAAACCGTGTTATGTATTGCAACAAAGCAAGAAACAGCTAAAGGAATGGTGGATAAGGTACAATTTATGTACAACAACTTACCTTCTTGGTTAAGAGGTAATCAAAAACCACTATCTGATAACAAATTATCACTAAAATTAGCCAATAACTCTCAGATTGTTGCTACATCAGCCGCATCAGATGCAGGTAGATCTTACGCAGTTTCGTTACTGCTTATAGATGAGGCCGCGTTCATTGAAGGAATTGATAAAATCTATACGAGTATCAAACCTACTATTGCAACAGGTGGAGGAATCATTTCATTATCATCTCCAAATGGTGTTGGTAACTGGTTTCACAAAATGTATACTGAAGCTGAAATAGGAAGAAATGATTTCAAAGCAATCAAACTAAAATGGGATTTACACCCTGATAGAACTGGTGATTGGGAAGCAACAGAAAGAACAAACATGTCACCTCGTGAGTTTGCTCAAGAGTATGACTGTGACTTCTTAGGTTCTGGTAATTCAGTAATTGAACCTGATTTATTATCATTTTATGAAGAAACTTTTATACAAGAGCCTGTTGAACGCCGTTTTATGGGTGGTGATTTTTGGATCTGGGCTTACCCTGATTATACTAAGCAGTATTTGGTCTGTGCCGACGTTGCTCGTGGGGATGGTTCGGACTACTCGGCGTTCCATATCATCGATGCTACAACGTGTGAACAAGTGGCAGAATACAAATCCCAAGTTGATACTCGTACTTTTGGGAACATGCTTGTGTCTGTTGCTACTGAGTATAATAATGCTCTACTTGTGGTTGAAAATGCTAATATCGGTTGGGATGTCGTTAATACGATTATAGAAAAAGGATATCCTAAATTATATTACTCACCTCGTGCTTATGGTGAAATGCAGATGGATAAATGGATGGATAAAATGGATAAAGATCAAACCGTCCCTGGATTCACCACATCAGCAAAAACAAGACCACTTGTTATCTCAAAGATGGAGTCGTATATTCGAGAGAAAGTATTCATCTTTCACTCAAAACGTTTACTAGAAGAGCTACGTGTGTTTATATGGCAACATGGTAAAGCACAAGCTCAAAACGGATATAATGATGACTTGGTAATGGCATTAGGAATGGGATTATTTACTCGTGATACTGCAATGAAATTCTATGAACAGGGAATGGATTTGAATAGAGCAATGGTTTCAAACATTACCAGAACAACATATGGTTATACAGGACCTGTACTACCTGGTGGCACTCAAAACCCATATATGGTTGATAATGGTCATGGACAATTCGAAGATATAACATGGGTGTTAGGTTGATAAATATTTATTGATACAATAAAACAAAATAATGGCAGAACAACAACCAGGTTTGTTTGGTAGGCTTACACGTTTATTCAGTACAGATGTCATCATCAGAAATGTTGGTGGTAATCAATTAAAAACTATAGACGTTGATAGAATCCAAGCCTACGGTAACGTAAAGACAAACGCATTAATAGATAGATTTACTAAGTTGCATAGATACGGAGCTAACATGCCGTACAACCCAACAATGAACTATCAAACATTGCGTATTCAGTTATATACTGACTACGAAGCAATGGATACAGAATCAATTATCGCTTCAGCATTAGATATTATTGCTGATGAATCTACATTAAAAAATGAGGCTGGAGAGGTATTACAAATTAGAAGCGCTGACGAAAACGTTCAACGTATTCTTTATAATTTATTTTACGACGTATTAAATATTGAATTTAATTTATGGTTGTGGATTAGAAATATGTGTAAATATGGTGATTTTTATTTACATATGGAAGTAGCTGAAAAATTTGGTATTTACAATGTAACACCACTTTCAGTTTACGATATGGTTCGCGAAGAAGGACAAGATCCTGAAAACCCATCTTACGTATGCTTCCGAATTGATCCAATGGTGATCGCGGCTGGGGGTATGAATAGTCGTGTTAAAGATAGAGATGGTAAGATCAAATTTGAAAACTATGAAATAGCGCATTTTAGGCTATTAACTGATGCTAACTATCTTCCTTACGGACGCTCGTTTATTGAGCCTGCCCGCAAAACTTACAAACAATATGTGCTGATGAAGGATGCAATGTTATTGCACCGCATCACACGCGCCCCCGAAAAACGCGTATTCACTGTAAATGTTGGTAACATCCCACCTGCTGAAGTTGATAACTACATGCAGAAGATCATGCAAAAGATGAAGAAAACACCTTTTGTTGATCAACAAACAGGCGATTACAATTTAAGATTTAACTTACAAAACATGATGGAGGATTTCTATCTTCCAACTCGTGGTAATGATACAGCAACTAAGATTGATACAATCAAAGGTTTAGAATACAACGCGATTGATGACGTGAATTTCTTAAGAGATGAAATGTTAGCTGCGCTTAAGGTACCTAAAGCATTCTTCGGATTTGAAAAAGATTTACAAGGTAAAGCTACATTAGCTGCTGAAGATATTCGCTTCGCTCGCACAGTTGAACGCATCCAACGTATTATCCTATCTGAGCTATACAAAATGGCATTAGTACATTTATATGTACAAGGCTATGATGGTGAAGCATTATCAAATTTTGAATTATCACTTACTACCCCATCAGTAATCTACGAACAAGAAAAAGTAGCATTATGGAAGGAAAAGATTGATTTAGCTAAATCTATTCAAGATACAAATTTAATACCTTCAGATTGGATTTACGATTATATATTCCAGTTTAGTGAAGATCAATTTGATGAAATGCGTGATTTAGTACTTGAAGATAAAAAACGTGTCTTCAGATTAGCTCAAGTAGAGAACGAAGGTAACGACCCAGCTAAAACTGGTAAATCATTTGGTACACCACACGATTTAGCATCAATGTATGGTAAAGGTAGATCAGGAATGAATGTAGATGGCACTGTACCTCCAGGCTATGACGAGAAACGTCCAGTTGGTCGTCCTCAAGAAAAAGCATCTATGATCAATACACAAAATGATCCATTAGGTAAAGATAGATTAGGTAGAAAAGATAACAACACCTTGTATACCGCTAATATACCTTCTGAAGAGGGTACACCAAAAGCTATGTTTGAATTTAAAAAGAACAAAAGCTTACTTGAAGGTATCAATATAGCTCGTAAAGAACTAGTAGTAGGACCTGATCAGGAACCATCATTACTAGATGAAAAAAATATCAAGGACATACAATAATCACATATTTATAGGTAGTGCACACTATTCATTATGAAAATTAAACACAGCAAATTCAAAAATACAGGAATATTATTCGAGCTATTGGTACGCCAAATTGCATCGGACACTGTATCTAATAAAGATTCAGCTGCTATTGGATTAGTTAAAAAATATTTTAGCAAATCAGAATTAGCTAAAGAATATAAATTGTATCAAGCGTTAATTACGCCGAAAAACTTAAGTGAAGCTAAAGCCGAGACGTTTATCAACGCAACGCTTGAAGCTTCTTCTCGTTTAAACAAAACGAATTTACGTAAGGAAAAATACAATATTATTAAAGAAATTCGTGAATCTTATGATTTAGAAGAATTCTTTAAAGCAAAAATTAGCCATTACAAGCAATACGCTGCTGCATTCAATTTAATTGAAGCACATAATTCTCAAGAATTCACTGCTCCTCAGCAAATTATCGATAACAAAATTACATTACTTGAACATATCACTCGTAAAGAAGTTGATAAAGAAGGTGTTAAAGACCGTGTAATGGAAGAATATGGTGGTATGGACAAAGGTACTCGTATCTTAGCTTACCGTATGTTATTAGAAAAATTCAATAGCAAATACGCTACATTATCTGATACTCAGAAAACTGTATTAAAAGAATTCATCAACAATATCACTAACACAACTAAATTACGTGATTTTGTTAATAAGAACTTTACAACTATTGCTGAAGAACTTACTCAAATCATTCCTACTGTAACAGATAAAACAACTCAAATTAAATTATCTGAAGTAGTTACTTTATTGAAACCTTTAGACAAGACTCAAAACGTAAAAGACGAAAATATTATTTCGTTATTACAATATCATCAATTAATTGAAGAATTAAAAGCTGTCAAATAATGGATCTACAGGAGTATATCAAACAGTTAGTACAGCAAGAATTAGACGAAATGTCTGTTTCTGGTGATGCTGGTGGTTATTTAGCTCCAAACGCATTTTCTAAAAAAGGCCAAGGTAAAAATGCAGCGACTAAATATGCTGAAAAAATGGGCTTTAAATTAGTTAAAAATCCTTCAATGAATAATGAAAGTAACTACGATAAAGCTTCTCAAAAAGGTCAAGCAAGTGGTTATACAGCAGCTAGTCCTTATACCGCTGGTGGAATTAAAGGAGATGATTATTATAAAAAAGAAAGTATGAAAGAATCATTAATAGACATTATTGAGCAAGAATTACTTAACGAAGTAACATACGGTAAATTTAAAAAAGATGTTAAGTTCAGAACTAAATCTGAACAATTACATAAGGCTATTCGTGAAGTAAAACGCAAATTACAAGAAATTGATCGTATTGTTGAATATACGTCTCGCATGAAGCAAGAATTAAGTGAAGAAGGTGGTGTTAATTATTGGAAAGCAACACAAAAGAATGTTGCTACTATCTCAGAAATGGTAAATCAACTTAACAATAAAATTAAAAACTTGAACCAATAATGGCAAAAGCGGTAGGCAACAGCAACAAATTATCATTTGGTAAACGCAAAAACGGATCAGCAAAAAAATCATATAACAAACATACACCACGTCCAAAATCATATAGAGGTCAAGGTAGATAAAACATATATAAATGAAAAGTATAGCAAATCAATATCGTGATTTAACAGAAGGTAAAATGTCACAACAAAATTTCATGAGAAATTTACGTATGACTATGCCTCAATATGTAACTAACGTAACATCATTTGGTGATGCAGTTAAAATACTTAAAAACAAAAGTATTATTGTTGAATCAGCAATTAAAGAAAATTTTGACTTTAATAAAGCAGCTATTGAATCTGCTACTGGCGATAAAATTAGTCACACAGAAGAAGACGATTATGGTCAACCTATTTACTGGAGTACAAAAAATCCTAACGTAAATTACTATATTGGTAGTGACGAACAGATCATAAAATACGATGGCGAAACTGGTGAAAGATATATAATTGGTGATTTAAGAAATTATGATGAACCATCAAATGATGATTACGAACCAGATACTGATGCTGATTACGAAGAACCAAGAGATGATTTCGATATGGCTGGTGGTTATAACGACGGTGAATTTTGGGAAGGTCAAGGTGAAGGTGATGAAGATGCTATGTATGATGAAATGATCAAGAAAATTGAAGATGAATTAGCAGCAAGAGAAGCAGCTAATGCTCAATACGATTTAGGCGAAGAATTAAACGAAGCTGTTGGTAATTTTGAACTTAAAAAATTAGCAAGAGAATTATATAGTGTTGCTAAAAGAGTAAATGGAGTAACAAGTGTAAAAATAGTTACATCTGATGTTAAAAATGCTGCCAGTGCTTTCCAAGCTGCCTCAAAGAAAGGAAATACTTATGCTGAAGATGCTGTGATGGTTGAATTATTTGTAAATGAAGCAGATTCATTTATTAGTATTATACTTAGTGGTTCAGCAAGATTTTTAAATCCTGTAGCTGGTGAAGTAAATAAACAAATACAAGCATTTATAAATAAAGACTACGCTAATCAATTAGAAACTCAATATGTTAAACCTCCTAAAGACAATACTATGTTAGGAATTAACATTAGATTTATTAATAAGCCTTCAGGTGATGTAAAAGAAAGTGAAGAATTAAATGAAGCTAAAAAACCAAATGTAGAAAAAATTGAAGATGAAAATCTTGAAGAAGTAACATTAGGTATCTTCATGGAACATGCTTGTTTCCCTGAAAAATCATACGAAGAAATTGAAAAAATCGTAAAGAAAAATGTTAAGAAAAATCCTAACTACTATACTAACTACAAGTTAACTGGTATTAGAGATTACGAATTAGAAACCATGGATTCTTCTAAGCCTGAAGATCATCAAATGAAGTTCTATACAGAAAAGACTGCAGTTGATACAGCTAGAGGAATGCAGAAAGTTAAAATGCCTAAAAAAGACGAAAAAAAAAAGTTAAAAGAAGCTAGATTTAATGTATTTGGTGAACCAAATGAGGTTGCTAAACAAGTAATGCAATTTGTAGATGGTAACGCTACATTAAAAGCTTTATCTGATGATATTCAAATTCAACAAACTAGTGACCCAAATGAAGCTCTTTTAAGATTTCAATATTGGGATGCCTTACCTGGTGAAGCAATTGAAAAATTAAAACTTCAATTTAATGTACAGCCAGATAATGATTTTGATGAAGATACTGGTGAAATTATATTTTATCGTTTAACACCATTACGTAGAGACTATGGTAATAAAGATTTAGGTGCTTCATTTGAAAAAATGAAAAAAGAATTAGAAGAAATAGTGAATGAAGTAATAAATGAATATTACGATGGACGTGACAATTTAATTGACCCATTAGCAGCAGAAGAAAATAACTAATATGAAAGCATTATTAATAGACCACACACCATTCCATATAGCTAAATTAACGCTATCAGAAGGTAAAAATGTACCTGGTGGAAGAATGCGTGTTAAAGGCAAATTACAAGAATCTGAAGTTAAAAATGGTAATGGTCGTGTTTATCCTAAAGAAGTATTACAACGTGAAGTTGAAAAATACATGGAAGGACCAATCAAAACCAATACTGCATTAGGTGAATTAGACCACCCAGAATCTACAATCGTTAACTTAAATAACGTATCACACAACATTAAAAAAGTTTGGTGGGAAGGTAATGATTTAATGGGTGAATTAGAATTATTAAATACACCAGCAGGTAAAATTGCACAAGAAATTATATCAGCAGGTATTCCATTAGGTATTTCATCTCGTGGTATGGGTTCAGTACGTCAAATTGGCGAAACTGTAGAAGTACAAGACGATTTTGAATTATTATGTTGGGATCTTGTATCAGTACCATCAACTCCTGGCGCTTATATGTCATTAGCTGAAGGTAAAAAAGCACAATCTGGTAAAGATTATAGTAAAGTAAATGGTTTAATTACCGAAATTATCTGTAACGCAACAGGAGTTTGTCCTCTTTGCTAGCAGTTCACGGTTTTCAATATCTACATATATTTATGGGTAACCTAGAATGGGTTGCCCATCTTTTTGCAACTCGGGTATTACTAAACCCCACATTAAGATTCCTAATAATCTTATTTCCGTAATCAAATTTAAGGAGAAAAAACAAATGAGTAACAAAGACTTATTCAAAGAGGCTATCGCCGACGCTAAAGCCGTTCGCGAAGCAGCGTTAGCAAACGCAAAGGTCGCTCTTGAAGAAGCTTTAGCTCCAAAACTTCAATCTATGTTAGCTGCAAAGTTACAAGAAATGGAGTCTGAAGAAGCTGAAGATCTTGACGAAGTAGACCACAGCTCTGACAGTCACTCAACAGATGACATCTGGCATACCCGCGCTCACGCTGCAGGTCAAGCTGATGCAATTGGTGAAGCTGAAGATGCTGAGTTAGAAGAAGATTTCGATTTATCTGAAATCTTAGCTGAATTAAGTGATGAAAAAGAACTTGACGAAGCAAAAGATGAAGATGAAATGAATGAAGCTAAAGACGAAGAAAAAATGGATGAAGCTAAAGAAGAATCTGAAGAAGAAGAAGAAGACGAAGAGTCTGAAGAAGAATCTGAAGAAGAAGAAGCTGAAGGCGACAAAATCACTGACTTAACTGTTGATGAACTAAAAGACATTATCAAAGACATCATCTCTGCTGAATTAGAAGCTGAAGAAATGGAAACACCAGAAGACGAAGCTGGCGAAGAAGGTGGCGAAGAAATGGATATGGGCATGGACATGGGCGGTGAAGAAGTTGATGGTGAAGAAGAAATCGCTATTGACGAAGAAATCGATTTAGAAGAATTATTAGCTGAATTAGATTCTTTAGAAGAAGCTGACGACGACAAAGACGACATGTATGAAGCTAAAGAAGACAAAGAAGAAATGGAAGAAGCATTAGCTACTATCCAAACTCTAAGAAACGAGTTAAACGAAGTAAACTTATTAAACGCTAAGTTACTTTATGTTAACAAAGTATTCAAAGCTAAAAACTTAACTGAATCACAAAAATTAAAAGTAATTGCTCAATTCGATAAAGCAACTACTGCACAAGAAGCAAAAACTATTTTTGAATCAATGAATAATGCTATTGCACAATCTGCAAAGAAAAGCACAATCAAAGAATCATTAGGATTCGCTTCAAAAGCTGCTGGTATGGCTCCACAAAAACAAATCGTACAAGTTGACGAAACTGTTTCTAGATGGCAAATGTTAGCAGGTATTAAATAAACAAATATTTTTTAAAAACAAATCTCGTTTAAAAATGAACGTACAACAATTATTAGAGAGCTCTAACCAATACAAGAGTATTATGGAAGACTCTAAAAAATTGTCTGCTAAGTGGGAAAAATCAGGCCTTTTAGAAGGTATGAAATCTACTTCAGACAAGAACACAATGGCTATGCTATTGGAAAACCAAGCTAAGCAGTTAGTAACTGAAGCTTCTCAAACTGGTACTCAATCAGCTGGTGCTGGTGCATATTCTGGTGAAAGCTGGAATGGTGTTGCATTACCATTAGTTCGCCGCGTATTCGGTGAAATCGCTGCTAAAGAATTCGTTAGCGTACAACCAATGAACTTACCTTCAGGTCTTGTATTCTATCTTGATTTCAAATACGGTACAACTAACCAACCTTTAACTGCTGGTGGTTCTTTATATGGTGCTAATGCATCTTCAAACGTAACTGATATTGCTTCAGCTTCATTATATGGTGCTGGTAAGTTCGGTTACTCAATCAACCAATACACTGCATCTGTTACTGCAACTACATCTTCAGCTACTTGGGCTGACTTTAACTTAGATTCAGCTTACTCAGCTTCTGCTGCTGCTGGTCAGTTCGTTAAAGTAAACGTTGCTTTACCTAGTAACCATGATTCTAAAGGTGTTCGCGCTTTCGTTATCACTTCAGGTTCATTCATTACTGTAGGTAACAACTTACAAGCTTTCACAACTGTATCTAACAATACAGCTTCTTTCGTAATTACAGGTTCATCTGTAGGTGTTGCTGCTCCAGCTGTAACATTATTCTACGATGTACAACCTACAGATATCTCTCGTGGTGATTTCGAAGACGGCTCTACTAAAGTAGGTGCTCCTACAACTATCGCTATCCCAGAAATTAACGTACAGTTAAAATCTGAAGCAATCGTTGCTAAGACTCGTAAGTTAAAAGCACAATGGACTCCAGAATTCGCTCAAGATTTAAACGCTTACCATAGTGTTGATGCTGAAGCTGAATTAACTGGTATCTTATCTCAGTACATTTCTATGGAAATTGATCTTGAGATCTTAGATATGTTAATCCAAAACGCTTTCACAGTTGACCAATGGTCAGCAGTTAACAACCAAGCTTTATCAGCTGCAGGTGTTGCTACTAACTTAGGTTACTACAATACTCAAGGTGGTTGGTTCCAAACTTTAGGTACAAAATTACAAAAAGTATCTAACACAATCCATCAGTTAACTTTAAGAGGTGGTGCTAATTTCTTAGTTACTTCTCCTACAGTTGCTACTATCTTAGAATCTATCCCTGGATTCGCTGCAGATGGTGATGGTGAGAAAATGGAATTCAACTTTGGTATCCAAAAGGTTGGTTCTTTAAACAGTCGTTATAAGGTTTACAAAAACCCTTACATGACTGAGAACGTAATCTTAATGGGTTACAAAGGTGCTCAATTCTTAGAATGTGGTGCTGTATTTGCTCCTTACGTTCCATTGATCATGACTCCATTATTATACGATCCGGCTACATTTACTCCACGTAAAGGTCTTATGACTCGTTACGCGAAGAAAATGATCCGTCCTGACTACTATGGTAAGATCAATGTTGCTGGTTTAAATACTCTTTAATCCAATAACTTCCCCCCTATAGTCTCAGTATTATAGGTCTGGTGCCTAACCCCGTAAGGTTAGGCACTTTTTTGCATATGTATACACGGTACCAACCAAATGCGCGTTTTGCATTTTTTCACCAAAACCCCATTTGAAACATGGAGCATTTAGCATTCATGCTACACTGGCACTTTTTGTTAGGCGTAGTAGTTGGTGTAGTGGCAGGCCCACACATCAAAAAATTGGTTTCTAAATTTAAAAAATAAACCAAATGGCCCTCAAGAAATTGAGGGTCTTTTTGTTATATTTATATATAACCAAATATAGTTACATGAAGGAGCCTAATCGCGAGAGAAAAACTGAAATTAAGTCTATAAACGCTCTACAATTAAACGAAGAGCAAAAAGAGGCAAAAAGATTAATAATTGAAAACCAAGTAGTGGTTATAACGGGTAGAGCAGGAAGTGGTAAGTCATTAGTATGTGCTCAAGCAGCCCTAGATTTTCTTAAGAAAAAACAAGTTGAGTGTATTTACAATACACGTGCCGCTGTGGAAGTTGGTAAGTCATTAGGATTCTTACCTGGTGATATCAATGGTAAATTTGACCCATACATGGAGGCATTACTAGAAAACCTAAACAAATGCTGCTCAGATAAAAAAGAAGTAACTAAACTAGTAGAGGATGGTAAAGTAAAAGCACTACCAGTCCAGTTCATCCGTGGTAAAACAATTGACGATATTCTGATAGTCGAGGAGGCACAAAACCTAACTAAAGGTGAGATGCTAGCCATATTGACCCGTCTGGGGAAAACTGGTAAGATTGTTATTAACGGCGACAATGAACAAACCGATATCAACTCCAAAACAGGCGAAATCAACGGCTTAAGTTACGTTATCGAATTATCCAAAAAACTTGAGGAAATCAAGTGGATTAAGCTGAAGGAGAACCACCGTTCCGATTTAGTAGGTAAGATACTCGAATTTGAATATGGAAAGTAATAACTAGCCAATATTTATACGTGTTAAATACTACTTAAACAATAAGGAACTCACAATATGGCAAAAATTGCTCAAAACATTAAAAATCTATATGACGTATATAGTGGTGATTCTTTTAGATTTTTACCAATCATTGCTGGCAACACTCCATTTGGATATTACGACAATGATACAGAATTTGTAAGAGATGCCAGAAGTGTATGTGGTTTTGTTGCTATCCATTTAGGAATTGGTGGATTAAAAAAAACACCTATAAACGCTGTCAGTGACATGACAGTACTTGCTACTTTTGAAGAAGCAGTTACCACTTATGGTAACATGGTTTACCAATACAAAATTAGAGATAACTATATTAATATGGAAGGTGGTGATACATTACCTTTCATGAATAATACTACCACATTTGTTGTTAGTGATGATATTAATTCTCCTGTAAGTTGGTCTGCAGCTAGAAATGCAACCTGGAAAGAAATTGAATATGATGTTGCATATTCTCAATCAATTGTAGATAGTGAAATTTTTGTTATATCATCATCAGTATCTGATTACATTGCTCCTGATTTTGATTATATTAAATCATTTGGTTTTACATCTCCTTATTCTAGTTCATTATATGGTTTTTTAGATTTAAACCAATATAATAATAACCAATTTAATAGAATTGGTGGACCAACTGTCAGAACTCCTTATTATAATGTTAATAGTGGATCTTATGATTTTAGTAGCTACACAGCTGCTAATAGTGTGTTTTCAATCACAGGTAGTAATACAGTTAAAATACAATTTAAAATAACAGCATCAACTGAAACAGATACTGCAACTATATTTTATATTCCAACGGGTAGTACATCAGCTCTTACAGCACAAAATATTGCTAATAAAATAACAAATGTTTCTCTTGGAACTTTTGGTACAGCAGTAGCAGTAACAACCGGATCTACACCTACAACATTATCATTTACTTCATCCTTATCTCTTAATTACAATATTGCTAATTATAAAGTAAATAATACAACAATATTTTCAAATGTAACATCAGGGTCTAATTTTGAAATAACAGAAGGTAATACCTATGTTTATTATTTTCCAACCGATCCTTTAATACAAGGTGGATCTAATGTATTTGGCACTGACCCAATCCCTACAACATACATCCAATCAAACCTAAACCCAGCATTAAACGATAAAATAATAAGTAATAACTTTACTACTATAACATCCGTTATTGCTGATGGTTATGGTGCTGAAGCTGAAGTTGGTGGTAGTTATGATGTTAAAAAAGGGAAATTAGATGTAAAAGCTGGTACTCAAGATTATGATTTAAATGCTTGGGCTGCTGTTTCTGCATCATTAAGCGGAAGTGGAGATAGAATTGAAATTAGAAGAATATTTCACGAACAATCACCTGCAATTGCTCGTTATTTTGATCCATATGCGGGTACAGGTACTGGTATTCAATCATTACTTGAAACATTTGGGTTTGGTCAATTTTCTCCTGGTATTAATTTCTTACTAATGCCTATATCGTTTGATGCTATGAAGCTTCAAGCAATTGAATTAAATGATCAAATCAGAAAATCAGGATATTCATTTGATTTAGTAAATAATCAATTAAAAATATTCCCTATCCCCGATAGAGATATGAATTATTACTTTGAATATGTTACTATAAGTCAAAAGAATGAAATCATTAGAGACACCAGACCTAATATTATTGCTGATGTAATGAGTGTTCCTTATAGAAATCCAATCTATATGAACATTAATACTGTTGGTAGAATGTGGATTTTTAAATACACAGCTGCATTATGCAAAGAAATAGAAGGTGAATCAGTTTCAAAAATTGATGCTGGTACACCACCACAAACACCTTACTATAAAGGTGGTGAACTAATAGCATCTGCTAGAACAGAAAAAGAAAATCTAATTAACGAATTAAAGGAAATGTTGAATGAAACATCTCGTAGAAATCAACTAGAAAGAAAACAACTAGAATCACAATATCTACGTGATACATTACAACAAGTACCTTTACCAATCTATATATTGTAATGAGATTATCATATTACCCTATATTACAATATGGACCTAATGATAAAAGGAAAATTGGTCAAGGCCAAACCACAAAAATAGATGATGATATTGTTTTAGATCCCCCAGATCTGGGAGGAACTGGAACCGGAGCCCTAGACCCACCAATTTTATCCTCATCCTATGACCCAGGCCCTGGAAGTTCAGGCACTGTGCCTACACCACAAGCTGATAGAATATTACTTGGAGTAGTTCAGTATTATAAAATTGATTTGTATAACACTAAATCAAATCTTTATGGTGAATCAACTGAAAAGTGGTATTACCCCCCATATACTATAAACTGTAACATTGAAAGAAGTGATATTACTTTTACAGACACTGAATATGGAGTTGATGAAAATCAAACAATAAATGTATTTGTTACAACAGATGAACTATATAAAAATAACATTACACCAGAAGTTGGAGATATATTTGTAGATGCAGGAAGATACTTTGAAGTAAATGGAGTAAATAAAATACTTACTCCTGATCAGCTTGGAGGATTCCAAACAAACGGATCACCAGTATATGTTATAGACTATGTTATAACTGGATATTTAACAAGAACAAGCAAATTAAACTTAGTAAAATATAGCTCATAATGGGATTATTAGGTAAAATATTATTAAACGAAGGTATAACCATTTTTAAATGTGATATTCTTGTAAAAACAGCTGCCGATCAAAACAAGGTAGAAATTTACAATGAAATTAGAGCATTAGAAAATGTTGTGGTTGTTACTATTGAGCAAAGTGATTTCTTAAATAGAAAAGCAACTCCACAACACGAATATTCTTTATTAAAATTAAAGTATATTGGTAGAGGTGATGCTAAAACATCAATTAAACAAATTGGTATTGATGCTGTAACTAAAAATAGAATACCGGGATTATTGCAATTTATTCCTCGTTATGACACAATTGTTAAAGTAGGATCTTATTAAAAATAGTAAATGAGAGATAGAAAACCCATACCTAAAAACCAATCTGAAATCACTCAGGCTGCCTTAAATGATGCTTATCTTACTTCACGAGGTAAACCAACTATTGACTCTGCTACTCAAAGACACGAGAATAGAGCGTTACAAACTACTCGTAAAACTGATAAGGTAAAAGATATTTCTATTGGTTTAAAGGATATTGATTACGCTATCAAGTATTATTTTGATAATATCATTAAACCAACAGTAGTACAGGACGGACAAAAAATGGATGTTCCCATTAAATATGCTTCTCCTGAACGTTGGAAATCAGTACAACAAGATGGATACTATAGAGATACTAATGGTAAATTAGTACTGCCCATTATTATATATAAAAGAGATAATGTTGAAAAAAACCGTAGTTTAGGTAATAAAATAGATGGTAATGCCGCATCACTATTTCAAGTATTTGAAACTAGATACAACCAAAGAAACCAATACGATAAATTTTCTATTTTAAATAATAGAATTCCATCAAAACAATACTATGTTTCTGTTGTACCTGATTATGTAACAATTACTTATTCTGTTTCTATATTTACAAACTATGTAGAACAAAACAATAAAATTATTGAAGCAATAGAATTTGCTTCTGATTCATATTGGGGTGATGAAAATAAATGGCATTTTAGAACAACATTAGATAGTTTCTCTACTACAAACATTATTAACAGCGGTGAAGATAAAGCAGCAGTAACTACTGTTACTTTAAAAGTAAACGGATATTTAATTGCTGATAGTGTTAATAGTGCTTTAGCAAATACTAATATGCATTATTCACCAGCTCAAGTTGTATTTGGTTTAGAAACTACCCCAGATCTAAAGACTATTTCTCCTAAAACTCAAATGCCTGAGAGTAATAGTGCTAGATCAACTTCATTTATTGGAGATGGAGTTAGTATAAGAAATACTATTGTTACTGGTGCCGCTCTTGCTGACTTAACATATCTTAACACTAATAAAGCATTACTAGCTACATCAATTACGGCCCCTAATATTATTAATATCGCTGGAGCTAGTATCCTAGACCCCGCTCTTTCATCATCATTACCAGCAACAACCATAAATAATTTTATTATTTACGCAAACGGAGTATTAATACCTTCTAGTTTAGCAACACTTGTTCCTTATAGTGGTGGTGTATCTATTCAAATCAATATAGCAGCATTAGGATATCCACTACAACCTGATTATCAAGTAATAGTAATAGGTAAATTTCAATAAAATGGTAAGTAATAATGTATTAAATTTTAATAGCTTCTTTGATACTGATATTCTTTCTTATGTGAATACTAACATAACTAAGACAGCAGATATTGTAACAGCACCAAACAAAGCTATTTTTACTGGCGCTAGTATACTTTTAGCACCTTCTATTTTACCACCAACATCTATTAGCAATTTTAATTTTTTTATTAACACTCAACATATTCCTTCATCCCAAGTTACATTAGCATCTTATGTAGATCGTATAGAAATTACATTTGATACAAATCAAGTAGGTTTTACATTACTACCTAGCGATGAAGTAATAGCAATTGGTAAATTTCAATAACAATGGCATTAATTAGATTAGAACAAATATTATTACCTTTGCGCTACGATAGTGGAAGTGGTGTACTAGAACTTAAAGCGGATGCTGCTAAAACTGCTAGCTTTACTGAATTTAGAGTAAGCGGCTCCATTGTATCTTCAGGCTCAGTTTATATTGTACAATCAGGCTCACTAGAAGGTAATCCAGTGGACGGGGGGTCATTCTAGGTCATATTTATATGCGACTTATATAAGTCGTAGAATCCCGGTATATACCATTAAATAGGATCCATAGATATGGCAGTAAACATTAAATTAAAACGCAGTGCCGTTCCTGGCAACGTTCCTGACACCTCTCAGTTAGAGTTAGGTGAAATAGCTCTTAATACCCACGACGGTAAAGCTTTCTTTAAACAAGACGTTAATGGACTACAATCCATTGTAGAATTAGCTTCTTTTACTAGTGGCTCATCAGTCGCTTCAGCATCTTACGCTGCTTACGCTGATTATGCTGCTAATGCGGGGACCGCCAATACTGCTTCTTATGTTAATAACGCCATATCTTCTTCATTTGCCACAACAGCATCGTATGCTCCTGGATCAGATACAGCCACAAGTGCTTCTTATGCTGCAACAGCATCATCTGCTAACAATTTTTTAGTAAGAGGTACATTAACTGCTCAAACTATTGTTGCTCAATACATTACCTCTTCAACAAGTTTTATTACAGGTTCTACTAAGTTTGGATCAATAATTTCAAATACTCATGAATTTACGGGTAGCATTAGTGTTAGTGGATCATTAGGAATAAATGGGATTGATTACGGAACAACATCAGCCTCTTTTGATACTCGTATTAATAATAATAGTTCAAGTATAGCAATACTTAGTGCTTCTCTTTTAGGAGAAACCGCAGCTATTTTTACTATTCTTTCTGGTCAAAGTAGTAGCATAAGTTCTTTAAGTTCTTCATTTTTAGCTTTTAGCAGTTCATATAATACAGGATCATTTAGTGGTTCCTTTAGTGGTTCCTTGTTTGGAAGTGCTAGTTGGGCTCTAGATGCTGTTGATACTATAAATGCTCCTAGATATACTTTAACATCTTCATTTCAAAACTTTACACAATCTTATTATAGTGACAGTGCTTCTGTTAGTACAAGAGTAACAAATTTAGAACAATTTAGCTCTAGCTTAGATGCAACATTCGCAACGGATGCTCAATTAAACGATGCTACTGCTTCATTAAGTGGATCTATATCATATCTAAGCGCTAGTTTCTTAATTGATAGTGCCTCATTCAATACTCGTATTAATAATAACAGTTCAAGCATTGATTTATTAAGTGGAAGCTATTTGGCTTCAAGTTCATCGTTTGACACTCGCATTATCAATAATAGTTCAAGCATTGGTTTGTTGAGCGGTAGTTACTTAGCATCCTCCTCTTCATTTGACACTCGCATTATCAACAATAGCTCAAGTATTGCTTTATTAAGTGGTAGTTATTTAGCTGATTCTTCGTCATTTGATACCCGTATCTTAAACAATAGTTCAAGCATCGGTTTACTAAGCGGAAGTTACTTAGCTTCAAGTGCATCGTTTGACACTCGTATTATTAATAACAGTTCTAGCATCGGTTTATTGAGTGGTAGCTATTTGGCTTCAAGTGCATCATTTGACACTCGTATTATTAATAATAGTTCAAGCATTGCTTTATTAAGTGGCTCTTACTTATCAGATAGTGCCTCTTTCAACACTCGTATTAACAATAATAGCTCTAGTATTGGGTTGTTAAGCGGTAGCTATTTAGCTTCAAGTGCTTCATTCGATACAAGAATACTTAACAACAGCAGCTCCATTGGATCTCTATCAGGCAGTTTCTTAAGTGTTAGTTCTTCTAACTCAACTAGAATATCTAATCTAGAACAATTTAGCTCATCATTAGATACAATATTTGCTACTGATGCTGATTTAAATGCCTTAAGTTCTAGTTTCAATACATTCTCTAGCTCAATTAATAGTTGGACTGGTTCTTCAACTTCACAATTTGGAGGTACAGCATCTTATTCTAACACTTCTATAAGTGCTTCTTATGCTGCAACAGCATCCTCAGCAGATAACTTTTTAGTAAGAGGAACTCTTACAGCACAAACAATTATAGCCCAATATATTACTTCATCAGTTGAATTTGTAACTGGATCTACACATTTTGGAACAACAATTGATAACACACATCAATTTACAGGTAGTGTTAGTATTAGTGGTTCATTAGGAATAAATGGTATTGACTATGCTTCAACATCAGCTTCATTTGATACAAGAATATTAAACAATAGTAGTTCTATTGGTTTACTAAGCGGAAGCTACTTGGCTTCTTCTTCATCATTCGATACTCGTATTATCAATAATAGTAGCAGTATCGGTCTTTTAAGTGGTAGTTATTTGGCTAGTTCTGCGTCATTTGACACTAGAATTTTAAATAACAGCTCTAGCATTGGTTTGCTAAGCGGCAGTTACTTAGCTTCAAGCGCATCCTTTGACACTCGTATCTTGAACAATAGTTCAAGTATTGGTTTGCTAAGCGGCAGTTACTTAGCTGATAGTGCTTCATTCGATACAAGAATACTTAATAATAGTTCAAGTATAGGGTCTCTATCAGGTAGTTTCTTAAGCGTTAGTTCTTCTAACTCAATAAGAATAACAGACTTAGAAGCATTTAGTTCATCATTAGATGCAACGTATGCAACTGATGCTCAATTAAATGCAGCTACTGCTTCATTAAGTAGCTCAATAGCAATATTATCTTCTTCATATACTTCTTTTAGCAGTTCATTCTCTACAGGTTCCTTTACTGGTTCTTTCAATGGAGATTTTACAGGATCATTAAATAATCTACAAGGTACAGCTAGACATATTCCATTCTTTAGTTCATCTCAAGTATTGGATGATAGTTCAATATATCAAGTTGGTAATGAAAGTGTTGCTATTAATCAAAATGCTGTTACGTCAGCAGCTCCTGAAGCATTATATGTTTGGCAACCAAATACATCTTCATTCAATGTAATTAGTGGTAAAGGTAATCTAGATAACTACCTACAATTAAACATCCAGAATACCAATCAAGGATCTACAGCATCATCTGACATTGTAGCTACAGCAAATAACGGTAACGAATTTAGTAACTACATTAATATGGGTATCAACAGTGAAAACTTTAGTGGTTTTCTTGGTGGGCCTAATGATGCTTATTTATTTTCTACTGGTAGTGAGTTTCATATTGGTAATATCACCCCAGGTAAACACTTAGGTTTCTTTGTAGGTGGTGGAGATGTAGATACAGGTAATAAATTTGCTTTATATCCTACAAACCAACACCAAATGACTGGTTCATTAGATGTAAGTGGTAGTGTAAAAGCATTTTCATTTACTGGTTCTTTATTTGGAACTGCTAGTTGGGCTAATAATGCTATAACAGCATCTTATGCTTTAAATGCTATAAGTGCTTCATTTGCATCAAGTGGTTTAGGAGTATTTAGTGGATCATTTAGTGGATCATTCTTCGGTAATGGAGGTGGTTTAACAAATATACCTGCTTCAAGCGTTGTAGGATTAAATTTATCTCAAATTTCTTCTGGTAGTGTAACTGCTTCTGTAGACCCAGCTTATGGATTTAAAGTAAACAGCAACACAACTATTTCAGGTTCAACCCAAATAACTGGATCTTTAGGTGTAACAGGATCTGTTAGTATAGCAGGAACAGGTACAGTATTATCCGCTAATGTAGATACAATCGTATTTACAGGTTCATTTGCTCAATCAGGATCAGTAACAGTAAACGGTAATATTACTTCTACTGGTACTATTACAGCTCAAACATTAAATGTTCAAACTATAACATCATCTGTTAGTTTTATAACAGGATCATCTAAGTTTGGATCAATAATTTCAAATACACATCAATTTACGGGTAGTATTTTAGTGAGTGGATCTTTAGCTGTTAATGATTCTAACGTTATTTTAACTAACCAGACATCATCAATGTCTGTGCTAAGTGCTTCATTTGCATCAACCGCATCATATGTTACTTTAGCTCAAACTGCATCATATATTACTTTAGCTCAAACATCATCTTATGTAACATTAGCTCAAACAGCTTCATACGTAGCAAATGCTCAAACTGCATCTTATGTATTAAATGCTGTAAGTGCTTCATATGCATCAAATGCAGATTTACTAGATGGTAAAGACAGTACTATATTTGCAACTACAGGTTCAAATACATTTATAGGCACTCAAATAGTAACTGGAAGTTTATTTACTAGTGGATCAAATTCATTAGTAGGAAACACTATATTAGATGGTACTATTGGAATTAACGGAAACTCAACTTTAACAGGTTCATTCCTAGTATCAGGTTCTACTACTCAAATAGGAAATAATACCCTAATAGGTAATACCTCATTAACAGGCTCATTTAAAATATCAGGTAGCGAGACTGTTACAGGATATATTCAATTTGAACCTGTAACAACAAACATTGATACATCAATATCTGCTTCATATATTTTTGTAAGTGGATCTACAAAGGACTTATATTTTAGCCAAAATAGTGCTGGATATAGTAATGTAACTCGTTTACGTTGGTTAGAAGGTAATTTATATACTGGTCTATTAAATGGTGGTTTAATTACTACTCAATCTTCTACTGTTTATCAAATTGGTAGTGGTAGTGGTATTATTGTAGATTTAAACGCATCATTAAATGATAATCCATACCCAACAATCCAATACTTAAGTTGGGGAAATCTATCAGCTAGTATTGCTCCTTTAACAGCATCATATCAACAAGCATTTGTTGGTATTGATTCATCAAACAACATTTACGCTCAAGGAATACCTTTTAGTAATGGTCAGTTTGATACTATAATAAACATTGGTAACGTATTATTCCAAAACCAATCTACAATTAATGGTGTTAAAACTCAACCTTCTGTAGCTTATGGTTTTGAACAACAACAAAATGTATTTAATAGAGCATTCGGACCATTAAAATTATCAGGATATACTTTAGCACCTAGTGGATCTAGTACACGCGGTTTATTAGTAGGAAGTGGTACAGCTTATTCTCCAGGATCTAACTACGTTATAGATCCAAATGAACCTTATTACACAACTGATTCTGGTACTAGTGTATCAAAAATATTTAGATATTACCAATCAGGATCTAGTTGGGTTTATTTAACAAACGCAGGTGCTGGATATACAGCAATTGATCCAACTCAATATTCTAATAATGGTACTTTATCAGGTGTAGCTAATGGTGAATGGTCAATCCAACGTGTATTTTGGTTCCCTAACTCCGTTACAAAAGCTATAGTAGTTTATTATGGTAATACAGTATTTGCAACTGAAGCAGAAGCTATTGCTAATATCAACATAGAATCATTTGTTGAAGCACCTAATACCGCAGCTAACGCTATATATTTAGGTAGTATTGTAATTAAAGGAAATGGTGTGTTTACTGCACCTACCGAATTTACAATAGTACCTGGAGGCTTATTTAGACAAGTAGGAGGAACTGGTGGTGGTGGTTCGGTAATCACACAAACTCTATCAGGTTTATCTGATGTATTAATATCAGGCCCTACAAGTGGTCAAGCTTTAGTGTATGATTCTACAGCGGCTAAATGGGAAAATAAATCATTTATTAGTGCTTCTATCTCAGGAAATGCTGCAACCGCAACAACTGCATCATACGCAGCAAACGTTCCTGAAACAGCATCTTATGCACTATCTGCCAACTCAGCTTCATACGCTATAACGGCTTCATATGTTAGTCCTTACACCGAGATACTTTCAGCATCGTTTGCAACAACAGCGTCATATGTTAGTCCTTATACGACGATAATTTCATCTTCGTTTGCAACAACAGCATCATTTGCTTCAACTGTTAATTACGATAACCTTATAAGATCAGCTTCATTTGCTGAAACCGCTTCATACGTTAGTCCGTATACAACAATAATTTCATCGTCATTCGCAACTACCGCCTCATACGTTAGTCCGTATACAGAAATATTTTCAGCATCGTTTGCAACAACAGCATCATATGCTTCAACTGTTAACTATGACAATCTTATAAGATCGGCTTCGTTTGCTGAAACAGCGTCATATGTTAGTCCTTATACAATAATACTATCATCTTCGTTTGCTGAAACAGCGTCATATGTTAGTCCTTACACAGAAATAATATCGTCATCATTTGCTACTACAGCATCATATGCTTCAAATATCAATTATGATAATCTTATAAGATCGGCTTCATTTGCTGAAACAGCTTCATTTGCCTCAACATCTTCATATTCAAATAATATAGTAGGCGCTGCAAATTACATTCCTAAATTTACTGGAGGTAATACTTTAAGTAGCAGTATAATGTATGAAAATGCTAGTGGTATTGGTATTAATAATATTTCTCCATCCCATAAATTACAAGTAAGTGGAGATGCTGCTGTAGCCAACACCAACAGTACTTTAAATACAACTAAATATGCTTTATTATCTGGACTTCAATTAACATCCACGGGTACAGAATCAAACCAATATGCTAATGTTGGTGTGTATGGAGCATTAGGATTTTCAGCAACATCATCAACTTTTACTCCATCAGATAAATCGTTTACAAGTGCAGTCTTAGGTCAATTTGGTAAAAGTGGAAATGGAAATATTTCTGGTAAAGTATCTTCATTTGCTTCTGCATTTGATCTTGCAGGTGGTGGTAACGTAACAACAATGGCTGGATTTAGAGCTTATGCTCCTCTTCAATCATTTGCTTTACCATCATTTACAGGTACTATAACAAACTACATTGGTTTATTAGTAGATGATATTACAGGAACTACGGATGTAGATTCTCAAATCACTAACAAATATGGTATTTTCCAATCAGGATCTCTTGATAAAAACTACTTTGCAGGTTCAACAACATTCGCAGGTGGTGTTACCGGATCTTTACTTGGAACTGCAACCACTGCTTCATACGCAGCAACTGCATCATTTTCACAAAACCTAACAGTAGGAAGTTCATTAACTATTGATCAAACATTAACTGATTATGCTACAGTAGCATCATCAACTGTTGGATCAAATAACCTATTTACTCAAACTGTTGGTTCTTATACATCAGCATTCTTTAAATACACCGTATCAAATGGTGGTAACACAAGAGCTGGTGAAGTAATAGCAGCTTGGAATGGTACTACAGCAGAATTTACAGATTTCTCAACAGTAGATATAGGTAATACTACAGCAGTAACTGCTTCAATATCAATAGTATCAGGACAAGTACAATTCAACGTTCAAACTAACAGTTCAGGATGGAGAATTAAATCATTAGCAACATTCATGTAATAAAAATAAAAATTATGTATATAGTACAAATGCAATTCATCCCAGGAAACGATCAAATTTGGGTAGAAAAATTAAACCCAACTGATCCTATCTATCAGTATGATAATGAAGCTGAAGCACAAGCTAAAGCAACTGAATTACAAAATGCGGATGAAACTGGTAGAAAATATCGTGTTGTCCAATTAAACTAAATTAATTAAGTTATGGCTCAAAAACACAGTCCTAGTATTGTTAAAGATGGTTTAATATTAAACCTAGATGCCGCTGACATATCATCATACAACGTTCCTTCTTTTGTTGAAGTATTAGTTGTAGCTGGTGGTGGTGGGGGAGGTATGGATATGGGAGGTGGTGGAGGTGGTGGTGGTGTTGTCTACACCCCCAAATATAATGTATCTAGAGGTGACTCAATCTCAGTAACAGTAGGAGCTGGAGGTTGGGGTGCTCCTGCGGGTGGAACAAATAGAGGAGATGGGGTCGGACCACAACCTGGTAGCCACCAATTTACAGTCCCTGCAACTAATGGAGGTAACTCTGTTTTTGGAAATATAACAGCTGTTGGAGGTGGATATGGAGCAAGCTCTTATTATGGGTATCTTCCTGATTATGGCTATGGAGCTTCTGGAGGATCAGGAGGTGGATGCTCAGCATATACCCACGGAGGCGAACGATACGTAGATACTAATGGAACACCAGGACAAGGATATCCTGGAGGTAATTCAGGTAATCCTTCTTCGGGAGGTGATGATCACTACTCTGGTGGTGGTGGTGGTGCTGGTGGTAGAGGAACTAGTGGTCCTAACCACTCCGGACCTAATGGCACTAGAGCAGATGGTGGGCCTGGGATAAGATATCCTCAAATGAGCCCTTTTTACTTTGCTGGTGGTGGTGGTGGATCCGGTTACTCTAGTACTCAAGGAGGTAATGGAGGTTTAGGTGGTGGTGGTGGTGGAGCTGCTGGTGGAAATGGCAACACTGTAGGGGCTGGGGATACTAACGGCATAAACGCAGGAGTTAATGGAGGTTTAGGTAATAACCAGCCAGGTGGAAATGCAGGTGCTAATACTGGAGGTGGAGGTGGTGGTGGATCACATTACAATTCAGGTAATAAGGGTGGAAATGGAGGATCAGGTATAGTAATAGTACGTTATCCCGGAATTCAAGCCGCTACTGGTGGTACTATTGAAACTAAAGGTGGATATACTTACCATACTTTTACAAGTAGTGGAACTTTTGCTGTTGTAGCAGGTGGCACTACTTGGACTAATATTAATAATCCATCATTAAATGCTTCTTTAGCTAATGGAACTTCTTATAATTCTTCTAATAAAGGTAATATAATATTAGACGGAACAGATGACACTATATTAGCACCATCAATTAATTCTTTAGGAGCTATACCTAACCATGCTTGGGAAATATGGGTAAAAAGTTCTGGTTTAGGTTCAGGCAAAAGTATTGGAGGTTTAATATGCCCTGATTACGGAATGATATCATACATTTCTGGAGATGGAAATGTAGCTTATTATTTATATAATACAGATGGCACATTTGGTTACCTAATGAGTTTAGGAACATCCGGAGTAAACTGTTTTGACAACAACTGGCACCATATAGTATGTACAAGAAACATTAGTACAGCAGCAATTTATGTTGATGGTACCCTTAGAAATTCTACCTCAGGAGGAGGAACTTGGTCTGGATCAACAGTTTGGAGTGGTATGAATACTCAAATAGGAAACAACCCAAACGATGCTTATTACAATCTAAAAGGAAATATTGGTTTAGCAAGAATATATAATAGATATTTTACAGCACAAGACGTATTACAAAATTTTAACGCAAACAAAAAAAGATTCGGATTATAACATGCCATCATCATCAGGATTTAGAAATACAGCTAAAGATTCATTAGTATATGCAATGGATACTTACGATACTGGTAACTGTGTCACTCCATTAGGATGTGGAGGATTTAATAACAGTACCCAAGGTATTAAAAACATATTAACAGGAGTTACAGCATTATTTCAAAATGGATTAAAAATATCAAATAGAACCTTCTACACCGCTTTTGGAATATCATACCCTGAAGGATCTTATGGTGGTGATGCTGCTAATAGAAACGGACTAACAGAAGGATTTAATGTACGAAGTGGTGGAAAAACATACGATGCCTCACGTTCACTTCATATGTGGGTTTGGAATAATGATACCAATGCTTGGGTTCCTGATTCATATTTTAGAGGATTAAGATTGAATGGTCATTGTTATGATAACTACGGAGGTTATGGAGAATGGCAAAATGAATTAAATTATTTTAATGGTGATTATAATATTATAAAAAATGCATTTCCAAATTGTACTTTTATAATAGTTGGATCTCATGCTTGTTCAAATTTTGATTCTACTACTATTGCAAATTTAACAAGCTTAGGAGCACCAAATTCTACAATTAGTGGATGGACAAATAATGCTGAATGGCGCGAATTTGTTCTTGTAGGCAAACCAGGATTAGGAAGTGGAAATGCATATGGGTGGGCGTATGAAAACTATTCTACCAACCCAGGCCAAGTAGCACATATGAATTTAAGTGTAAATCCAAAATCATTAGGTATTATATCTTTTGATGGTACTGATGATTATTTTGATCTACCTACATCATCAATACCTACAGGCTACTTAATAACAATTGAATTAGTAACTAAAGGAATTAATTCATACCCAAATTCTTCTATAATAGCAGGTGGAACAGGAGGAAATCAGGATTTAAACATTCATTTACCTTGGGGTGATGGAAATTTATATTGGGATGTTGGTAGACCTTTTAATAGAATTTATAAAGCAGTATCAGCTTCAGAACTTACTGGAGTTCATCATTGGGTATTTACTAAAAATGCCTCAACCGGTATCATGAATATTTATTTAGATGGAAGCTTATGGCATACTGGGGGTGGACAAACATCAACTATTCCAGCAATGGGTGTAGTAAATTTAGGAAGATATAATATTGGTAACGGTGGATTATATTATTATAATGCATCTTTATCTGTATTAAATATATATAATAAGGATTTATCACCTTCAGAAATTCTTAGAAACTATAATAGTTATAAAAGACGAAACTTAGTATAATGGCAATAGAACAAGGATATAGTAAAATAGTAACACAAGGACTAAAATTCTCCTACGACACAGGTGATACTAGAAACTCATATACAGGACGCCCAACAGCCAATATATCAGCTGGTATTGGTATGAGTACATATAATAACGTTCCTGGTAGTGTATCATCTACTTTAACCGGTACTGGAACCTATTATAGAGGTGCTGAAATAATAAGACAAGACCTAACAGCATTAGATGGAAGTGGAGCTAGTTGGTTAAGTGGAGGTAACAACCCAGGAATTGGTGTTGTAACTGGTGGTGGTGGGGGTATTGGAGGTAGATATACAGGACATAGTATATTTTTTAAACCAACAGTTCCAACAACAAGTTGTCCTGTTTATACCCATTATTCAAATATTGGAGGTTGGCAGTCAACCTGTGACTACGATGATATGGGAGACGGGTGGTTTAGAGCAAGAGTAATTTGGTACGCTGGATCAACAGCATCAGATGGAAAATATTGGGCTATTAATCCTTTATCAACACCAACAGGCGCTACTGTAACAATATATTGGGCTGGACCTTTTAAAGAAGATTTAAATGTAACTAACGTTTCCCAATATATTAATGGTACTAGATCATCAACACAAGGATTATTAGATGTAAGTGGAAAAGGAAATACCATGAGTCTATCAGATGTGTCTTTTGATAGTAGTGCCTTTCCACAAATAACATTTGATGGAACTAATGATTATATTGATATTAGTTCCTTTGCTCCTGGTAGTAATTCTACAGGTACTATTTCTGCTATGGTATACCCACTACAAAACTCAGCAGATTCATATGTAATGGGAGTTGGTGGTAATACTACTTACGGCGCCAGTAGAGCTATTAGAGTAAATGGTGGTTATTGGTCTACTGTATCTTATGGTAGCGGTACTGAAGACTTTAATAGTATTGTTGCTGCTCCTTTAAATACATGGCAACATGTAGCTTTTGTGTGGAATGGAACAACAGTTAATTTTTATCATAATGGAATATTATACACCACAACTAAAAGTGGAATGGTAAATTTTGCTGGGGATAAACTATCTATAGGAAGACCCCCATGGGGTCCTGGTTCTTATTGGCAAGGAAGGATAAATAATGCTCAAGTATATGATCGTGCCCTACCAGAAAGTGAAATATTACAAAATTATAATCATTACAGAACACGCTTTAATCTACCTGGTATAGTATACAATTACAATGAAAGTACTAGAGCCGACCTTTATACTGGTTATTGGAATAATTCAACAACATACACAATGGCTGATTTTGGTGGAATGCCAAATGTAACAGCCCATGGTTGGTCTACAGGCCCAGCAACATATACTTTAACTTTAGGTAGTTTACCAACACATACTAAGGTTAGATATAAAGTATACTGGCATTTAGTTGATTCATTAGATAATGAAACTAACCAACTATTTATAATGAATTCATCTGGTACAGAAAGTGAAATATTAAGATTTACTAAACAGTACAACCTAGTACCCAACATTAGTGTAGCCGCATCTCCAGGTACATATACATGGTCCGGACCTAAAACATATACTTATAGGCCATGGGGTAGTGGTACCTATGGACAGGATGGATATATTATAGTAGACAGTGGGTGGGTTGATCACACAGCTTCATCATTCACTGCTAGACATGTAATGGGAGCAGATCAAGGCCAATCAGACGAAGCAGAATATTTATCACACGTTGAAGTACAACTATTTGGTTAATAAAAAATAAAATATTTATACATATGGAAACACAATTCTCAAATCGCCGTTGGTTAGTAATACCAACAACAATAACAGGCTCGATTGAATTCAATCAAGTATTACAAGATTCAACCGGATCTCTACGTTTAAGTGTAGACGGTACTCAAACATTCGTTAAATACGAAATAACAGAGGTAACAGAAAGTTACACATTATCTCATGTAGTAGCTGAAACTGGTGTTGAAACAACACATACTGTTGAAGCAGGCATTTATGGCCGCCCATCAATATACTCACCAGAATATCCTGAGTACAATCATGAAGAAATATTAGCCCTACTATCAACCGAAGTATGGACTAAACCAATCGTTATAGACCCTTAATATTTATACGAAACCCCCACCTTAGGGAAAGTGATCTAAGGACGTAATATGGCAAATGAATTTGTAGCCCGCAATGGCCTCATTGCACTTGATAATTCCACTATAAGTGGTTCTTTAAATGTAATTAATAATATTACTGGTTCTAACGCTTTGTTCACCGGTACTATTACGGCACAAACATTATTAGTCCAAGATATTACTTCCTCAAGAGACTTTGTAACTGGATCTACCAAATTTGGTACTGTCCCTGCAAATACCCATCAATTTACTGGTTCAGTAAGTATAAGTGGAAGCCTTGCTTTTCCAACAATAGCAATAGGTACAACAGAAACTAATATAGTTGTAGCTGATGCTAGTGGTAATCTTAGATTTAGATCAAATTTAAGTTTACAGGGGACCACAGGTGCAACAGGCGCTCAAGGAACTACAGGTGCCACTGGTGCACAAGGTATACAAGGTACTATAGGTGCTCAAGGTGTTCAAGGTGTTCAAGGTGTTATGGGTGATACGGGCGCGCAAGGCGCTATAGGTACTGGTACACAAGGTGCTATAGGTGCTACTGGTGCACAAGGTACACAAGGTGCCATAGGTACAACTGGTGCACAAGGTGCTATAGGCACAACTGGTGCGCAAGGCGCTATAGGAGCAACAGGTGCTCAGGGTGTTCAAGGTGTACAAGGAACTACAGGCGCTACAGGTGCCCAAGGTACTATAGGTACAACTGGCGCTCAGGGTGCCACAGGTGCAACAGGCGCTCAGGGTGTTCAAGGTGTACAAGGTATTCAAGGTGTACAAGGTCTTCAAGGTATTCAAGGTACTATTGGTACTACAGGCGCTCAAGGAACCACAGGCGCTATCGGTGCTCAAGGTGTTCAAGGTGTTCAAGGTACTATAGGTACAACCGGTGCTCAAGGAACAATCGGTACAACAGGTGCACAAGGAACAATTGGTACAACCGGTGCACAAGGATCAACAGGTGCTACCGGTGCACAGGGGGCAACAGGCGCTACGGGTGCACAAGGCGCAACAGGCGCTACTGGTGCACAAGGTACAATCGGTACAACGGGAGCACAAGGTACAACCGGTACAACAGGCGCTCAAGGAACCACGGGTACAACGGGAGCACAAGGTACTATTGGTACCACAGGTGCTCAAGGTACTGTTGGTACTACAGGCGCTCAAGGAACTACAGGTGCAACAGGAGCAAGTGCAGGAATAACTTCATATACAAACGTAGCAGATAATAGAGTAATAACATCCGTTAACTCATCTACTATCAATGCAGAAACAAATTTAACATTTGACGGATCTACTTTAACAGTATCTGGAAATACTGCAAATAAGGTATCTGTTGTAGGTTCAGGCAGTGCAGCAAACTATACTCTATTCTCAATAGATGGAGCAAACGGACGTCTATTTGAAGTAACAGATGACTTATCAGACTCATTATTTTCAGTAAATACAGTTGCCGGTTTACCTGTAATTGAAGCATTTGCAAATAGTACAGTTAGAATGGGTCAATTTGGTCAACAAGCATTATTTGTATCAGCTACTTCAGTTGGTATGGGTAATGAAGCCCCAGCCTATAAACTTGACGTTACAGGTACTATTCGTGCCTCAGCAGACGTTATTGCATATTCAGATGCTCGTGTCAAAACAGATGTTATTACAATTGAAAATGCACTTGATAAAGTAAAAGCATTACGTGGTGTAACATATATTCGTGTAGATACAGAAGATAAGTCTCGTAAAATGGGTGTAATTGCTCAAGAAACTGAAAAAGTATTACCTGAAGTAGTACAACAAGATGAGAAGGGTAGATATAGCGTTGCGTATGGTAACATAGTTGGTGTATTAATTGAAGCAATAAAAGAACAACAATCACAGATTGATGAATTAAAAATATTAGTAAATCAATTATTAAATAAATAAGTTATGGGATTTATAATCAAGCAACCCATTGAAACTAATCAAGGGTTGTTAACAGAAGCGTATGCTAGGATTGAAATGTATAGAGTAGATATGTTCTATGGTTTATTACATGCTACTGTAGCTATGTACCCTAGTAGACAGATTGCAAAAGATACTTTTCCTGTATATTTTGGAGAAATCAATACTCATCCTTCTCAAATTGTAGGAGTAAGTATAGTGTATAATGGAGAAGAAATAGAGTACCCAACCTATTTTGAGCTTCCTATGGTAGATCCTGTTGAAGTTGAAATACCTATACATGAGGATGTTGTTGGAAGTAAAACAAGTACATACTACGATTTTGATGATAATGGAGAAATTGTAGAAAAAACAAGAGAAGAAGAAACAAAATCAACAATCCAAACAGGAACACAAAATATAACTAAACAAAAAATAAACATAAATAAAGAAAATGTTTATTCTTTTGCTTATGAAGAAGTTAAAAAAGAATTTGGTAAGATATTTGGTGAAGAAAATATAATAGACGAATAATGGGTATAAGTACACAAGGCTCTACTAACGTTTCTCTCAACACAGCTGCTACATATGTTGGGGCTTCGCCAAAGTCTATGCGTACTGTTGGAGGTAAAACTTTCCCTAGATATGATACCTCAAGTGCTTCTATGGATACAATGCTTAGAAGTACAAGTCTATTTCAGGTTATTGTTTATAGTAGTAATACATCACAAGGAACAGTAAGTATTACTTACCCATTCAGTGTAAGTGGAGATGGTGCTGGGTCTAATCACTTTGTAATCTCTAAAGTATATTCTTACATTACTATTGTAGCAACATCAATCTATCCTTATTACTTTAGACGTTGGGCTACAACATCCGGAGGTACATCTCCAATTTTAACAGGTGGTACAACATCTGGTGATAACCAACCTTATGGCACTGCTGGTTCACCAATCGTTTATTCATATAACTTTAACGTTACAGATGCGGCTAGTTATACCACAATTTATGCAGTATTTTCATAATATTTATTGCAAAATAAGTTATGAATGTTGTATGGTGTGCTGAGCACATTCAATTTTATTCCAATCTCGAAAAAGCATTTTTGTATACTTCCATCCTAACATGGAAGCATTTTTATCCTCATCACACCACTAATTTATACTGTGATAGTCATAGTGAAGCTGTTATTAGAGATATGGGTATTATTGATCTGTGGGACAATATTAATACAGAAGTATTAAATAAAAAGCAATATACATTTAATGAAAATGCATTTTGGGCTTCATCAAAATTAAAGGTTATAAATGAACTTACAGCTCCGTTTGTTGTAGTAGATTTAGATTTATTTATCAAACAAAAATTTATTCCTGAAGATTATTGGCGGCAAGATATTATTGGTAACTTTATGGAAATAACTTCTCATCATTACCCAGAACCATATAAAATTAAAAAATACATGGATCTACCTGAATATGATTGGGATGATAAAGCTATTAATGTTGCATTTTTATATATCAATAATGAAAAGTTAAGGGCGGAATATGCTCAAACTGCTCTAGAGTGGATGACTACTATGACAGAAAAAGGAGGCGATATTAACGGCCTTAATATGGTTTTTTGTGAACAAAAATTATTATGGCAATTAGTAAAACAACATAATCTAAACCATAAATTTTTATTTAATGAAACATTAGTATGTTGGAAAGATCAATGGGTCGAAAATAATTTAGGTATATTCAATAACAAAAATCAATATAACTACGCTGTTCATTTTGGTCCTGGTAAAAGAACAACATTTGATAAAAGCAACCCACATTGGGAATTGTGTACTCAAAATATATTAGAAACATTTTTTAAGTATTTTCCTCATTTAAGTATAAACGTATCAAATCTATTAGAAAAAGGCCATGTTTAATAAAAAATATATAAAATCCCACTTAACCAATAATGCAACCACACCAGTACCTTACAGATGGACACATGGTGCTACTGATCTTCATTTAGGAGACGGATTAATAGTTTACTCTATTATACAACACATGAGAGCCAAAAACTGTGTTTGTATTGGATCAGGAGGGGGATACATTCCTAGATTGATGACCCAAGCTAGAAGAGATCTATATGATCAAGGTATATTTGAAGGAAACAATGAATATAATTGGGGAGATATAGGAGCAACCTATGTAGTTGATGCTTGTAACGGAATAGGAGGACCAACTGATTTAGAAAATGAACAATCTTTCTATAGAACTAATTTCTACCCTCGACTTATCAAATCAACCTCAGAAAAAGCATACTATGACTTTTTTGTACTACAAGATATTAAAATAGATGTTTTATTTATTGATGGTGATCATTCATATGAAGGTGTTAAGTTAGATTTTGAATTATACTCTAAAATATTATCACCTAGAGGTATCATACTAATACATGACACTGATGGTGAGTATGAAGAATCATTAATTGTTTCAGAAGATGCTAAAAAAGATCATCATCGTTTTGATGGTCCTTCCCGTTTAGTTAAAGAACTTCAACAAAATCCTGAATGGAATTTGGTAAATTTATTTAATTTTCGTATATTGAGTGATAAACCATCATCAAGCGGTATAACTATAGTTAATAGAAAATGATAAGATTAGTTACAGTAACAGGTTCTCGTACCAATACACTTTGGCATATGCTAAGTTATTATAAAGACTTAGTTGATGAAATATACGTTGTTGTATATGAATGGGAAGGATTTAGTACATACGATGATGTATTATCTATTACAAAACAATTCCCAAACGTTCGTATTGTAGATAGAGTAGTAGCAGAAAAATACAATTGGGAAACCGTTACTGCCTTATACAATAAAACAAAAATGCTACACCCTAATGATTGGTGGGTCGTTTCAGACGATGATGAATTTCATGTATATTCAAAAGATTTAAGAGAAATTATAGCAGATTGTGATACAAATGGGTGGGATGTAGTACGGGGTGGGTTTATTGATAGAATAGGCAAAAACGGAACATTTCCTGAAATAACCAATGACGAAGATATATTTAAACAATTCCCTTTAGCTGGATTTTTTAGATACCCCTTAAGCGGTGCTTGTCCAAATAAAGTTTGTATATTGAAGGGTTATATAGAAATAACACCAGGACAACACTATGCAAAAATAGATGGACATACAACATGGAAATGGCAAGGATGGAATCATCCATTAATTGCTCCTGTTCGTGGGTATAATGTTCAAGTTCATCATTTTAAATGGGATAATACATGTGTAGAAAGAATAAAAGCAGTAGCTAATATCAAACAATTATACTCATATTCAGATGAATATAAAAAAATGTATCAGGCATTAAGAAGTAATAACTTTGAAATTGATATTACGGATAGTAGATTTATGATTGAAGAAGTTGGTATTTGGGGATATAATCAATGGGACAAATTATTTAATATAATATTATCAATATGACACAAGAAGAAAAAGAAAAAGAACAATTAGTTCTTGAACAACGTAAAGTTAAAGCATTAGAAAAAATTGCCACTACGTTAGACGCACTTACATGTTGGTTTGAAGAAATTGACAAAGATGAGTGGAGTGATAGGATTCAATTCTACCTATCAGAATTTCATGAAGCCTCTGTAAAGAAGGAAGATAGTGAATAAACTGGGTGTAATAGTACCTTATAGGAATAGATATGAACAATTAACTGCGTTCAAAGAATCTATTACAAAGTATCTTGAATCCAAAAACATAAACTTTGAATTAATTATAGTTGAGCAAGATAATGCTAAACTTTTTAATAGAGGTATGTTACTTAACATTGGATTTAAGTATGCTAAGAAACTTAAATGCAATTATGTTGTACTCCATGATGTGGATATGCTACCAATTGGTGTAGACTATTCTTATTCAGATACACCTATACACTTAGCTACCGATAATATTCCATTTGAATCCTATTTCGGTGGTATTACATTATTCCCATCAGAATTATTTGAAAAAATAAATGGATTTTCTAATTTATATTGGGGTTGGGGATTTGAAGATGATGATTTACGATATAGATGTATAAAAAATAATATCCCATTCCAGAATATTATAGCTGATACATTTACAAACGAGAAACTACCCATTTTTAATGGGATTGATGCCTATGCAACTATACCAAACGTTATAAATTATAATAGAAATTTTAAAATAGAATTAGATATTAATTTAGATAGAGTCATTTATAATGTAGAAACACAATTTGATGAGTTTCCTATACTAACCATAGAGGGATATGATTTTAAGCTTTTCTATAATTCTTTTAATAGATTTTATCTACAACTTTTTGATAAAAAGGGTAACTATTATGATGCACATTCAGACATTGTAACAACATCAAATAATAAAATAAAAATAGAATATAATAAAACTGATAAAACAATTATTTTTATAGTAAATGGTGTTCAAAATATTATTCAACTTTCAAATTATATACATAATTACTCTAACATAGATAATATAATAATTGGTTCGGATAACATAAAAGAAAACTTTTTTAAAGGAACTATAAATGAATTTTTATTGAAAGAAAATGATGATGTAAAAATACATTATAAAAACTATAATATCACTAAATATAAATTTACTGACATTTCAGATAATAAAACTGATGGTAAATTTTTTAAAGTTTATTTAGATTATTTTAAACCATTTGTAAATCACTATTCATATATACCATTTAGACGAAGTAGTAAACTTTTAAAATTGGAACATGAAGATTGTGGATTTAACAATGGTAGATGGCAGGATGATAACAGTAGGTGGAATCAATTGAGATATAACAATGAAGTACAATTAGGACATCACGATGGTATTGATGATGGGTTAACTACTTGTGTAGATTATAAAGTGTATAGCAAAATAAAAGATAATAAAATAACTCATTTAAATGTAGGAATATGAAACTAGGAGTATGTGTGCCTTATAGAAATAGAGAAGCACATTTAAAAGAATTTGTACCTCGCGTAGGAAAATTTTTAGAAGAAAGAGGCATTGACTACTGCATGTATTTTGGCCATCAGGTAGATGACAAATTATTTAACAGAGGTGCTATGAAAAACATAGCAGCTAAACATGCTTTTGAGGATGGATGTGATTATATTGTATGGCACGATATTGATATGATCCCTGTAGATGATCATTGTGATTATTCTTTCCCTAAAGACAATCCACGACATATAGCAGTTAATATTTCTAAACACAATTACCATTTAAAGTATGAAGATTACTTTGGTGGTGCTGTTATATTCTCAAAAGAACAAGTAGAAAAAACCAATGGTTATTCTAATGATTATTGGGATTGGGGTATGGAGGATGATGATTTGTTTTGGAGGTGCATATATGAAGGATATGCTAACATTAGTTATCTAGATTATAAAGATAAAACTAATACTTATTTAAGATTTAATGGGTATGATTCTCATGTTAAAGTCCCATCAAGTCCTACTTTAAAAGACCTAACACATCGATCCCACACCATATCAATATTAGTTAGAGCCTTCCAGCAACAAGATAAAATGTCTATTTACTTGATAGGATCTGATAATAAACAATTTGTTGAATACCCTATATTAAGAAGACCAGGATATGACTATAGTATTTCTTATAATAATTCTAGAGCATATACTTCAATGTTATGGAATACATTTAATAAACCTTACTATCAATGGATGAAACGCTTTGAAAACCAATGGAGTTGGGTAACAATAGCTACCGATGCTTATGAGAAAAAAATTCATGTCTATATGAATGGAGTTGAATCACAATCATCATCAGGCACAGGTACTGATTCTCCAGCTATCTATGAAGGTAATTTAAAACGTTACATGGATATGGATTATTATTTAGGTACATCCCCCTTTTTGGGAGATGATAATCCTGGAAAATATTTTAAAGGAGACATGTCTAAACTAATGATGTGGGATAGGTGTTTGAGCGAAGAAGAAATATTATCTTCATTTAATAATACGATAGATGGTTTAGTACTTGACTATGATTTTAGTCATGACAAACTATTAAAGGATCAAACAGGAAATAATAATAATGGCTTAGTAACAAGCTGCTTTAAACTAGAAGAAGAAATAAAAGTACCAAACACAGTTGTCCCTTATAGAACACCGGGCCGTATGGATTGTTTAGAACATCCTGATGAAGGATTTCATGAAGGATCTTGGATAAAAGGTAAAACAACGGCTCGTAATGAGGAAAGATTTATAATGCAAATGCAACAAGGTACAATTGATTATAAAAATGATGGTATGAATACTTTAAAATATACACTAGTAAATGTTGAAGAAATAACACCAAAAGCTAAATTAATTAACGTAGTGTTGTAATATTTATTACAAGTAAACAAACAAATATGTCAGAAGAATTAAGGTTATGGAGGGATAAAAATCTCAACAAAGTTAGTAAAAGCTTTTGTGCCGCCAAATGGTTAAATGCTAGTTTGCACCTAGGCCATGGATTTACAAATTCATGCCATTTACCTCTACCCCACCCTGTTGATTTAGAAGAAATCAAGAAAAATCCATCAGCACTTCATAATACTCAGCATAAGAAAGAAATGAGAAAAATGATGCTAAAAGGTGAACGTCCCGCTGAATGTTCATATTGTTGGAAAATTGAGGACATAGGTAGAGATAATATTTCGGATCGTGTTTATAAGAGTAAAATTTATTCTAAAGAAGATCTTAATCGTATTGCAAAAACTCCATTCCATGAGGATGTGAATTTAAAAACTGTAGAAATTAGCTTTGACAGAACATGTACATTTGCTTGTTCTTATTGTAATGCTGGTTATAGTACAACATGGGGTAAGGAAATTAATAAATTTGGACCCTATCAGAAATTTAAAACAGTTTCAGCAGAAGCATACCAAAATGATGGGTCATGGGCCGACAAGTATGGTAAACATAGTCAGTTTAATCCTTATGTTGAAGCATTTTTAGCTTGGTGGCCTGAGTTATCTAAAGAGTTACAAGAAGTAAGAATTACAGGTGGTGAACCAAGTGCTAGTCATAATTTTTGGAACTTTATTGAAACTCTAAAGCAATATCCCGCTGAAAATATGGCGTTGGCTGTTAACTCTAATCTAGGAATGGATCAGAAAACTCTAGAGAGAATGATCCAAATGACTAAAGATATTAAAATTAAAGAATTTGACTTATATACAAGCAATGAAGCTGTAGGAGCTCATGCTGAATATATTCGTGATGGATTAAAATATGATGTATGGAGACAAAATCTGGTAACATTTATTGAAAATGCCAAATTTAGATCCGTTACTATAATGATGACTATTAATAGCCTATGCCTATTCAGTATAGATGAATTTTTAGATGACATGTTAGTGCTGAAAGAAAAATACGGACCTAACAGACCAAATGTAGATTTAAATATTTTACGTTGGCCTGGATTTATGTCTCCTTTAGCTTTACCTGATGATATTAAAAAATCACTTCATACTAGATTAAAAAGATGGTACAATAAAAATAAAAAGAATCCATTATTTAGTACAGGGGAAAAAGCTCAAATTGAACGTTTAATAGATTATATTGAAGTAGTTCAAAAAGGACATAACTATACTGAAGATGATAAAAGTTTATTATTGCATGATTTTAAATCATTTTATAAACAATATGATTTTAGACGTGGTAAAGACTTTAAAATGACATTCCCTGAATTAGCTGAATGGTATGATACTTTGGTTGTAGACCAAGACATACCATCAGTTGAAATGAAAGATGGATCTATAACTCACTTTGAAAAAGGTGTCTATATACCACCCCCAGGAACAATACCACCCCCAGAATTAAAACTACCACCCAAATTAATATAAATGAAAATACTAATAACAGGGGTAGCAGGATTGTTAGGATCAAGACTAGCCAACTGGATTATTCTAAACCACCCAGAAGCTGAAGTTGTTGGTATAGATGACTTAAGCGGAGGGTATAGAGAAAACATTCCATCTAAAGTAAATTTTTGGCAAATGAACTTAGTGGATCATCCAATTGAAAATTGCTTTGAAAATCATAAGTTTGATTATGTTTTTCATTTTGCGGCTTATGCTGCTGAGGGATTATCTCCTTTTATTAGAAAATTTAACTATGAAAATAATTTAGTAGCTACTTCTAGAATAGTAAGTAATTGTATAAAATACAATGTAAAAAGATTAGTATTTACTTCTAGCATGGCTGTATATGGTCACGGTAATAGAGAAAGATTTGATGAAAATCAAACACCGAAACCTATTGATCCTTATGGCATAGCAAAATATGCTTGTGAAATGGATATACAGGTAGCTGGTGAACAACATAGTTTAGATTGGTGTATAATTAGACCACATAATGTATACGGTATTAATCAAAATATTTGGGACAAATATAGAAATGTATTAGGTATTTGGATGTATCAACATCTTAATAATAAACCTATGACTATATTTGGTGATGGAATGCAAACAAGAGCTTTTAGCTATATTGATGATATAGTAGAGCCATTATGGAAAGCAGCTATTGAACCAAAAGCATCTAAAGAAATTATTAATTTAGGAGGTATTATTGGATATACTATTAGTGAAGCCAATACTATAATAAAAAATATTATCGGAGGAGGTATTACTGAGTTTAAAGAAGCTAGACATGAAGTTAAACATGCTATCCCTACATACCAGAAATCTATTAATATATTAGGATTTGAACATAAAACTGACTTACACTATGGTTTAATTAAAATGTGGGAGTGGGCTCAAGTACAACCAAAACGAGATCGTTTTATTTGGCCTAGTTACGAATTAGATAAAGGAATATATAAATTTTGGCAGTAATGATATTCATGTATGAAGATAAAAAGCATTTTTCAAATTTTACAGCATGTAATGATGTAAATGCTTCTGGTATTAAAAGATTTGGCAGGTCTCCATTAATTGGAGCTATGACAAGTACATTAACTTGGATAGAAGGACAAACAATAACTTTTAGATATGAAGAATCTTTTCCACAACTTGAATTATTAGATGTAAACAAACATAAAGATACAATACACTATATAATCCCCTCTGGAGTTAATCACAATCCTAAAGATTGGGCTGGTGGTTATCCACCAAGTGAAGGTAGAAGTTTGTTTGATTATTTAAATAATAAGTATTTAAAAGATTTAAGAAATAATGAAGCCTTTTTATTGTTAGATCAAAGTTTAGAAGGATATCATGCTCCTTGGTTATGGGACTTTTTCCATTCTGAATGTGATAGAAAAGGTTTTAATCCTTTTAATATCATATATGTAACAGGAGATATAATAGCATCTGAAACTTATAGTAAATGGGCAGATGAAAACAATATTCCTCCTACAAATAGAATGTTAGTATTAGGATACCCTCACTTTCAAATAGATGTTTTTTTAAATTCTAGTAATAAAGTTCATTTATTTAAAGATCCATTACCTAGTTTTGAGGATCATATTAAACACAAAACTGAAAATTTAAATGATATTAAAACATATGCTTGTTTAAATAAACGTTTACGAGCCCATAGAATATGGTTTTATACTTACTTATATTACAATAATCTACTAGATAAAGGATTAGTAAGTATGAATCCATATAATTCAAATATGTTAATACAGTGGGAAGAAAAAAAGATGGAAGAAGAAAGATTTGCTGAACCTTTAAAAATACTGCCACTAAATATTTATGGAAAGTCTAATAAAGAACTAGGTGATAATTTCTACATAACCCGATTTAACCCAGAAGTATGTTTAGATACATGGGTAAATGTAGTACCTGAAGCATCATACGGTGATTTAGATGGTAATGTTTTCTTAAGTGAAAAAATATTTAAACCTATTGCATGTAATCATCCATTTATTGTTTTAGGTAGTAAAGGAAGTCTAAAAGAATTAAGAAAATTAGGTTATAAAACATTTGATGGTTGGATAGATGAATCTTATGATGAGTTAAGTACTTGGGAGCGATTTGAAGCTATTATAGATGCTATTAAAAAAATAGATGCTATAGAAGATAAATTAGAATGGTATAAATCTATGGAACCCATTATCAAACACAACTATGAAACTCTAAAAAGAAATGTTTTAAACGAAGCACCACCCGCATTTGATAAAATAAAAGAACGTTATTTAACTCGTTATTCAAGTAATTGCAAAAACTAATATAATGTACAGATGGCAATATAAAGATATTAATATAACTAATGATTCTAAAATAATAATAGGATTAGGAGATAGTTTTACTCAAGGACAAGGAGCATGTGATGTCCATGTTTGGGAAAAATATAATTGGGATTTAAAAGACATGCAAAGTAAATATGAAAAAGATATATTACCTTTTGAGTATGAAGGAGCATGGGTCAATCAATTATGTAAAAATCATATGCCTGATTGGATTCCAATTAATTTTGGAATGAGAGGATGCGGTAATAGAGCCACCACAAAACAACTCTATTTACACCCAGATTTAGGTATAGAAAAAGCAAAAGAAAAAATAGTAATATTTGCTGTTACTGGTTTTGAAAGATTTGACTTTGTAAATAAATCATTTAATGATCACCATCAATTTTTTGCTATGTGGCCAAGCCCCTGGAGTGATGGAGCTACAAATAAAAAATTATGGGAAGCCTACCATGAGGATATCTTTGATGAACGTTTTTCAATAGTTGAAGCTTTATTAAATATATGTGAAGTTCAAACATGGTGTAAAGCAAATAATGCTAAATTTATATTATGTAGTGCCTTTAATAGTAATTTAAATAGAAAATATTTTGAAAAATATCTAAGAAAAGATAATAATTCTAATTTAAGTTTATTAAACCTAATAGATTGGAATGATATCTTCAGACCTCAAGGATTTGAAAGTTTTACTGATATGTTAGTTCATTATGAGAATAGAGAAGATTTAAAAGGAGGTGGCTTTTACATGTGGGCCCATGAGCAAAAGAAAGGAACACCTGAGGGGTATTTTACTCCATGTGCTCATCCGTCTTATAAAGGACATAAACTAATAGCTGAATCCATGTATGAATATATTCAAAATAATTTTAAAAATATAAACCAACCAAAACAATCAATTAATATAATTTAATATGAATCAATTTCCTCATTTCCCTTGGTATTTTAATAAAAAAGAATTCTTTAAAATGAACACATCTGTTGCGCCAGAAATGGATTTTTATCCTGCTGACCATAAAGATGCTTATGAAAAAAATCTGAAAACCCAACCAGAAGACTGGCATTATAGAACTAAAAAAATTAAATATAAACTTAATTCACTTGGGTATAGAGCCCCAGAATTTAATACTATTAAATGGAATGAATCTGTAGTTTTATTTGGTTGTTCTTGTACATTTGGAATTGGAGTAGATGAAGATGAAACTATATCTCATTACTTAAATGAAAAACTAGATAGACCTGTTATAAACATGGGATGGCCTGGTGGTTCTAATATGAATATGTTAATGAATTCTTTAGTGTTATCTCAATCAAATCAAATACCTTATGCTATAGTATTTTTATGGAGCACAACAGATAGACTTCCTTTATTTACTGATAGACAGGTTTATAATGTCGGGCCTTGGGATTCTAATGAAAATAAAAAAAATGTAGAATATAGAGATTCATATAATGATATTTCTAATGCTTTGTTTGAAAATTATAACTTTTTTATTCAAAATGAAACTATGAATAGTTATTTTACATCTCAATTTGCTAAAGAAATATGGAAAGAAAAAACAAAATACATAACAGGTACTTTTTTCAATAACACTGCATTGTGTATGGATACACACCACGTATTTAAAATAGATAACAAAGCCAGAGATTTAGTCCATCCAGGAATAGAATCTAATAAATCAGCAGCTAGTAATTTAGCCCACTTAATAGAAAATTATGGAGTCAAAAATTTATTGTAGTCTAGAAGGTTACGACAGTATACTTAATTCGAATCGTCCAAACGGTTCATCTAGATCTTGGTATTTAGAAGAATTAAAAGAGATTCAATATCCTATGATGTGGGGTGATTGGAATATTTTTAAGGATTGCCAAACTAAAACCGGATTAATTCAAGGAGAAGAAGTTAGAAGTATGTCTTGTCCTCTTTATGGTTGTGAGTTTTTAGATTATAGAAATATGGATCAAATAGGAGATAATCCTCATTTATACATTATAAGTGTATATCATCCTTTCTTTTTTGAAAATACTAGAAATATAGGCTTTTCATGCATATCACCAAAATATCTAGAAGATATTAGAAAGGGTAAATGTAAAATAGTAATATGCTGCTACAATGAAGGATACTCAGGATCTGATGGTAATAATGATTTAGAAATAATAGAAGAATGGAGAATAAAATCCAATTTACCTTCTAAGTCAGTTTATTATGTAACAGCTAACTTAATAGCAGATAAAATAGCTAAAGAAAAAGGATTAGATTTAGAAGTTAAATGCTTAGGTACATTTGAACCTTGTGTTAAATTTTATTATGAGGATGATAATATAATTCCTTTTAATCCAATAGATGATAAGCATTTATATCTTTCTTATAATAGACAAATAAGATTTCAACGTCAAAAATTTGTAGGTGAATTAAGAGCAAATGAATTACTAGGTAAAGGGTTAGTAAGTTTAGGCAAAATTACTGATTATACCTTATGCAGAGATATAGATGAAGAACTACAACAATGGTATTTACAAAACACACCATTAACCATCAGTGATGATATAACACCTAATTTGGCATGTAATATATACGCACCTGATTTTGAAAGAACATTTATGTCCGCTGTAACAGAAACTTTAACTAATAAAGGTACACTTTTTCTATCAGAAAAAACATGGAAACCCCTTCTTGTGGGTCATCCGTTTGTAACTTATGCTAATAAAGGTACATTAGGATACTTAAGAAGTATTGGTTATAAAACATTTGGACAGTGGTTTGATGAAAGTTATGATGATGTTGAAGATGAAACAACTAGATATAAAATGGTAGTTGAACAGATTATAAAGTATAAAGACAAATCAACTGATGAACTTAAAGCTATAAGAGAAGAAATGAAAATGACTTTAATTCATAATCAACTTCATTTTAGACAAATGTTCAAAGAAAGATATAATGTTAAAAATGAAAGTTTAGTATTAATTCAATATTTTCAAGAAATTTGGAATACAATAAAAGATAAATAATGGGAAGAGTTTTTACTTTTGGATGTAGTTTTACAGAATATAGTTGGCCAACATGGGCTGATATGATATTGTATAAACGTGAAGGTGTTAATTATGCTATTTGTGGAGGAGGATTTGAGCAAATTATGAGTAGTTTAGTTCAATGTGATATAGACTATAAATTAACTAAGGATGATCATATTTTTATTGTCTATCCTAATTTATTAAGATGGGATGCTCCAACATATCCTAAAATGTTATGTTATGGGAATGCCATTACCTCACCATGGATGGATCATAAAGATAAATTATGGAATGTTGAAGGTATGGTTTATAAAAATTTAAACTGGATGTACATGATTAATGAATTTTTACTTCATAAAGGTGTAACATTTAGATATGGCAGTATAACTAAAATATTTACTTATTTAGAAAATTATTTTTTAGATTCTTATCAAATTGAAGGTGATGTATTAAAACATCTAGAATATATAAAAAGTCACATCCCATTATTAACTGATTTTTATACACACATGTACGGAGATCAAAATGATGATAGCCAATGGAAAGCAACAAAACAATGGAAAGATCGTGGTGAATATCACCCCCGTCCTACACATCATTATGATTGGTTAAAAAATATTCTTTTGCCTACCATAAATTTGGACGTATATTTAACCCCAGATGATATATCCAATATGGAGAAAGTAATAGATAGTACTGATGACTATAATGTTGTTGAGAACTATTTTTCCCATTCAGAATATGAAAGTAATAGAAAAGATTGGTATAAAATAAAAAAACATAATTAATAAATATGAAAGTAGGTTTTATTGGCGTTGGCAAATTAGGCAAAGACGCCGCTGAAGTTATGCATGAAGCAGGTCATGATGTTTTAGGGTATGATGTAAGGATAGTGCATGACACAAAGATTAGAATGACAACATCATTAAAAAATGTTTGTGAGTATGGTGATATTATTTTTATCGCGGTTCCAACCCCACACCACCCAGATTATGATGGTAGCCAACCAACATCACATTTAGAGCCAAAAGATTTTAACTATAATATTGTTAAAAACATATTAGAAGAAATTAATCAATACACAACTAAAGAACAATTAGTAGTGTTAATATCAACAGTTCTACCAGGTACTACAAGACGTGAGTTTATTCCATTAGTAAAAAATTATAGGTTTATTTATAATCCTTATTTAATTGCTATGGGTACTGTAAAATATGATATGGTTAATCCTGAGATGGTAATAATAGGAACTGAAGACGGTACTGAAACAGGGGATGCTAAATTGTTAACTGAATTTTATAAATCATTTGTATATAATAATATAAGATATGAAATTGGTACTTGGGACGATGCTGAAGCAATTAAAATATTCTATAACACATTTATCTCAGCCAAATTATCATTAGTTAATATGATAATGGATGTAGCTGAAATAAATGGTAATATGAATACAGATGTTGTGACAGGTGCTTTAGAAAGAAGTACAAAACGAATTATGGGTTCTTCTTATATGAAAGCTGGTATGGGAGATGGAGGTGGGTGTCATCCTCGAGATAATATTGCTTTAAGATACATGGCTGAAAAATATAAGTTAGGATATGATTTATTTGATTCTATTATGAAATCTAGAGAAGTTCAAGCTGAAAACATAGCTAAACGCTTAATAGAATTACACGATGTATATGAACTACCAATTGTTATTCTAGGCGAAAGCTACAAACCAGGAGTTCCATATATAGATGGTTCTTACACTAAATTAATTGGTTATTATTTAGAAAATAAATTAGAATATAAAGGATTACAATATGATAAAACTGATAATCAGGCTGTGTATTTATTAGGACATAGGGGTGTACATAACACTACCGATTTCCCTAAGGGTAGCATTATTTTAGATCCTTGGAGAGAAAGACTTAAAAAAGATACAATCTATTACGGAAATAAAATAACAAGATGGATATACTAGGAATATCAGCATATTACCATGACTCAGCAGCTTGCTTATTTAGAGACGGCAAATTGATATATGCTTGTGAAGAAGAAAAATTTACAGGTATTAAACATGATTCTTCATTTCCTGTTAATTCAATAAAGTATATTTTTGATCATTTTACTGATAAAGTAGATCTTGTATGCTATTATGAAAAACCTTCTTTAAAAATAAAAAGAGCATTTAAACATAATCTTAAATCTGTTCCTCGTATATTGTGGACTAGTATTAAATTATGGTTTCAATTAGGGCAATTTAATGCTCCTGTACATTATTCTTCTCACCATAATTCTCATTTAGCATATGCTTATTATACCTCACCTTTTGATAAAGCAACAGTAATTAGCATAGATGGCGTTGGTGAGGAAGATACAATATGTGTTGCTAAAGCTGAGTATGGAAGAATAACACCAATAAAAACAACTAAATATCCACATTCATTAGGATTATTTTATTCTGCTATAACAGCATTTTTAGGATTTAAACCAAATGAAGGTGAATATAAAGTAATGGGTTTAGCATCATATGGTGACCCCTCAGTGTATTCTGGTGCTTTCAATAAATTAATTTCTCATAGAGATGGTATTAAAACAAACATGAAATACTTTACTTGGGATAAAAGTAATGATACTATGTTTAATCATCACTTAATAGAATTATTAGGTGATAATAGATTACCTAATGAACCAATAACCCAACGTCATAAAGATATTGCTGCTGCTTTACAACAACAATATGAGAGTATGTTTTTCTATTTATTAAATCAACATCCTGGAGAAAATTTATGTTTAGGGGGTGGTTGTGCTTATAATGGAACCGCAAATGGCAAAATTAAAGTATACACCGATTATAAAAACATTTATATACCACAAGCACCATCAGATGCTGGATCGTGTATTGGTGCGTGTTTAAATTATTTAGGGTACCATCGTGAAGTAGACAAATATTTAGGGCCACATTTTGATACACAAATTCAAGGTGCTAGACTTTTAAATTTATGGCTACTTGCTGAAGAATTATATAAAGGTAAAGTTATAGGTTGGTATGAAGGTAAAATTGAATTTGGAGCTCGCGCATTGGGTCACCGCAGTATATTAGCAAGCCCAACATACCCTGGTATGCAAGACCGTATCAATAAGCTCATTAAAAAACGAGAAATGTTCAGGCCTTTTGCTCCAATGGTAACTTATAATACCCAAAATAAGTATTTTTATTCCGATGATTACGTGCCTTATATGAACCAAGTAGTTAAGGTTAGAGAAGAATATAGAGATAAACTAACCGCAATTACACATGTTGATGGTACTGCTCGTATACAATCTGTAAAATTAGAAGATAATGATAGAATATATAGATTATTAAATCTTTTTGGTGAGCATAGTGGATTTCCTATATTATTGAATACATCATTCAATATAAAAGATAAAACAATGGTGCTATACCCAGAAGATGCTTTACAAACGTTCTGGGATACCGACATAGACATATTAGTTATTAACAATCAAATGATATTTAAAAATGATAAAATTAATTAAACGCTGGATTGATAAATGGAAACACAAGCGTAAAATGAAAAAAAGAATTGAACAACTAAAGAAAAACGATCCATTCATCTATAAACATTAATATGATAACAGTATTATTTGGACAACCACACTCAGGTAAAACAACATTAGCTGATAAACTAGAAGCGGATTATTATATAGATGGAGACCATCTAAGAACTATGTTTCAAAACAAAGATTATAGTAGGCAAGGTAGAATTAATAACTTAAATAGAGCTAGTGATATTGCTACTTATTTACATTATAACGGTGAAAACGTAGTTTTATCTTTAGTTTATCCATACCAAGAAACAAGAAATTACTTAAATGGCTTGGTACCTGGGGTTAAATGGATTTATTTAACATATGAAATAGATAGAGGTAGAGAACAATTCCACGTAGCTGATTTTGAACACCCAGCTGATGATGAAGCTCTATACTTAAATACAGAATGGATAAGCGAAGAAGATTGTATCAAACAAATTAAAGAATATGTGGGATAAGAAAGTACATGTTAAAAGTTCAATGGAACGTAAAGATAGTCAATGGTCATTGTTTATTGGACGTTGGCAACCACTCCACACAGGCCATAAAGAATTATTTAGACAAGTAATTAGTGAAGGTGGTAAAGTGTGTGTTGGTATTAGAGATGGAGAAGTTAATGAAAAAAATCCATTTAGTCCATTTCAAGTAATGGATACTATTTTTAATGAAATGCAAGCTGAAGTAGAAGCAGGCACTCTAAAAGTAATCATTATACCAGATATTTGCAGTGTTGAATTTGGACGCGGTGTTGGATACGATATTATAGAGCATATACCACCACCAGAAGTGGCCGAAATATCAGCGACTAAAATACGTGAACAAATGAAATCTGAAGGTAAATTATGATAAAATATCCTACCTATTTTGTAGATATAGATGGTACACTAATTAAGTACAGAAAATTCAGTGAAATAAATGAAATACCACCAACACCTATACAAAGTGTTATTGATAAAGTAAATAATGAATATGACAACGGTACTCATATAGTAATTACAACTGCTCGACCTGCAGAACTTGAGTTGTTTACAAAACAAGAACTAGAAAAAATTGGCGTAAAATACCATCAATTAGTAATGGAAATTGGTAGAGGTACAAGATACATTATCAATGATAGAGACCCAGAAGCACCTGAAGTTGATAGAGCAGTTGGTATTAATTTAAATAGAAATGAAGGAATATGCATGTAAGTAAAAAAAGACATATAGCCAAAACCATTAGTTATCGCGTTATTAGTACGCTGATTGGATTTGGCATTATGTGGGCTGTTACCGGCAGCATTAAAATCGGTGCTGCGTTTGGTATTGCTGAATTAGTATATAAACCAATACAGTATTACATTCATGAACGGATATGGTATAAGTGGATTAAATATGGTTTAAAAAACTAATATTTATATGTGTTATGAATAAAATAAAAGAAATAATGAGTGCATGGGCTGTATCATTTAACCCATCACCAGAACAAAGAGAATTAGCGGAGAAGCGATATGAGATATGTTTAGGTTGCGAACATTATGGTAAAAGTAGACCTGTAATCGGAGATGAATATTGTAAAAAATGTTTATGTTCTCTACAAAAAAAGGTATATACACCGAAATTAAACAAAACCTGTCCTCTTAAAAAATGGGAAATTGTAGAAAAAGAATTTAAAGATAAAGAAATAAAAAAAAATAAACAAACATTAATATAATAATATGAGAGCAGTTATAGTCGGACTAGATTTTATATATGACTCAGTTGGCAATTTACTACCAATAGAAATGAACACAAACATTGGTTATGCCAACCAAAAAGTTGAAAAGGATTCAGATGTTTTTGATATGACTGAGTTTCAAAACTTTGTAACCACAAATGGGTTTTTAAAAGTAACATATATAGGTAAAAATACTCAAATTAAAGAACAAATTGAAAAGGTTACTACTCAACTTTCTTTAGAATTTGAGTCAATGTTGGTCTCAACATCTGCTATTACTATACCATATGTTGAAGATAGTCCAACACATTTAATTGTAAGAACAGCTTTTGACACGACTGCAATTTTAGATGATCTTTATTGTGGAAATAAGATTAATTATTTAAACCTAATAAAAGACTCCGAATTTGGACTAGAGTTTGCATATCTTAATGAAGATGGAGAGTTAGTTAACCACATCACAAATATATTAGATAATGGAATCCACCCAAACTTCATATTAAAGGCTGTAAAACCAGCATATGACAAAAAAATATACCCAAAATTTTATAGAGTTTCAAATCAAACAGAATTAGATATTGTATTACAAAACGTAACCTCTGATTATTTTTTAATGCCATTCTACTTTAATGAAACAAAACTACATTCAGAAAAAATAACTAAAATAAGAAAAATTAGTATGTTTTTTCCTCCTAACTTGGAGTCTATCCATATAGGAGCATATACTGATTTAGCAATACAAAAATTAAATAGCAATGTTGTTTTTGATCCAGATACATTTGAAATAGATAACATAAATAGGTTGGCATACTTTACAAGAGATTTCAGGATAGAGGGTTTACCGAAATTAATGGATGATGATTATGTAATAATGGCTGATGATACAATGAAGAGCGGATTGGATTTGCAAGTTGGTGATTTAGTTAAAACAATAGATATACCCAACCCAGAAAATGCTGATGCTAAGAATATAATGGTTAATTATCAAATTGATATGGAAACCTTTTTAAGTGGTGTTACATATAGTACAAATAAAGTAACAAGCAAAAGAAGAATTGATATTGTAGTTGAAGTTATGGAAATAAATTTTAGTGATGGTACAAATTGGTTCGATACAGTAAACTCAAGTTATTTAGTTTACGAAAATAATGAAATTAAATTTAAAAAAATAATGGATTTTGTTGAAGGAGACATTGTGTTATTAGTTGATACATCTGATAGCCAGAATGTACAAATACAACAAAAAATAGTACAAAGCACAACCTTAAAAGAAAAAGAATTTTCAGGTTGGACAATTTCAGTTGAGAGAGAACATCTATTTTTAACAGTTACAACACCAAACACTACTAATGTATCTTTTGCTAATACATTTTTTGCTGCGGTGGAACATAATTATTATTCCTGTATTTATGACACTACATGTGGTAAAGGTTACTTTTGTCTCCGAGGCAGATGTACAACATAATACTAATCAACACCCCCAAATTAATTAATATTAAATTTCTATATAAAATGACAAGTCAAGAAAAACAAATTACAGACAATATTGTAAATAGTATTGGTAATTTAATAGTGCAGGCTAATAGCTAATTAAATAAGATTTTTAAATAAAGTTTATGTCAATTTGTGTAAATAACGACCTTATATGGGTGGCAACCCCAAAATGTGCTAGCATGTCTATAGAATGTGCTTTTATTAATTCTAATCTGAACATAGATCATTACAAATACGGACAAAGTAAATCTTATCCTGAACATCATCATATTAGGTTATCTGATTTGTATCAAAAATTTGGTAAAAAAGATACTGCAGTAATTAAAAGAGATTATTTTGACAGATGGATTAGTGGATTACAGTATTTGTGGATGATGTATGAGGAAAAAAATTATGAAATAATAATAAAATGGGAAGATATCAATAATGATTTTATATATGAGACTTTCACACCAGAATTTATCGATCAAATATACTCTTTACCATCCTCAGTAAATTCATCAGATCTATTAAGTTTTAGCGAAATAAACAAATATAAGGAAGTATTAAAACTAATTACTTCTAAATTAGTAAAACCAAAACTAAAAGACTCTAATACCCCCTTTAATCCATATTTTTTGCTAAAATCACAATCACATTGGGTAGATAATAATAAATGTACATATGAATTTAATATTAGTGAGATTGACAAATTTGAAAATTTTATTTCAAATAGATATAATGTGAAATTTAAGGTATGTAAGTTAAATCAAAATAAATCTAGAAAAAATCAAATCATAAAAGACGAAAAACTTAAACAATGGGTATGGGATAATTTTGAGAAAAGATTTGAAAAAAGAAACTCATTAATATGATAATATCAAACAAATATTTTAATCATTCTGAATGTTTAACTATATTAGATTTTGTAAAATCCAACCAACAAAAATGGAAATTATTTAATAGAGAATATGAATCCCATGCTATAGATTATTCACTTGAAACAATGTGGTTATTTGAAAAGCTTAGTTCTTTTTTTGAAGAAAATATAAATTTAAAAATAAAAAAATTAAAACCACAAATACATTTTCATAAATTTAAAGAAGGTGATTGGTTTGGAAAACATAATGACGCCCGAGATAATAGAGTATATGCTGTCGGTGTTTTATTAAATGACAATTTTGATGGAGGAGATTTTAAATTTTATAACCCAACAGAACAAACACTAAATAAAATAGTAGGAAATACTTACTTGTTTGATGTTAGAATTGAACATGAAATAACACCTATTATAAAAGGAGAAAGATATTCATTATTGTGGTTTTTACAAAACGAACATATCAAATTTCAAACAAATAAATTAATATAATGAAAGGTACAGAAGAACTTATAATAAGTAACAATGCAATAAAATTATCAACTGATGATGAATATAGTGCCGTTATGCACATTGCCGAAAAATCTATAATGAATAAACTTGCAGAAATTGTTACTAAAAATGGAGGTGATATACTAGAAATTGGATTTGGTATGAACCTATCTGCCGATGCTATACAATCAAATCCAAATGTAACGTCTCATACTATAATTGAAATCCATCCTATACAATACCAAAGAGCATTAGAATGGGCAAAATTGCAAAAAAAGAAAACTACAATTTTACTAGGAGATTGGATTGATTTACTTCCACTTTCTGATGTAAAATTCGATGGTATTTTACATGATACACATTTAGACTCAAATATACATAAATTTTTAGACTATGTTGTAGATAATTGTAAAAAAAATACGATTGTTGGTTTTTTTGGATTTCCTAAATTTGACTTACGTTTAAATGGAGTTAGATGTTCAATTGATAGTGAAATATATGAAACACTCCCTTATAAGGATAATATACATTTTAAACATAATCAATTTGAATTAAAATATACTATATTTGATGGAACACAATTTAAATCAGACAATAAAACAATATCTTTACTATAAGAAATCTGACTTAAAATGATAAAATTCGAATTAGATATTAACGATTATAATTTAATTAAAGATTTAAATGTATTGCAATATAAGGATGATTTGCAATCCGATGATATAAAAAAATTAATAACATATTTTAATTCTGAATATACATGGGATAAGATGTTTAATTTTAATGATGTTACGGATAGAATTAAAAATGGCCATTTATTATTTATTTTATATTATGAAAATAAATCTATTGGATATGTATTTTTCAAACCAATAACCAATTCCGAATTTTATCTTTATAATTTATATGTTACAAACAAAATATATCGTCCTTTCTATGCACCTCAGTGGTTTGTAAATAGATGTATAGGTTTATTACCAAAATCAATTTTAAAAATATTGTGTGAATGCGAAGACTGGCATGCATCAGCACAAAATGTGTTTATTTCAAACGGATTTATAAAAATTTAATTATATAAAATAAATTTGGTGGTCTCCATTCTCTTGTATATATTTATATCAAACAAATAAAATTTATTATGACAGTATTAGTAATCCTAATCATCGTTGCCGTAGCGGTATTCGTTGCTATGAAAACCGGTAAGGTTAAAGATGCAAACAACAACAACATTCCTGACGCTATTGAAAAGCCACTTGAAGAAGTAAAAGAAGTAGTTAAAGCAACTGTTGCAAAAGTAAAAGCTACTAAAGCACCACAAGCTCCTAAAGCAACAAAAAAACCAGTAGCAAAAACTAGTGCTAAAAAGCAAAAGTAATGCTAAAACTAGCAGAAATAGCTAAGGCATGGATAGCAGCAGCTAATCCAACACCTGGGCAAAAAATTATAGCAGAGCATAGGGCGAGTGTTTGTGACACTTGCCCAAGCAAAGCTTATAATAAAATAATGGATTTCTATTTTTGCAGTGAATGTGGATGTCCACTAAACAAAAAAATTTTCAGTCCTGTTGAGGGACCTAAAGCTTGCCCGTTAGCTAAATGGGAAAAATAACGTTATGGCACAATTAACACCAGAAGAATTACAATCAGTTAAAGACTTACAGTCTAAGTACAATCAAACCATATTTGAAATCGGTGCGTCTGAAGCGCAAATGATCGCATTTCAACAGGGCATTGAGAAATTACAAAAAGCTAAAGAAGGCTTAATATCTGATCTATCAACAATTGAACAGAAAGAATCGGAACTAATTAAATCTTTGCAAGAAAAGTACGAACAAGGCAGTATAGATCTAGAAACAGGAAAAATAACATTGGATCAACAATAACCTGCGGTTTATAGCTGTTTTTGGATATTTATTATTAGGTCAATCCTATTAAATTTTCAAAAACAATTATAAAAAATGGGCGAAAAAATTTTATCTCCTGGCGTATTCCAAAATGAATCTGACCAATCGTTAGTTCAAAGAGGTATCCAAGGTACAGCAACTGCTATCGTTGGTCCAACCGTGTTGGGTCAACCATTAGTTCCTACCTATGTTACTTCATACACTGAATTCCAACAAAAATTCGGAGAAACATTTAAGAGTGGTAGTTACTACTACGAATATTTTACATCATTAGCTGCTAGAGATTTCTTTAGCAACGGTGGTCAAACATTATTAGTTACTAGAGTTATTAGTGGTAGCAATAATGTAAATACTTATGCACAAGCAGATGTACCAAACTCTTTAACAGCAACTGCTGGTACTGTATCTTCTGCTTCATTTGTATTAAATTCATTTGATACCGGTAGTACTCCATATATGGCACTTGGTATTCCTAATGAAAATACTTATCTTATAAATGTAAACCAAAATACATCCTGGCTGCCAGCAGGATCAACATATGCTGATACAGTTTCAGAAATACTTCATGTTTTTGTTGGGGCAAGCCCAACCATTGATCAGGTAGGTAACTATATTACAGCCTCTCTTAATGCAAGTGCTAGTCTCTTTAGAAATAAGTTTACAGCATCTTTTGATACTGCTACTGATACTTTAACTTTTACCACAGTTGTTACAGCTAACCAAAATAGTGTTCCTAACAACAATTGGTTTGTAAGCCGTTCATTGTATGGCCCTAGTATTACACTTAAAAGCCCTAATAGTACTGGACAGTTTTTTGATAATGGTGCTGATGGTACTGTAAATAATACATTTACTCTTGAAACTATAGCTTGGGGTAACCAAATGAACAATACATCAAGTATATCAGCTGGTGCTCTAGCAAGTGGTAGTGCAGCTAACGTTCGTTGGGAAGTTACAAATGTAAACACAGGAAGCGGTACATTTAACTTAGCAATTCGTGCAGGTAATGATAATACTGCTCAACCTAACTATCTAGAAACATATACTAACTTATCATTAGATCCAGCTTTACCTAACTATATCTCTCGTGTAATTGGTGACAATAAGCCAGTTTACAAAGTGGATGGTGATGGTGTTCCATTTATTGATTACACTGGTTCTTATGCTAATGCTTCTCCATATGTTCGTGTTAAGTCTGTAGATTACCCACAAATTGATTCAATTGATAATAATGGTAATTATAAGTCTGCTTCTTTAGCATCTAGCTTACCACTATTAGGTAGTGGTTCAAAGGGTGGTTCATTTGCTGGTGGTGTTGCTGCAACAAACGCACCTCAATTAATGAACGAAGCAATTACATCTACAAACGTACAAGGATTCTTTTCTAATGATTACATCAATGCATTCAATTTATTAACAAATAAAGATGAATACCAATTTAATGTATTATTAGCACCAGGTATTACTTTAGATAATAGTGCTGCTGCTTACATGATCGCTACTTGTGAAGGTAGAGGTGATGCTATTGCAATGGTAGATTGTAAAACATATGGTTCAACTGTAACAGGTGCTACACAAGCAGCTGCTGGTCAATCTAGCAACTACGCTGCTGCTTATTGGCCTTGGGTTCAATTACGCTCAACTGGATTAGGCAAAGCAGTATGGGCCCCAGCTTCAACTATAATGGGTGGTGTTTTAGCATTCAACGACCAAGTTGGTGCTGAATGGTTCGCTCCAGCAGGTTTAAACAGAGGTGGTGTTAATGCATTAAAAGCTGAAAGAAAATTATCTCAAGCAGATCGTGATGCCTTATATGAAGGTAATGTTAACCCATTAGCTACATTCCCTGGAAATGGTGTTGTAGTATTTGGTCAAAAGACATTACAGAAGAAAGCTACAGCTTTAGATAGAGTAAACGTTCGTCGTTTATTGATTAGATTAAAAGATTTCATCGGTGATGTTGCAAACAACTTAGTATTCGAACAAAATACAACAATAACTCGTAATAGATTCTTATCTCAAGTAAACCCTTATTTAGATTCAGTAGTACAACAACAAGGTTTATATGCTTACCAAGTGGTGATGGATGATTCAAACAACACACCTGATGTAATCGATAGAAACCAATTAGTAGGTCAGATTTATATCCAACCAACTAAGACAGCTGAATTTATCATATTAAATTTCAACGTATTACCAACTGGCGCTACATTCCCTGCATAAGGGGGTGTAGTTGCTAATATTTATTAATAGCAATATAAACACAACATAAAATGGCTGTATTATCACCAAACGAAATAATGTTCACAGCGTTTGAACCTAAAGTTCAGAATCGTTTTATCATGTACATCGATGGTATTCCTGCGTACTTGATTAAAAAGGCATCTGCTCCTGGATTTGAAGCTGGTGAAATTATTTTAGATCATATCAACGTTTACCGTAAAGTTAAAGGTAAAGTTCGTTGGAATGACATGACTTTAGAATTATATGATCCTGTAACTCCATCAGGTGCACAATCAGTAATGGAATGGGCTCGTTTAGCACACGAATCAGTAACAGGCCGCGATGGTTACTCAGATTTCTACAAAAAGAGCATCACATTAGACATCTTAGGTCCAGTAGGTGATGTAGTAGGTGAGTGGATTATCAACGGTGCTTACGTTAAAACTGCAACTTTCGGTGAATACGATTGGAGCGCAGACGCAGCAGTTAGCTTATCAGTAGTGATAGCTATGGATTATTGCGTATTGAACTTCTAATTATATTTCAATATCTTTTTATATAAGGCGTCTGCTTTTAGCAGACGTCTTTTTTTGTTTTATATTTATATCCATGGAATTATTAAAGTCGTTTGATAAAACAAAACTAGATTTAGAAAATCCTTCACCATCGGGTTTTAATAGACTTGATACTATTACTGATTACAACGCTAATAGCACAGGTACCCCAACTAGTAAAGCAAATCCTGGTGCACCATCTCGTTTCTTTCAAAAATTTGTTCCACAAGAAACATATTTACAATACGTTAAGAATTTATCTGGCAAAAGTAATTTATTAAATTTAAGTGGCCTTAATAGTAGTATTGATCTTTCTACCAACACTAACTATACAATATTTGACGCTACTGACCTTGACATTGAAAAACCAGGAGTTAATGGTGGTATTCCATACAAACAAGAAAAAGACCCAACAGTATACCCAGTAACAGCACAAAGAGTAACACCATCAAGGGGGGCATTCCCAGTACAGGGAGAGGGTGCTAAAAAATATACCCAACCTTTTTCCCCAACTAAAACATACTCAGAGTTTATAAAGAAGTTTATTTAATACTTACTTGGTAAATGCCTTTTTTCTTCGTATATTTATATATATAATAAATAAAATAAGTTTATGGCTGAATTAAAAATTCCAACAGAAATCGTTTCGTTACCCTCAAAAGGTTTATTGTACCCCGAGACATCCCCACTATCTAAAGGCGAAGTTGAGATGAAATATATGACGGCAAAAGAAGAAGATATTCTTACCAATACCAACTTTATTCGTCAAGGTACCGTTATTGATAAATTATTACAAGCACTAATTGTAACACCAATTGATTACAATGAATTACTAATTGGTGATAAAAATGCAATATTAGTTGCTGCTCGTGTTTTAGGTTATGGTAAAGATTATTCTTTTACATACAATAGTAAAGAAGTATCTGTTGATTTATCTACATTAGAAGATAAAGTAGTTGACGAATCACTATTTACCCGTGGCTCAAATGAATTTAATTTCACATTACCACACTCAGGTAACAACGTTACATTTAAATTATTAACACACGGTGACGAACAAAAAATCGAAGCTGAGATTAAAGGTTTATTAAAAGCAAACCCAAATGTGTCTACAGATGTTACTACACGTTTAAAACATATGATCACTTCAATTGAAGGTAAACGTGATCAAAAAGATATCCGTGATTTTGTTGATAATTACTTAATTGCTAAAGACGCTAGAGCATTACGTGAGTATTACGCTAAAATCCAACCAGATATTAATTTGCTATATAAACCAGAAGATGGTAATTATACAGGGGAGGGTATAGCTATTCCGATTTCACTTAACTTTTTTTGGCCTGACTCAGGACTATAGATTAGTATTATTTAATCAAATCCACGAAATTGTATTTCACGGAAATGGTGGTTACGATTGGGACACTGTTTATAATATGCCTATTTGGTTACGTTTATTTACGTACAATAAAATGAAAGAACATTATGCTAAACAGAATGAGGAAAACGAAAAAATAAATAATCAATTACAAAATAAAGTTGCAAATATTGCAAAACCAAACATAAATCAACCACCCCCACCAACATACAAAGTAAAGGCGCCTAAGAAATAGGCGCTTTTAATATTTATATCCATGCGCATAGATTTTACACCACGTTTATTTATGAATCCCCAAGCGGATCTTAAAGCAGCCCAGGAATTAGCTGAGGTTGTTGAGGTTCTTAAAGATTCCTTTAAGAGCTTAGGGGTTATTATTAAACAGGAAATTGGGGATAATATTAAAGATGCTGATAAGTTTACAAAAGCTTATGGTAAAACATTAGCATCTGATCTTACAAGATCATTCAATAGTTTAGGTAAAAAAAGCGAAGAACTTCTTAAAAACCAAGAAGCATTAAAAAATGGTCAAGCTAAGAGTAAAGATATTCTAAAGCAAATTGAACAAATAGAGCAAAAAAGAAAAAATGTTTCTATTGATCTAAAAAATGCTCTTAAAGCAGGAGTAATAGACCAACAACAATACACAAATCTACTATCAGAATCCCTTCAAAAACACGAAGAAACAATTGAAGCTCTAAAAACCCAATCAGAGCATGCTATGCGTACTGAGAATGCAATGGGTAATTTAGGAAGTATTGTCAAGGGTTTAAATAAAATTCCTATATTAGGTAGTTTAATTAATAGTGAAAAGGTTTTAGAAAAAATGCAGCAAACTGCTGCTAAAACAGGAAGTTCTCTTGCTGTAATGGGAACCGGTATTCTTGAATTAGGTAAAAGTATTGGTAAAGGCTTTACTGATCCCCTTACAGTACTAACATTTTTTCTTAATGCTGGATTAAAAGCAGATAAACAAACTACTGAATTAGCTAAGTCTTTAGGTATAGGAAAAGATCAAGCAAGTGGTTTACGCCAAAACTTTGTTAGATATGCTGCCGCAACAGGAGATGCTTTTATCACTACTGATAAATTAGTAGAAGCCCAAGGTGAGTTAACTAATGAATTAGGAATAGCAGCCCAATATTCAGGCAAACAAACAGAAGATTTTACCCGTTTAACCAAATTAATGGGATTATCAGCGAATGAAGCTGGTAAATTGGCTCGTTTATCTGTTGTAAATGGTGCTTCAATAGAAGATACTACTAAATCAATTATTAAAGGATCAGCAGCTTCTCAAAGATCAAATAAGATTTCTGTTGATCAAAGAACAATATTAAAAGATGTAGCTAATCTAAGTGCAGGAATACTTGTTAAATTTCAAGGTAATCCAGAAGCATTAGGAGCAGCAGTCGTACAAGCAAGAGCATTAGGTTTAAATTTAGAAGAAGTAGATAAAATTGGTGAATCGCTTTTAAACTGGGAATCATCAATCGAAAATGAACTTAAAGCTGAACTAATAACAGGTAAACAACTTAATCTAGAAAGAGCAAGAGCAGCTGCCTTAACTGGTGACCAAGCAGCATTAATGCAAGAAATAGGTTCGCAAGTAGGTACATTGGGAGAATACCAAAACATGAACGTTATAGCTCAAAAATCATTAGCTGAAGCGTTTGGGTTAAGTAGAGATGAGATGAGTAAAATGCTTATTGAACAAGAAAAAATTAATAAGCTGGGTGATGTATCTCAAATGACTCTTGATCAACAACTAGAAGCATTAAAAGCACAAGGTGAACCTTTAGATAGTGTTTTGTATAAACAAATCCAACAACAATCAGCACAAGAAAAATTCAATAATGCTATTTCAAAATTACAAGATTTAATTGGTAATTTAGTAGCAGGTCCTTTTGGTACCTTTATTGATATGTTATCTAATGCTGCAAGTAGTGGTTTTGCTCTTAAAGCAGCAATCGTAGCTATTGGTTCTTTATCATTAGCTAGAACAATAGGAAGTTTAGTAACTATGGCTTCTACATTATCGGCATCCGCGGTAGCTGGTACAACAACAGCATCAGCTCTTACATTAGGATTAGGTGCTGTAGCAATTGTTGCTGGAGTTACAGCTGTGATATCTATGATGAATAGTGCCTCAGATGAGGCTTCAAAAAGGGCACAACAAGTGCAAGATGGTATAGCATCTTCAAGTAAAGGTCCATTCACTATCACAGATAAATTTGGTGCAACTGCTATAACAGCAGCTGGTGATGGTATTGCTGTTTCACCTAACATTAATAAAGGTGGAGGTGGTGATAATACAGGATTAATGTCCGCAATCAATGAATTAAGAAACGCAGTAAACGCATTAGCTAATAAACCTGCACCAGCAATGGCAATACAAGTAGGCGCAGAAAAATTAGGTGAAGTCGTTGGAAGACAAGCAGAAACAGGTACTAACCAATACAAAAATGCATATAGACTAGCATAACCATTAAATATTTATACGAAACAATTAAATAATTAAAAATGTCACTAGAAAACAAATTAAAGGATAGTAAATTAAGCTTAGAGGGTAACGGATTTAATCCACAACTTAAAACACCTTCTTGGGGATTCAGTAACCCAAATGTTAACCCAGCAACATTAAACCCATTAGACCCAAAACTTAGTGCACTACAATATACACATGGTGTAGACTCTGTACCAAAAGATGTTAAGATTGTAAGTTTTAACAAAACACAATACAAACCATATTTGCCAACAGAATCTCAATTAGATGAATTAGATACAAGAGCTCCTAGAAATAGTAGAGCTGGTGGGGTAGGATCTGTAGTATCACAAATCTACAAATCATCAACCAACCAGAACTATAAAGACAAAGGTCCTAAAACTGGCCGTTACATATCATAATTAATAGGAATGCCTCTAATAGACCTAAAAACAAACTTAAAGTCACTTAAGTATGGCAATGATCGTACTAATGCCGGAAGCAGTGGCCAACCTTATGTAATAACTGATCCTGACGGTAATACTAATTTGTCTCTAGGTGCCAATAATGTGGCTGGTGATGTTCTTCGCCTTATAGGTGTAAACAAAGTTCCTTTAGTTCCAAATTTATCTGTTAAATTAAATGATAGTAAAGTAGGACGATTTGTCAATCAAGCATTAAATACAGATGATTTTATTAGAGGAGGAGCTGTAGGGTCTGTTCAAGCATCTATTAATGATATTTTTCGTATAGGGGCTTTCCTTACAGATGTACCTAAAGGATCTATATTCATTGCTAAGCAAGTAGGTTTACAATTATCAAACCCAAAATTAGAAGTTAAAAAAGGTGGAGCTGCTTTTTTTGGTGGTATTCTTAAGGCTGCTTTTAGTGGTAGCCCGGCTCAAGCATTAGGTACTGCTACTGGTGGGATTTTAGGACCTACTCGTATATATAATGCTGGTATTAATACTTTAGCTCAAGTACCTTCAAATGCATTTGGTATTCACTTTAGTAGACATGGTTTATTGCCTGTACAAGACGAACAAACTAAATATGAAAATGTAGTTACTTTTAATAATAACAGCACTGATAGTAAAAATAATAGATTAGTAGAGTTAGTAGATAAATTTGATTTAGGAGATCAAGCTTATGAAGCAAATCCTAATTTCAATCTTAACGCAGCTAGAAAAGCAAACAGACAAGCAAATAGGCAAGGTAGGAAAAATAATAGACAATCAAATCAATACCAACGATTTTTAAATACTGCATACCCCGGTATTCCTCACACTACTACTAAGTTTAAAAAACAAAAATTAGATCTTTCTAAATTTACAATTTCTGCTTATCCAACAGGCCCTGGATCCGTATATGGTATAGGAACTACTATAATTCAAAGATATAGTTTCTCTGAAGACAAATTAAAAATTGAAGAATCTTTAAGTAATGCTTCTAGTTTTGCTGGTAACTCTAGACTTAATTCTGCTCCTATAGAGTATACAAATGCCTTAGGAGAAAAAGCAAAACTATCTACTAATACTGCTGCTAAATCCATTAACAAATATGTTGGTATAAATTTCAACTCAACAACAGGATCAGCCGATATTAAAGGTGCTTTAACACAAGGAACTTTTGGCACATATGCTAAATTAGTAAGTGAAGTAAATTTAAGAACCACTTCTTCTCAAGCAATACCTGCATTTGGCACTTACACAAGTATAAATAATGTTACTTATGGTAGTAAAATTTCTACTACAGATCCTCAAGTAAATAGAGGTACACCTGATTTTAGATATTATGGAACGGGCTCCCTAGTAGCTAATACTTCTGGCTCTGCAAAAACATACAATAATTCTACTGTCCTTACTAGAAATGATGCTAGTATAATGAGTGTAATATTTAGAGCTATTAATCCATTTGATGCATCATCGTCAACTAATGAGAAATCATGGGCATTTAATGCTTATATGAGTGGTTATAAAGATGATTTTAATGCTACTTGGAATGATATTAATTATGCAGGTAGAGCAGAAAGTTTTTATATTTACAATAAATTTAAACGCTCCATAAGTTTTAACTTAAAAATACCTTGCTTTAATAAAATAGAATTATATCAAAAACATAGAGAATTAGGACAATTAGCATCAGTAACAGCTGGCTCTTATAAAAATAATGTATTATTAGGTGGTGTTTTACTTAAAATAAACATGGGTAATTATTTAGTTGGTGAATATGCTACTTTAAATAATGTAAGCTATAGTATTCCTGATAATGCTTCTTGGGATATAGCAGATGATGCTTTATTATCAATGTATCTTGATGTTAGTTTTAATTTAACAATAGTACATAAAGACTTACCACGCTATCAACAAGCAGAGGGTACATCTGGATTCTTTGGCCACTTACCATCTCAATTAACACCAGCCTACACTGCTTCTGTAATAACTCCTATATTAACCAAATTTAAAATAGATTAAGTAAATGGAACGTTATACTAGCACAGACATATTAAAGCAAGCAAATACAAATCGCCCATATTACAAAGGTAAATTCTACCCAGATATTCCCTTATCAGAGTCTGATGAATATATTATTACAACTGTTGGAGATAGACTTGATAATATAGCTTATTCTTATTACCTTGATACTACCTTATGGTGGGTGATTGCTGCTGCAAACAATAATATAACTAAAGGTGCATTGTACCCAGAACCAGGCACACAATTAAGAATACCAACAGATGTAAATGCTGTTTTAAATTTATATGATCAATTCAATAAAGCCAGATAAATGTTATGTCAATATTCAGAGAATCCTTCAAAACAAAAATAAGTGGATCTTTAGCAGCCCGACAAAAGGCTATGACGGATCGTACTCCTAGTACAATTCAATATTTGAATTCTCGTAATTCATGGATTAGAATGACGTCTAGCGTTAACGTTGGGGGTAGTAATGTGTTGGCTGGTCGGAATGTCTTATTAGGTGGAACTACACAGCCTTTTGGATTAAAATCTGGAGTTGGATCAACATTAAATAAAGCCTACAGTACCAAATCCACATCCGGCGTTGATAATAGATTAGGTCTTCGCCCAATGGCTGGTATTGTTAACATGAATATTAAATCCAAATCAGCGTACGGCTCATTAAGAGAAGCAGTAGTTAATTTTCAATGCTGGGATATTCATCAACTTGAAGAATTAGAATTGCTTTATATGCGTCCTGGATATACAGTACTTGTAGAATGGGGATGGACACCTTATTTAGATAATAGTGGAAACTTAGTAACAACCTTACCTCCTTTTTATGATATTTTAAGTAGAAAATCAACAGACAGAACAAAAATATTCAAAGAACTATATGAAGCCAGTAGAGACTCTGGGGGTAACTATGATGCTATGTTTGGGTATGTCAAAAACTACCAATGGTCAGCTAGACCAGATGGTGGTTATGATTGTCAAACAACAATTATATCAACCGGTGAAATTATTGAATCGTTAAAGGTAAACTATGTATTACCTGATTTAACTAAACTTAATAATACTACTAGTCTTGGTGATGGGTTCCTAAACGCTGAATTTGCACTTCAAGGAACAGCACCACCAAATAGATTTAAAGAACATTACGAAAAAAATATATTAGCTGGTGTTTGGGCTGAGGCTTATTTTAAATTAAAAGATGCAACTGCTAAAACAATTAAACCTCTTGGAGGAGGGGTAGCAACGACCACCCCCGCTACTGCAACACTATCCTCTAATTCTATATTCAAAGATAATATTGGAGTAGTATTTGGAACTCCAATTAGCGAAGAGAAATTTCACTTTGTTAATGCACCCTATCTTTATTATAATTGGTCTCCTTTAGGTCAAAGTACTACATCTCAAATGTATATTACTTTAGAAGCTGTTTTTGATGTAATTAACAAATACGTTATACCAAAAGATGGATCTGGTTTTAAATTAATGGAATTATCTACTCAAACAGAAGGATATACAGGCACTGCAGAAGATCTATTATGTGTAGCTCATCCTATACAAGTATCAGTAGACCCTACAGTATGTATTATTAAAAGTCCTTTATGGTATGAAACTGGACCAACAGGAGTATTAAGTGGTATAAGCGCAGCTGCAGCAGCAAATCCACTCCAAAAAAAGGCGGATGATATTAAAAAAGCAGCAACTGATTATGCAACTCTATATGATCCTACAAAAGTAGCAGATAACCAAAATAGGTATCTTGTATTTGAAGCAGCAATTAAAAATATAGCCAACATTACTGAATATCAGCAGATTAATACTTTATTAGGCTCATCAGATATTCCTTCTTATTTAAGTAAGGAATATACTTCTGGAGGAGTAATGGGTTTACAAAAATCTGTTTATCTACCACTACAAGATCATCTTGACACCACCTTAGGCCTTGATATAACTGTTGATATTAATCTTGCCAGCAGTAAAACAAATAAAATTGTTCCTGTTATCCCCACAGGTACCCCACCACCACCTGCAATAACAGTGTCTGTTTCTTCTATAGATAATGCAAAAGCTGCTCTACTTGAATTAAAAGGTTTACAAAAAGATTTCTTCTATAATGGTGATCCTTATAGTGAATTAGGATATATAGGAAACATATATGTAAACTTAGATTTTCTTTATAGACTATCTTTAGATCCAAATCTTGAATCATCAGATAATAAAGAAAAAAATGAAATTAATTTATACAAGTATGTAAAAAATCTAATGGCTGCAATACAACCATCTATTGGTAATATTAATAGCTTTGAAGTACATGTTGACCCTGTAGATAATAAAGCTAGAGTAATTGATATAAACTTTACCGGAGATAAAGCCCCAAAATTATTTGAACTACAAGTAGGTAACTTAAATTCAGTAGTTAGAAATTATAGTTTACAATCACAAATATTCCCTGAACAATCATCTATTATTGCTATTGGTTCACAGGCACAAGGAGGTCAATTAGGTATGCAAAATAATACTATGATTGATTTTAATAAAAATTTAACTGATAGAATAATAGAAAAAAAAGATTTTGGAATAACAAGTGTCGGTAACTCTTCTTTACACGGTAGTAGTGTTATAAATACTGCACTAGCTAGTAATTTAGGAGGTATAATATTCATGTTTTCAACTTTACAACAAACAACAACAGCACCAGGATCCGGAACAGATATAAGTACATTGTTTACTAGATGCAAAAGTAATTTAAGAGATTTAATTGTATACTTCCAATCCATTACACTATCTCCAGGCGCTAATAGAAACATAATTCCATTTAAATTCTCATTTGAAATGGACGGTATTGGTGGGTTAGTAATAGGAAATCTATTTACTATAAACTCGGACGTATTACCTAATGGATATAAAGGTGGTACTGTTGGTGTTAAATTAGCACAAACAATAACTGGTATATCTCATACTGTTGGTAGTAGTGATTGGACAACTAAAATTGATGCTTTAAATATTGTATTAGGAAAAGGACCAAATACTATTGCATTTAGTAGTTTAAAATTAGCTACTTTAATTGAAGAATCATTTAAAAATTCATTACAATCTGCTGCTGCAATAGCAGCAGCAACTCCCCCAGGTGGTGGGGGCGGTGGAGGATGTACTCAAACTTATCGTGGGTATATCCCTCAAAGGGCTTCACAAAGTACTACAGTAAAAAATGAATATATACCTGCTTTACAACGAAAATTTCCTAGTTTCTCTACAGGGCTTAAATTACTAATGGCTGCTCAAACACAACAGGAAGGATTTTTCGCTGGAAGTATATCTTATACATCAAATAATCCAGGAAACGTAGGTACACATACCGGGCACTTATATCGCGTTACAACTTTCCCAACACTAGAAGATGGTGTTGAGGCTCAATGGACAAAAGTATTAAAAGGTGCATATGCCAATACTTCTAGGTATTATAGATCAAATATGACTTTATATGATTATTTGCATCAATATGCACCTCCATGTGATAATGCTGGGAATCCATCAACTAATGATCCAACAGTATACACTAATTTTGTAATTAATTATTTTGCAACAGTTGGGGGTATTACTATAACAGCAACAACAACTTTAGACCAAATTAAGGCTATACCATAAAATGAAAGTACCAAAAAATATAATACAAACCGGCAAATACACCTCAGGAAGAGAGTTTGTAGAAGAAAAAACAAATAAACCATATCAAGGATATTACTATGAATTAAATGGTTTTTTATATACAGGAAGAGAATATAGTATAGATGCTATTAAAATAATAAAAATAGAAAACCAAAACCAATTATATAATAGCAGCAATACTGCCCTGTTTTCACTTGTATCTGGTATTACATCACAACAATTATCATCACCACCAATAAACAGTATTAACAAGCACAACCCAATAGGAATTAGTTTTACCCCACTCAATAAAAAACCACAGTTTTTTGTACAAAAAATTAATGTAAATCCAATTATCATAAAAGAAGTAGATGAGAAATCATATATTTCTGTACGAGGAAATCCTTTATATAAAACAACCTTTATAGGAATTTATGATGGTGTTGATCAAAACTTAGACAAAGCAGAAACCCAATTACCTGGTTTAAAGACTTTCTTGTCAGTCTAAATTTTTAGTCTTATATTTCGTCAAATAAAAAGGTTATGTTTTACATTATTGAACGTTCAGACCAGCTAGAAAAGCTGGGTAGTTTTGGGGACTGTTTCGTCAGTTTCATCCCTAAAAACAACAAATACCATCCTGCATTAACTGAATTGAGTTTAGTTTACGTTAGGGACATCATCAGAACTAAAGGATTTATGTTGTGTATTAATCACAGTGAGTCATTTGGATTAAAGAAAGAAGATGTTGAGTGGTGGTTACTTAACAACACACAAAAGATGTGGGTATTAGATAAGAAAGAAGCACTGTATTATTTCAACAAACCACATAAGCTATTTGATGTAAATTTCATCAAACACATTCACAAAATACCAACTAACTGTAGTGAATTTTATTACACCAAACATTATTTTCTACCTAATGTCAATTGCCTAATACCAATCAGCAAACATTATGAAGAGTGGGAAAATGTATTTAGTGAAGTATTACCATTGATCCAATCATACACACCGAATGATCAATTTACCTTTAACAATGAGCGTACAACTAATGTATTTTATCAGCTCGAATCAAACGGTATAAAGCTCAATAAAAACTGCTTCATCGACTATTACCAAGGTAAATTACCCCACCCAGAATTCAATTTATCTCGCGGAAAAATATACACACATTACAATCTATACACAACAACATCACGCCCATCTAACACATTTAACAGCGTTAATTTCGCAGCATTAAATAAAGATGATGGCGAACGTATGTGTTACATGCCTGAAAATGATATGTTTGTTGAAATGGACTTCCAAGGTTACCATCCACGTCTAATTGGTGAAATGGTTAATTGGCATTTTCCTAAAGATAAAAATACATACGAGTTATTAGGTCAGTTGTTAGGTGTATCACAACAAGACGCTAAAGAATTAACATTCAAACAGTTGTATGGTGGTGTGTGGGCTGAATACCAGTACAAACCATTCTTCAAAGATGTAAATATGTTTATTGATGATATGTGGGACACGTATCAATATGGTAAGTATTATGAGACGGAAAACAGAATATTTATACCTGACGATGATATGACTCAAGCTAAGTTATTCAATTATATAGTGCAGAGTAAAGAAACGTCAACCAACGTTGAATTATTAGAAAAGGTACTTGATTATTTAAAAGGTAAAAAAACCAAAATAGTATTATACACCTATGACGCGTTTTTGTTTGATTATAGCAAAGAAGACGGCGACATATTGCAAGATATAGTAAAATTACTGGAATATCCGGTAACTATTAAGCAAGGAAATACATATCATGGTTTAACTAAAATATAAATATTTATGACAGACAATATATTTTTCGATTTGAACAAATTATTCTGCACTTTCACGAAGCTCGAAAATTTAGAAACCACTGTTTCTACAATTAATCGCCGCCACGCCATCTTATATAATAAGATCTTCATTCTTGAGTCGCCTCAGAGTGATGAATTAATGTGCACATACAATATTGATATGGGCAACTCAGTTAACGATCCGTTACCAAGTACCATATTATTACACCGCAAGAAAGAATCAAACACACTATACACAATTAATGCATTAAACGCTTTAATTAAAGAATTGAATGGCGGTGTTTTAGATACTAAATTTATAGTAAATTGGCACGACTACAAAAACAGCATATTACTTACCAATGGTAATAGTCCTGAATTACGTAGATTAGATACCTCTATTTATAAAATTATAGATCTTAATAAATAATGGCAACATATACAGCATCACAACTTAACGGAGTAGGATCAGTAGGTGAAAACCTATCAGGATTAAAAACATTTACATTCACTAATCCTAGTTCATCAGCATATTTCACATTAGAAACAGTACCTAACGCTACTGGTTCATATGCTGGTTCTCCTACAAATGCATTAGGAACATGGGCTGTATCTGCATCTATGGGATTTGTTTCTTCATCATATGTTGCTTCGGTTGTTGTACAACCAGGATCTTCTGTTCTTACCTTTACACCTACATCGGCTGTTACTGGTACTACTTATCGTTTAAGAGGAACAGGAGAATATAGTTTAACTATCTCTTAAGATAGTTTGGTGGTCTAAGTAAATTTTCTTATATTCAAGTCTAAATAAAACAGTTATGGATTTAAATCTGGCAAAGCAGAAATTAGCCGCTGCACAAAACAAAGGTGGTCAACAAAGAGAAAGAATTGACTACACTAAAATTTTCTTTAAACCAAAACCAGGTAAGTACATAGTACGAATTTTACCTTCAGTGTATGATAAGGCATGGCCTATCCGTGAAGTACAGTTCCACTATGGTTTCTCTAAAGGACCAATCTTGGCTTTATCAAATTGGGGTGAAGCAGATCCAATTGCGGATTTTGCAAAAACACTTCGTAAATCATCTGATAGAGAAGATTGGCAATTAGCTAAAAAAATCGAGCCAAAATCTCGTTATTTTGCAGCTGTAGTAGTACGTGGTGAAGAACACTTAGGTGCTCGCTTATGGGAATTTGGTAAATTAACAAACGATCAGTTATTAGGTATTGCTGCTGATGAAGACTATGGTGACTACACAGACATCACAGACGGTAGAGACTTTACTATTGATGCTGTTGAAGATGTTATTGCTGGTAGAAAGGGTGTTAAATGTAACCTTCGTATCAAGCCAAAAACATCTCCGATCTCTGAAGATGCAGCAGTAGTAGAAAAAGTACTTAACGAGCAACCTGATATCTTGGCAATTAATCGTAGATACACTTACGAGGCTTTAAAAGACATCTTGACTAAATGGTTAAATCCTGAAGATGAAGCTGCTACTGAAGCTCCTATCGCATCTAAAGATGCAGAGGAAGAAGATGATTTCTTAACCGAAATGAACAAACCAGTAACACCAACTTACTCTTTAGAAACTCCTGCTGCTAAAACTAGCAATGCAGATAAATTTAACGATCTATTCAACGACTAATTATGGCAAAAAGTAAAGACAGCTTAACGACTGTAGTATCAGAATCGTTAAAAAAATCATTTAACATTGATGCGTTTAAGAAATCTAAATTTTTAGACCAATCAGTTAAATTTAAACCTCAAAGATGGATTAAACTGTCTGAAGCTTTCCAAGATGTCATTTCATTACCTGGTATTCCGATGGGCCACATAAGTTTATTACGTGGTCACTCGGACACTGGTAAAACAACAGCAATGTTAGAGGCAGCAGTAGCAGCCCAAAAAATGGGTGTACTACCTGTCTTTATCATTACTGAAATGAAATGGAATTGGGAACACGCTCAACAAATGGGCTTCGAAATGGAACCAGTAGTTGACACTGAAACAGGAGAAATTGTTGATTACAAAGGTTTCTTCTTATATGTTGATAGAGGTTCATTAAACACAATTGAAGATGTAGCATCATTTATTGCTGATCTTCTAAGTGAACAAGCATCAGGTAAATTACCATTTGACTTATGTTTCTTCTGGGATTCTGTAGGATCAATTCCTTGTAGATTATCAGTTGAATCTAATAAGAATAACAACGAATGGAATGCTGGAGCTATGTCTCAACAATTTGGTAACTTTATCAACCAGAAAGTTGTATTATCACGTAAAGAAAACCAACCATATACTAATACGATGGTATGTGTTAATAAGGTGTGGGTTGCAAAACCAAATTCACCTATGGAACAGCCTAAAATGAAAAATAAAGGCGGTGATACAATGTTCTTTGATTCATCACTTGTAGTAACATTTGGTAATATTTCAAACAGTGGTACTAGTAAGATTAAAGCAACTAAAGACGGTAAAGACGTAGAATTTGCTAAACGCACTAAAATATCAGTTGATAAAAACCACGTTACAGGTGTTCAAACAAAAGGTACTGTTACAATGACAGTTCACGGTTTCATTGCTGACGATAAGAAAGCAATTGACCTATACAAGAAAGAACATTCTAAAGATTGGTTACAAATTCTAGGTTCAGCTGACTTCGACGTTGTTGAAGAAGATGAAATGGAAGAAAATTTTAAAGAAATAAATCTAGTAGATGTCGAAGAGTAAATATGAACAATTACTCACTAACGTACAACCAGACATCAGAAAAGAACTAAGCTCAATTTTAATCATAGACGGCCTCAATACATTCTTGAGGTCGTTTACTATGATTAATCATATAAATCCCGATGGCCATCATATTGGTGGTTTGACAGGATTTTTAAAATCAATTGGTTATGCGATCAGGATGACTGATCCAACTAAAGTAGTTATTGTATTTGATGGTGTAGGTGGTTCAAACGCTAGGAGAAATCTGTTCCCAGCATATAAAGCAAATCGTAATGTTAATCGCATGACGAATTATTCCATATTCCAATCGAAAGATGAGGAACAGGAAAGTATTAACAATCAAATGGAACGTTTGATTCAGTACCTTAAATGCCTACCTGTCACTGTTGTAGGAATTGATGGACTAGAAGCAGATGACATTATTGGTTATTTAGCAACTAAATTCCAGGCACATGATGACACCCAAAAGGTAACTATCATGTCTGCTGATAAGGATTTCTTACAATTAGTATCGGATAAAGTACAATGTTATTCTCCTACTAAAAAGAAAGTATACACCCCAAAAGACGTATTGGAAGAATATGGTGTTACAAGTCAAAACTTCCTTAACTACAAAATATTGATGGGTGATTCAAGTGATAATATCCCTGGCATTAGCGGATTAGGACCTAAAAAACTATTTAAGCTATTCCCAGAATTAGCAACTGATGTTCAATTAACAGTGGATGGCATTATTACTAAAGCAGCAGAAAATATCAGTGAAAACAAATTATATTTATCTGTTGTAGAAAGACGCTACCAGTTATATACTAATCATCAATTGATGTCTTTGAATGGTAGTTTCTTATCACCAGAGAATAAACAATTAGTTAAAGACGCATTTACCAATTCTTATGAATTGAATTCGCCAATATTTCTTCAATTGTATCATAATGATAAATTAGGTGAATCAATTCCTAATGTACAATCTTGGTTAACACAATTATTTGGTTATCCAAATTCTTTCAAATAAATTTAGGTTATGACAACATTACAGAAATTAAATCAATACGGACCCGTATTCCAAGTAAAAGTATTAGGAGCCTTGCTAACGCAAAGACAATTCCTAATTAACATTATAGATTCACTCGATTCAGAGTATTTTGAATCATCAGCTCACAAATGGATTATTGAATATATCCAGAAATACTTTAGTGAATATCACACAACACCCACAGTAGAAACATTATCTATTGAGGTAAAAAAGATTGAAAATGAAGTATTAAGAATATCAATTGCTGAAGCACTAAGAGAAGCATATAAAATGTCTGATCAAAGTGATTTAGAATGGGTAGAAGATGAATTTAGTACCTTCTGTCGTAATCAGCAAGTTAAAAAAGCAATATTAGGTTCAGTTCAGTTACTTGAAATGAATGACTTTGAAAGTATCTTACAACTAATCAGTAAAGCAGTTAACGCAGGTGAAGATAAAACAATAGGATTAGATTATAACTTAGATATTGAAGCTAGATATCGTGAAGATGATAGAAACTGTATTCCATTCCCTTGGCCTGTATTTAACGAAATTACTCAAGGGGGATATGGTAAAGGTGATTTAGTATTAGTATTCGGTAATCCTGGAGGTGGTAAGTCATGGGCTATTACAGCAATGGGGGCTTATGCCGCAGCATTAGGATATAATGTAGTACACTATTCACTTGAATTAGGTGAAGGTTATGTTGGTAAAAGATACGATGCTGTGTTTTCGGGTATTGAAGTTGATAAATTACATTTGCACCGTAAAGAAGTAGATGAAATTGTAGGTAAAGTAAAAGGTAAAGTAATCATCAAAGAATACCCACCTAAGAGAGCATCATTCGATGTAATCGAAGCACACCTACAACAACTAGAACACCAGAATGACTTTAAACCAGATTTAATTATCATTGACTATCTAGATTACATGCGTACACGTTCTAGAAAAGAACGTAAAGAAGAAATTGATGATGTTTATGTTGCTGCTAAAGCATTTGCTAAAGAAAAAGGTATACCTGTTGTATCACCATCTCAAGCAAATAGAGGCGCTGCAAAATCAGATATCATTGAAGGAGATAATGCAGCGGGGTCATATGAAAAAATTATGATTGGAGATATTATCTTATCATTAGCACGTAAACGTAAAGATAAAATTGAAGGAACTGGTAATTGGCACATTATGAAAAACAGATATGGTGCTGATGGTATGACATTTAGATCCAGAATTAATACATCAAACGGATATATTGATATAGATCAAAACCCAGTTGATGACGATGATATTGAGACTGGTTCCCAAAATAAAGCTGTGAACGATTTCTCGAGTGTGGGTGCAGAAGAAAGGCAACTACTTCAACAGAAGTTTTTCAAGCTTGAGAATTAATTAAGGTATATACTATATTTATAACTACAACAATAAAAATTATGATAAAGGTTAAACGATTCACGGCTACTTGGTGTGGCCCATGTAAAACTCTTGCTCCTGTATTCGAACAAATACAAACAAGTTTTCCAGATGTTACATTTGAAACAATAGATGTTGACGAAAATAGAGAAGCGGCACAAGAAAATTTTGTAACCTCAATCCCTACCGTTATCTTTGAGAAAGATGGATTAGCAAAACAACGTTTTACTGGTGCTCAACCAAAATCTGTATACATAGATACTATTAACTCACTAAAATAAAAATTAAAAGAAAATGGATGTAACGCAAGAAATTCTTAGCGAAATCACAACGTACATGAAGTACGCTAAGTATGTGCCTGAATTGAAAAGAAGAGAAACCTGGACTGAATTAGTTACGCGTAATAAAGAAATGCATCAAACTAAATTCCCCCAACTAAAAAATGAAATCGAAGAAGCTTATAAATTGGTCTACGCTAAAAAGGTTTTACCATCAATGCGTAGCTTACAGTTTGCGGGCAAGCCCATTGAACTTAATAATGCTCGTATATTTAATTGCAGTTTTCTGCCTATTGATGATTGGCGTTCATTCAGCGAAATAATGTTCTTATTATTGAGCGGATGCGGAGTAGGCTACTCAGTACAAACTCACCACATAGATCAACTACCTGAAATTAAGGTACCAACTAAACAAAAAAGATACCTAATAGGCGACAGTATTGAAGGATGGGCTGATGCTGTAAGAATGCTTTGTAAAGCGTATTTTACAGGTGCTCCTTTGCCTCTATTCGACTTTAGAGACATCAGAGCAAAAGGCGCTCAGTTAATCACTGTAGGTGGTAAAGCACCTGGTCCTGAACCATTAAAAGAATGTTTATTCAACTTACAAAAAGTATTTGATCGTAAACAAAATGGTGATAGATTAACATCAATCGATGCTCATGATATGGCTTGCCATATTGCAGATGCAGTATTATCTGGTGGTATTAGACGTGCAGCATTAATCTCATTATTCAATTTGGATGATGAAGCAATGTTAACATGTAAGTTTGGTAGCTGGTGGGAAGAAAACCCACAAAGAGGACGTGCTAACAACTCTGCAGTTGTAATGCGTCATAAAATTGATGAAGAAGAATTCTTTAAATTATGGAAGAAAATTGAATTAAGTGGATCTGGTGAACCAGGCATTTATTTCTCAAATGATAAAGACTGGGGTACTAACCCATGTTGTGAAATTGCTTTACGTTCTTATCAGTTCTGTAACTTATGTGAAGTAAACGTTTCAAATGTTGAATCACAAGAAGACTTAAATGAAAGAGTACGTGTAGGTGCCTTTATTGGCACATTACAAGCAGCATATACTGATTTCCATTACTTAAGAGATATATGGCGTAAAACAACTGAAAAAGATGCTTTACTAGGTGTTGGTATGACAGGTATTGGATCTGGAACTATATTAGCTTATGACTTGAAGAAAGCAGCTGATTTAGCTAAAGAAGAAAATGCAAGAGTAGCAGAATTAATTGGTGTTAACAAAGCAGCTCGTGTAACTACAGTTAAACCATCAGGTACTTCATCATTAGTATTAGGTACTGCAAGTGGTATTCACGCTTGGCACAATGACTTCTACATCAGACGTATTCGTGTAGGTAAAAACGAAGCTATTTACTCCTACTTAGCAGCTAACCACCCAGAATTAGTTGAAGATGATTTCTTCAAACCAACAATTCAAGCTGTAATTTCAGTACCACAACGTGCTCCACAAGGATCAATTTTAAGAACTGAAAACGTAATGGATATGTTAGAGCGTGTTAAGAAATTTAACATGCAGTGGGTTAAAAAAGGACATAGAAAAGGTGCTAACACAAACAACGTATCTGCAACTGTATCAATTCAAGAAGGCGAATGGGAACAAGTAGGACAGTGGATGTGGGAAAACAGAAACACATTCAATGGCTTATCAGTATTACCTTATTTTGGAGGTACATACAAACAAGCTCCATTCGAAGATATTACTGAAGAACAATTCAATGAAATGGCTCAACACCTACATTCAATTGATTTAAGTAAGGTTGTTGAATTTAGCGATGAAACAGCATTAATGGATCAAGCAGCTTGTGCTGGTGGTGCATGTGAAATAGTATAAAAATGAGTCATGATAATCTAGTACAAAACATAATAAGTGGAGTGTACGGAAGCATAAAAGGAAATAGATGAAACAGTTTATTGAAAATGTAGATTATTATATAGAGGGCGAGCGCGTGATTTTCACTGCGCTCGCTCACATTAATAGAGGCGAATGCTGTGGAAATGGTTGTAGACACTGCCCCTACTCTCCAAAACACACTAGGAAAAATGTGGTATTGGCAGAAAAATTACTTAAATTTAATCCAAATAAAGAAAATGGATCCAAATAAAATGCACGAACGAGTGCTCGAAATACAGAAAAACATAACTGTAGCAACCCCAGAACAACAAACAGCAATGTTAGGTGAATTACTTGATATTGCATCTAAGGTAGAACAATCATTATCTGATATTAAAATTGATATCGATGAGGAATAATATAGTGGAGGGAATATTAGTTGTTATTGGTTTAATTATGCTAGTAGCAATGTTGTTTGGATTACCATTACAAATACTATGGAATCTACTTATGCCTGAATTATTCAGCTTACCATACATTAGTTTTTGGCAGGCTTGTGGTTTAAATTTAATAGCAGGTATTCTATTCAGATCAAATATCACAGTAAAAAATAAAGATTAACATGGCACAAAACAAATTTCAATCAACAAAGTTGTTTGACGGTTTCAGTACAGTATTCCGTCAATGGAAAGCAGAAGGAACACACTGTAGATTTCTTCATGGATACGGAGTATCATTTAGAGTATGGTTCGAAGGTGATTTAGACGAACGTAATTGGGTTTGGGACTTTGGGGGTATGAAACGTGCTAAAAATGCCATTGATGGTAAGAACCCTAAAGAGTGGATGGATTATATGTTTGATCATACTACAATCGTAGCTGAAGATGATCCAGGATTAGGTGGATTTAAAACAATGGATGAACTTGGTATTATACAATTAAGAATAATCCCAGCTGTTGGAGCAGAACAATTTGCAAAGTATGTTTTTGAGAAGTTAGATGATTTTGTTAGACAAGAAACTGAAGGTAGAGTTAAAGTAGCGAAAGTGGAATTCATGGAACACGCTAAAAACACTGCCATATATGAGTAAGAAACTTGACAAAAACCTAGAAAAATTACGTCGCAAGATGCTTCGTGAAGAGTACGAACAACAACACCCACACCATAGTGAAGGCTTGTGGGAAGAATTAAATTTAGAAAATAACAGCTACTGGGATGTAGACCATCTAGAGAAAAAAAATGCAAAAACAAACCAGGGTATCAAATACTGGGAAGAAAGGTATGCTAATGCATCTGGTAATATGGGAAAATGGTATTGTCAAATTAGAATTAATAAATTAAAAAAGAAACTCCACACCTATGAAAATAAGTCATGAGCTGCCTTTAGGCTTAATGCATTATGCTTACCAATGGAATGATTACGATTATTGCTTACCACATTTAATTGATCACTACGACCAATACAGAATATTCTTTCAGAAATCACGTTTAGATAAACGTTTTATTATAATGGATAATGGTTTATTCGAAGGAGTAGTTCACACAACTGAAGATTTATTAGAAAAGATTAATTTAGTACGCCCTGACATATTCATAGTACCAGACGCTTGGAATGATGCTACAACTACTCTTCGCAACGCTAAGAGTTGGATGATTAATTACAAGCAACATCTACCAGAAGGTGTTAATCTAATGGCAGTATGTCAAGGACAAGATATAGGTGAATTAATTACAACATATCAAACATTAGTTGATTTAGGTTATACCCACATTGCATTTAATCATTCTAGTATTGCATACCAAAAAGAATATGGCAATCTAGAACATCTAAAAGCAGCAATGTATGGTAGAATGGAATTAATTAGACGTTTAGTCCAATCAGATATTATCAGAAAATCATTCTATCATCACTTATTAGGTTGTTCATTACCACAAGAATTTATGTCATATGCTGATTGGAAATTTATCAAATCAGTGGATACGTCTAATCCAATTTTAGTTGGAGCTGAAGGGGTAAGATACACTGATAGTGGTATTAGTTTCAAACCAAAAGAAAAACTTGAACATTATTTTGAGAAAGATTTAAGCGGGCAGAAAGAAGATATTATATTTAATGTACACAAGTTTAAATCATTTATTAAATAAAAAGTTATGACAGAATTTATTTCACTTTACGATTATTTAGGTAAAGCAGCAGGTAAAGAATTAGGTAAGCAAGTAGCAGAAGTTGCATCAGCATCTAGAGTACCATGCAAAACAAGACAAGTATCAAATACAAAATATGCTGGTCCTGTTATGTTATATCCAAGAATATTTTTGGAGTTATATTTTATAGCACATAATAACGCTTAAACGGGAGTAAGCGTTTAATAAGTAAATACGATCCCAAACAAATAAATTCATTTTAAATGAAACAAGCAGTTTTATCATTATCAGGTGGTATGGACAGTAGTTCATTATTGTTACACCTATTAGCTAATGGCTATGAAGTAACAGCATTGGGTTTTGATTATGGTCAAAAGCACAAAGTAGAATTAGAGCGTGCTACATCATTAGTTGACTATGTAAATGAAAAAAACTGTGGATGTGGTGGTAAACCTATCTACGGAAATATAACATTTCAAATTATTAAATTAGATGGTTTATCTCAATTATTAAATTCATCTTTAGTAACTGGTGGTAGTGATGTTCCTGAAGGACACTACGAACAAGACAACATGAAAGAAACAGTTGTACCTAATCGTAATAAGATTTTCTCTTCATTAATTCAAGCTGTAGCATTATCGCTTGCAACTAAAGATTTAGGAGGTGGAGTTTTAGAAAAAAGAGATGTAGCTATTGCTATGGGTATTCATGCTGGTGATCATGCTATTTATCCTGATTGTAGACAAGAGTTCCGTGATGTTGATTTTGAAGCATTTAAAACAGGCAATTGGGACTCAGAATTAGTATACCACTACACTCCATATCTTGAAGTTAATAAATTTGATATTTTAGAGGACGGGCAAAGATCTTGTGATATCTTGGGTCTCGATTTTAATGAGGTATATAAGCGTACTAATACATCTTATAAACCAATTTACTACTGTCAAGGAGATGAATATGGTGAATGGTATTCTGATTATAAATCAGCTGCATCAGTAGAGCGTATTGAAGCATTCATTAAATTAG